CATGATATTTTTTCTTAAATAATTCGGGTGCCTTTTCTTCACCATCTTTCCAAATTATAGACACACCATATCTATCATCAAAACTTTCCCATTTATTTGGATTGTTTTTATCTTCATTTAATCTTCCTGTATTTGACATTTTATAAAAAAAACCATCTCCCACAAACCATCCAAGTAACACTCCATCTTTGTAATCACTTGAATTTATTTCACTTTCCGTTAATTTTTCAGTCCAAATACCATCCGAAGGTAATAATATCTTATCTCCAACTTCTAAATCAATTGTTCTTTTATATCCTTTTGTTGTAAGCCATCTATGCTCATCATTACAATAAACTTTTCTTCCATTTGATAAACTTACTTCATATTCATCCTGATTTTCATATTTTTTAAATATTCCTTTTGTAAAAAAGACATTTCCATATCTACCCTTTACCCTATCTTTTTCCATCAATTCCATTAAATCTTTTTCAAAATGCCTTGAATCCACCAAAATATCATGTTCTTTTTGAGATTCATACAAATCTTCAATTGAAAATATTCCTTCTTTTGTAAAAACAAAAGACGATCCAATAACGGGTGCATTTGAACAAACAATTGGATATCCAACATATTTTTGCATAGAATAGTCATTCATGACATCAATCAACTGTATTCCAGGCTCCCCCGTTTTCCAAGCATGTTCCGCTATAAAATCAAATAAATGTCTCGCTTTTACAGTATTATAAACCTTACCGTTCCAGACCAAATCCCAAAATTCGTCATTCTTAACTTTTTCTAAAAAATCATTATTCATAATCACTGAAATATTGACATTTTGCATAACATCAATATCATCTTTCATTTTAACAAAATCGTAAATATCTGGATACCAAACATCTAAATCAAATAACAAAGCTGGTTTTCTCCCGGATTGACCAACAAAATCCACCTCATTTGAAATAAATTTCATCCAATGAATTGCCCCACTTGATACTCTGGCAGAATTATTAATTTTTTCGCCCGTTGGCCGTAATTCAGAAAAACGTATTCCAACACCTTGCCTATATGCGGCACATTTAGCCACTTCATAGGCACTTTTAAAAATACCCTCTAAACTATCTTCTTTTATAATGTTTGTGGTGCAATTTGCCGTGGATTGTTTGGGAAATTCGGTGTTCCCAACTGTTGCCCAAATGGACCCACCCATTCGCCACTTTCCATCCATTAAAGTCTCAAACCAATAATCCCCTATGGATTTATCCTTTTCAAATTCCAATAGAGGATTGATAACCCTCCAAAAACTTTCCTCAATGTGATTTTCCGATTTCATTAAATATTTTCGTCGAACCACATCTATTCCAATTTGATTATTTTTGTAATACTCTTCCAATGTCATTTTATCACTCCCAATTTATTTTATAAACACCCCAAACTATTTATATTATTATAAAAAATACCAATAAGGGGATTTGAAATGAAACCTGAAATTCTATATGAATTAAAACTGTATTTCAAAAATGGACAAAAAATCACGATAGAAAAAATAGAGGAATTTTGTTTTGCAAAGAAAAATTTATTCATTAAAACCGCCGATAAAGCATGTTTCACCTTTGTAAAAGATAGCATATCCGAAGCATATCAAAAACGTGAAACTGTTAAAAATTTTAAAAAAATACTAATACCCAAAAATAAATAAAAAGAAGGTGGCAACCGTAATAGTTGCCACTCTTCTCTATTTAATTTTACCTAATTTCGCTATCAGTTGTTACAACTTTGCTAACAACATCATTTGAAATTTTACTATAATTATATGTTACCTTTGTTCCTGAAGTATATAACGCCACAACAATTGCTGGCAACTCTTCCGAACTTGAAGAGGCTTTGCCCCATCCAGTTCCCCCATTAGGTGCTATTGCTGTCTTATCCCCATGAGATAAAAATGAAGCACCGCCACCAATCCCAATATTAATTGCTTTTCCTGTATCTACTTCTTGTGAGTCAACTTTCACCAATTTTATTTCCGTGGCTCCAAGTTTACATGCTTTATATGCCGCCACACCAAACATTGACACAATATTACAGTCATTTCCATCGGGATAAACATAAACTAATCCCATATATTTACCATGACCTTCATTTGTTATCTTAATAACGTCACTTTCTTGTTCTCCATCCAAAAAAACCGCATCTTTGACCGTATAATCATCGGCCTTATCAGCCAATTTTTCAGCCTCTTCTTTTGTTAAAAACTCAACATTAGCAAGAAAATCATCTAATCCGTATGTTTTAATTTTTAAGGGTTTTCCGTGTAAAACTTGTGGATTAGAATTTAACAATTCAGGCCCACGAATATGTTCTCTTTTATCTTCTTGATAGTAATAAAGAGATGAATTTCCTGAACCGCTAATGCTTGAATTGCCTGAATGTGTAACACTTGCGGAACTTGAAGATGATGAACTTCCCCCATACGCAATGCCACCTTGCGCCGATGCCGCCGAACTCGAATTGCCTGACCCACTTATTTCCGATAATGACTTTGACGAAGATGATGATCGAGAATCAGACTTTGAACTCGAAGATGAACTTGACGAATTTGTATTTGTATTATCTACTGTTACAGTAGTTGTTTGACCTTGTTGTTGGTGTTGACCCTGACTTTGACCTTGAGATTGTTGACATTTTGCCCCAGGAATCCCACAAGAATACCCCAAATTAAATGTCAATCCCCAAACCAAAAAAACAGATAAAACAATAAACATTAATCTTTTCATATTATCCCCCCAAAAGATTTATATTTACTAACGTAAAAATAATATAAACAGCTTTTTCCTATCCTATACACACCACCCCCTATTTAAATTTAAGTTCAAATTGACCAATTACATCTGATTTTTTGTGAAGAACTTTTTTATCTATTTTATCCACAAAAGTAATTGGATTAAGAGTAATCAACCAAAAACAATCACTCAATTCAATAATTGCTACATTGACACCTTTATGAACTGATTTACTTACAATCCAATCGTCAATTTTACCTTCTTTCACAATATTATTATTTTCGTCAACCTCTACAAACAAATCCGTATTCTTATCCTCAATTTTCAACTGCAACAACTTATTCATTTCAATTTCCCCCTTTATGGTAGTATTTTTTTAAGTTCTTCCAAATCTTCTACTCTTTCAATTTTAACAGGTTCTTCTGATTTTTCGGTTTCATTAACATTAAACCTGTTAAAAAATTCCAATACTTCGGCCAAACCATTGACTAATTCTTGTCTAATTAACCCACGTTTAATAAAAAACACCTTAAATTGACCATCAACCTTTCTTGCAACTGCTAATTTCTCATCGTTTTCTCTGAGAAAAATATTGTATTCATCATCATCCACTTTGGTAAAATACATATTTTTCTCAAAATCGGGCATATAATATGTCATTTCATCCACTTTCACTAAAATCACCCCCTTACTTTTTGAAGTATATCACATAAAATACAAAAAATAAACCTTATTTTCCAATTTTTTCTATTCCTTCTAAATTTTTTCGCACTAAACTAACATATTTGTTAGTTTTCATGTTCACGTGTTTTTTAAAAAAAACATACAAATCACAAAAAACTTCACTAAACAAATCAATCATTTCTTTTTCATTTCTGCCAACCGAAATAATCTTGTATAAATCATTTTCCCCCAAAACCCAACCTTTCAAATCCGATACTTTAACCCCCAATGGGGGAGTAAAAACTAATTTAAAATTACAACACTCTATTGTATCAAAATACATAATCTTATTCATTTTGAATTAAAAACCTTTTATTTCTTCCACCCCAAGTTCTTTAAACCATTTTTTTAAATCTGAAACTTTGCAATCATAAATAACACTTACATGATCCCCCACAAAAGAAGTAAACTCTAAAATTTTTGAGGACGTAAACGCCGTTCCAAGTAATTCAAATGCACCTTTTGGTGCAAAGCGTTTAAGAAATTCCTCTTCATGTTCCCAAATAACGTCATCAACTTTTTCTAAAACTTCCCAAACATTATTCATTTTGATTCCCCTCGATTTTATTTTCAATATTTTCCCAATACTGTTTAGCATTTTTTTTAGTTCTTTCAATCATAGCAAGCCACAAAGTTCTTTCACCCGCTATAAATGGGATTCGAGACCATTTTTGAACGGCCCCACACCTTGAACAAACTCTAATTTCAGTTTTTTCCATTATTCCATTAGAAAGACTGAAAAAATATTTCCATTTATGCCCAAACACCTTACACAAAAATTTTCTCATTTTCTCCCCCTAATTTTTAAAATAATTTTCCTAATAATTGGAGACAAATATTTAAAATAATGGCAACAAATAAGAGTTGCAACAATTCCCCAAATTGCCCCACGTGCATAAAAATATCTTGGACTGTGTTGAACATTAAAATCAGTAAATAATTCAAACATTTTCTTCCACCCTTTCAATACCAATTAAAATTAACCATGAATAAGAATTGGGAGAAATATAATAGTCATTTCCCTTAAATCGAAATAAAGTAAATTTTTTAAAATCTGGTATAGTAACACTCAAAGCCGACTTTGGATATACATACAATTCCCCATTATATGTTATATAGTATTTTCCAATTTTTCCCCCATCTACTGAAAATAATTCAACTATATCACCCGGCTCCAATCTCAATAATTTTGTGTTATCTATATTAGCAACGCCCATATATTCCACCATTTATACCCCCCACACTTTTTCATTATTTTTTGGTTTAATCATTTTCCAAATTATTTCATCAATATTTTTATCATCTGCCAAAGCAAACAAAATACTTGGATTCAACTGTGGTTTATATGATAAAATTTTAAGTGCCATTTCTTTTCTATTTGTAAACCTGCCATCTATTTCATTTTTGAAAACATCAATATGGGAATTTTTAATTTTCTCAAACATATCTAAAAGTTTTCCGGCCTTTTCATCAATCCAACCATAAAACTCTTCTGGTAATTGTTTTTTTAATTCTACAACACCTTCCCCACTTTTTAACATTTCGTAAATAGCATTTTCATTGAGTCCAGTCACCATTCTATGCAATTTAACATATTCTTCATATTTTAATTTCAGTCTAAATCCATTTCTAAATCTAATTACAAATCCTTCTTGATTTCCGGTATATGGATATTTTTCAAATAATTCTTTAATATCCGCAACCCCATCATAAATTTTTGGTTTATTCGGAAAATTAACACCAAAAATACCATCTTCTTTTCCACTTTTCGTCTCAATAATAGCAAGTAAAAAAAGTTCCTCCATATCCCCATAATTAACAACAATTCTAAATTCAGGTGCTATCAATTCAAATAAATGAGTTTTAGATTTATCAAATCTATTTATATAAAATCCATATTTATTTTCAATCATTTCCCTTGCTTTTTTGGCGTGTTCTGAAATAAATGATCCTCTTGACGCCACTTCCCATTCCCCATCATACCAAAAGAGAATAATCAAAGACCCATCTAATTTTTCATACACATCAAATTTTTTTGTTTTGGGAATTGGTGGAAGTTTGTCGGGATTATTTAAATGTTCATGTAAATTAAAAAACTTTTTAAATGGCCTTGCAATAATATTTCCATTTTCATCAACCACAAGACCCCTACACATCATTAGTAATTCTGACCATTCCCCCTTAAATTGAACTTGTGGGGTATAATTAGCAATCCACAATGGTTTTGTTGGATGAGAATTTAAGAAAATCTTCCCTTCTTCTTTAAGTTTCTTCAAATCATCAAATAAACTCAATCGTTTCCCCCTTCCTCATCATCTTCATATTCATTACAAAAACAATCTGTTTCAAAATAACTACATACTGCCTGAAATGAAACAATTTCGTTTTCAATTTCATAGGTTGCCATCTTATTCCCCCTATAATTTGACGTTTGAACCAAAACCCAAAAAATTTCCATTTTCGTCATATTTTAGTTCCGCTAAATCCCCCTCACTATCAATATAATAGATTTTTTGACCATTTAAATTGGAATAGAGTTCCTTTACAACTTCTTCCGCCGCATTTGTAATAGTTTTAAATTTATCCCAGGGTCCTATATCTCTTAACAAAATATAATCATGTGTTATCCTAACGGCTTCGGCATTAAAACTTAACTTTTTCAATTTTTCTACCCCCTTACCACTGCAAAATAGTATCCACTGGTAGCATTTCTTCCAGCCCTACCACCAACATAAAACTTGGTGGAATTATGTCTTTTCATAACTTTGTATAAATTGCTTTGCGGGGTTTTAGGTGCAATCAACCCCGATCCAATTACAATTTCATCGTCTTCTTTTATTTCCCCCTTTTTTATGGCCTTTAAAAGAGTTCCTGCCAAATAGCTTTTTCCGTGATTTTCAATGTATTCTTTTACTTTCATTTTTTCCCTCCGTTTTTTTCTGTATTATATACCCTAAATTGCAAAAAGTCAACCATTTTTAATAAAAAAAAATGATCCCTTTTTAATAAAAAATTGACCTCCCTTTTGAACCCTTATCAATACTAAATAACCCAATTCCACAAAATAAATAAAATCAAACACTTACAAAACTTATCCACAAAGTTATCCACAATTGTTGATAAATAGGGGGGCAAATTTGGGGTAGTTATCCACAGTTAGTTAAACCTAACTTTTAAAATTGCCCCTATTGTAAGTATTTGAAAAATAAAGAAAATTTAATTTGTCAGTTTTAGAGGTTTAATTTTCGATTTTTTTGTGATATACACTATATATATTTCTATAAGGAATTTTAGAAAATATGATTTTAATATGAATGTTATTGATTGATTTGATTGTATATGTTTGAATGTATATTAAAACCAACTTAAAAAAATCAAAAATAAATGATTAAATAATTAGTTTGTTTGGTTTTTAAAAATTCTATTAAAATTGAATTTACTGATATTCAATTTAATTGTTTGGGTTTAATGGAATACTCTGCCTAAATTTCAAAATAGGCCATCAAATAACTATCAGCACTTCCTCTTGTGCATTTAAACCTTAATGTTCCATCATTTTCTGAAACATTCCCATAAACCTCAAATCTTATTCCAAATAATTCATTGGGTGCTAAAAATTCAATTGGAACATCAATTGGAATAAAATCTTGAAAACTCACATTTACAAAATTAACTGTATTATTTGAAGCACCAACCCTATTTTCCATTGTATTTAAGATTTGAACAGTTTTATTTTCTTTTTTAATAACACTAACATTAATCTTAGTTATGTAAATTGTTCCTGTATTATTCATTCTAATATCAAAACTTAAAACATTTTTAATAGTTCCAAGTAATATCTTTTTATAAGGAATCAAATCTGCAAAATAAAAATCTTGTGTCATTATTTTTTCATCTTTTGTATTTGTAACCGACGTTTCAATATAATCCAACTCTTGTGCTAAATCTAAATTAGTTGGATTTCTATTTTCTAACATCAAAAGATTTTTTTCCTCTAAATATGGTGAATTTACTCTTTGGTAAAATAAATAAACAAGTCCCAAATCTTTTTTCTTTTCTTCAAAGTCTAACATAATAATTCTCCTTAAACTTTATTATAATATGGTATCAAAACATCTGTTCCATTCAGATTCAATGTTACAAATCCAACCGGATTAGGGGGTAAATTTGCGCTTCCACCCGTTGCCGAAGTATTTGTATCTGTCAAATTCAAAGCATCTAATTTTTCAAGTGCCTTTTGAACATCTGTTTCATTTGAGGTTAAAATTTTATTAAAATTGCTTGTATCTGTGGAAATATCGTTTGCATACGAAGGTGGATTAGGTTGACCGCCTGTTCCTTTTACAAACCTAAAATCTAAATACAAACTACCATCTGCCAATGTTTGAAGTTTTCCATTTCTTTTTACAATTATGGCATATAGCCAAATCATTTCAAGTGTTGGCAATCCATCTGTTGTTATTTTTCGTATTTCGTTTTCAATATTTGATCTCGCCGCCCCCCGTGAAGGATAGGCATTTTGTCCAATTATTTTAAAAACTTTGGCCCCATCAAAACTTGGAAAAGCCACAAAAAATATTATCCAAAAATCACTATCAGAAAGTCCTTGTTTTAACATCCAATAATTATTATTAGAATCGTAATAATTCCATGAATAATAATTGTTTCCGGTAACTTTATATGCCACCTCATTGCTTGGAACACTAAATCTCCATCCCCCTACACCCTCTCTCCATAAAAAGGGATGTTCTGTGGATAAAATATGGTCATGACTTATATCTTCATCCCACATTTTACCATTTGTTATATGAGTATAAGTTTTTTCACCGCTTTCAAGACCCACAATATCAAACCCATAAGAATACAAAGCCCCTGTTGTAAAGTGTTTCACCATGTGGGTCATTCCACTCATTCTTATTCCATGCCTTTCATCCCCCATATTTCCTTCTTTAGCTTCATCATTCCAATATACCAAACCAACCAAAGCCCCATCTAAAAATGCACTTCTACTCATACTTTCGTGGGCAATTGCGTTTAAATTTCCATCTGTATCATAATAAATATAATAAGTTCCAGAAACATCGGGAATTGTAACACTTTCAGTCTCAGTCTTTGTTATTTTTTTACCTCCCGCATAAAAATAGAAAAAACTCTTTCCATTCACGGGGGAAATAGAAAATTCACGTGTATTTGTATTCCAACTTATTTGGCCCATTGTTTCAGGTAAATTTCTATCAAATCCATTCCAAAAATTCGTTTCCCCAACTTCCTCAACAAATTCATCCATATTTTTTGCGTTAAATTTCCCATTATCCATTTGAACCTGTGCCGCTTTTATTACAATTTTATCGTTTCTTAGATTTATTATAGGAATAGCAACCAAATTTATTTCATTTCCCGAATCATTGATTGTAATATCAAATAAAGTTTCGGATGAATACATATCATCATCAACTTCAAATTCAAAATATCCCTTTTCATTTGTATGCGTTTGTGGAATTGTATTAACAGGATTTCCGTCAACATATACGGTAGCGGGAGTTTTGTTTGTATTCAAATAAACAGACACGCTTGCATTATTTATTGCATTTCCGCTCAAATCTTGAACATTTTCATAAAATTTAACCCTCATTTTTAACCTCCATTAAATATGAATACCACCTAAAGCAATACCCCTATTTACAAAATCAATCAAATTACTTGTAAAAATACTAACATTATTTCCCCGAATAACGCCGGTATTGTATAAATATAAAGGATGATAGTAATAATTATGTTTGCATTGATAATCTGAAATTATATCATCCCAAATCATAACATTATACAAAATTCCTTTATAATAATCTTTTTCACTGTTGCCTATTTTGAATTTAGTTGTGGCTTCGGATATTTGTTTTTCAATTTTATCGGAAATATCCAGAACACCATTAACATAAATTTTTATCAAAGACGTGTTCAAATCAAAAACAATTGCTATATTATACAATTTATTTACAATAAGTTTATTTAATGTCTTTATGGAAAAAGAATTTTTTAAATCACTAAATTGTAATAATTCACCCATCAATTCAATTTTCCATGATCCATCTTTGCCCATTATATAGCAGTCACTTATTTTGGGAATCAACCAAAAATAAATTGTCCAGTTTTTCTTCCCCTCTATTAAAACTGAATTATCAAATTCCATATAACTATCAACACCATTGAATAAGTAACCTGAAATATTAGGTGGATTTATATATTGCATGACATTATGAGATTTAAGATTGACTGTTCCATCAAGATTATTCCATTCACTTGAATTAGATATATATTTGTTAATTGTTAAATTCATTATGTAACACCCTATTCAAAAAGTTTATTGAAAATATCAGTATGTTCTATACCAAAATTTCCAGAATTATAATCAAACCAAATCAATTTTTCGGGTTGAACTATTTTTACAATGTTGGGAAAATATGTATTTATGTAATTTTCTTTGTTTCCTGTTGTTCCGATTTCAGTTATCCATATTTTTTTGCCTGTTTTTTTCATCATGTTTATTTTGGATATCAAAGCATTTTCACAATATCCGTAAATATGGATTGAAAAAATATCTTGGTGGCCTCTTTCCACATATTTTAACAATAAATCCATTTCAATATCATTACAAAAATCAGCAATTCCACCGTTTAATGTCTTACAATTAGGACATTTTGAATGAATATAATCAATCCATCTTGTTTGTTCCACAAAAATTCGTTCAGTTGAATCAAATTTTTTGTAACCAGGATTTCCATTATATGCCCAAGGCTCATTAAAAATCTCATAAAAAACTCTGTTTCCGTATCGTTTTAAATAAAAATCAATTGCTTTTTGGAATTTTCTATCATTTTCAGTTAAATCAAAAGTTAATAAAACTGTAACACCATGACTTAAAAATTTATCAATATATTGACACGTTTTAGTTTGAAATTCATATCTAATTGGTAATCGAACCGCTCTAATATGTTTTGCAATCAATAAATCAACATCATTTATTTCGGATTCAAAAACAAATAAATTCACACCATCTATATACCTATGGGCATAGTTGGAAGGTCTATCATGTGGTTTTTTGTGAGCGCATCCAACCAAAAATAGTATTAAAATAATCAAAAATTTTAGTGTTTTTCTGTTCATTTGCATAATAATTTATAAACTTTAGTCCGTTTGAATACATTAAAAATTCTATCAATTTTGGATATTTCAAATACTCTATTCTCCGAAAAAATCTTAAATACCCTATTTTCTTTTGGTATTTTGAAAATATCAATCAATTCAATTTCTTGGGAAATTGTATCGGCATAAATGTGATAGGTCCTATCTTCTCTTTCAATTCTAAAAATGTTTTGAATTTCAATTTCTTGTGAATATGTTTCAGCATAGATATGGTAGGTTCTGTTTTCTTTTTGGATTCTAAAAATGTTTTGAATTTCAATTTCTTGTGAATATGTTTCAGCATAAATGTGATAGGTCCTATCTTCTCTTTCAACTGAAAATTTCCTGTCCTCTTTGTAAACATTGAAAATATTACATAATTCAGTAAAATCAAGCCGCCCTGTATATGAAAGAAATGAATAAATCCACAATAAAAAGTCTTTTTGAATAATGTCAATATATAAATTAACAAAACTTTCCAAATTATCTAAATACAAATAAATATCTATGATAAAATTAAATGAAATTGATCCTTCTGTTTCAAGTGCCTTTGGAATAAATTGTAATTCATAGGTGTTATTTAATTGTGAATTTGAGGTAATTACATTGTTATCTAATACAACATCAACATAGAATCCAAAAGTTATTTCACCGTTTGTCTCTAATTTATTATCTGTAAATATCTTATCTACATAAAAAACATTTGAAATTTCCGAAACAGTGTCTAAGAAATTATTTTTTATAATTCTATCAATATAAAAATCGAACAATATATTTGTAAAAGAATCAATTTGACTTATTTCAAACTCAATTTGTATGTTTTGAAAAGATTGACTTGTTGCCGATTCTATTATGTTTCCATCTACTTCAATTTCAGGAATAGATATTAAAGAAGCCGCCGAATTTAAAACAATATCGAAAACAGATATTTCGATATTTCCAAAGTTAATTTCGGTTTGTGTTGTTTGAATATTATTGTCAATTACAGTATCAATGATTATTTTTTCAAAAGAAATTGTAGTATCACTCAATAAATCAAAATCTTTAACAACATTTCCAATTACAAAAGTTGAATTTATATCAGTATAAACATTAGTAACATCTGAATGTATTACTTTTCCAATTGCAATATTTTGAAAATTAATAGTAGAATTGCTTTCAATTTCGTTTACAATTAACACATTTCCAGTAACTATCGATTGATACAATAAATCAGAATTGCTTAATATCTCATTATTTTTTGATATTATTACATCTACTATTAAATTTGAAAACAAAATATTTGAATTTGATATTAAATCAAAATTTCTTACAACCGTTCCAACCCTAATAGAATCATAAAAAATATTTACAAACCCATCAAAAACATTATTTTGAATTGCTATACCAGTTACAACACCATCAAAACCAATATTACAATTTGTTTCAATGGAGTTTTGAGGTATGCTAACATCTACAATCTTCTCAAAATTCAGTTTGGAATTGGTAGATAAAACACCACTTCTTAAAACATGCCCCTTTACAATATTAAAATCAATATCAAGATCAACATTTAAACTATCTACTGTAACAACATTTCCAATTACAGTTTTCAAAAATGTTAAGAAAGTATTAGTGCCAAACGTAAAATTTGAAACGACACTACCAACCACAACATGAAAGTTAATATCTGAAACAGTTTGTAATAACCAATCCTTTAAAACCTTTCCAACCGCATAATCAAAGACATTTGAAACCAATGAATTTAATATATTAGGTGTTATGGCAGTATCAATCAAAAGATTAGAAAAATCTAAATAAGAAGTTGAATCTAAATTAAAATTGCTTACAACATTGTCAATAAATAGACCAAAATCTATTTCACTTAACGTTTCAAATAGAAAATTAGAAACAACATTTCCAATAATTACTGAATCAAATTGTAAAGAAGTATTGGAATTTAATTCCTGAACTTCTATTATAGTATCACGAAAAACACTTGAAAATGATATTTCAGATACCGAATCTAAATTAAAATTTCTTACAACCGTTCCAACCACATAATTAAAGTCAATTTCAGTATCTAATCCCATCGAATTTGCTGTAATTGACGTTCCAATCACAAAAGAAGACAACAAATTGACATTTGAAATTAAAGGAATGGTATTTACTATTGTATCAATTACAAAATTACTATAAATTAAATCACTTGATACCTCTAACAAAAAGTTGCTTATGACATTTCCAGTTACAACACCACCATAATTAAGTTCCGAAACCGCATCAAGTTTTTCGGAATCAATTACTATATCGGTAGCCACGCCGGAATATGACAAATCAGAATCAACATTTAATTGAAAATCTGAGACAACCTTACCAATAGCATAATTAAACGATAATTGAGAATCAGATTCAAAAATATTATTTGAAATTGAAATGCCTTTTACAAAAGAAAATACTATGCTTGAATTGGTTTGGATAATAAAATTTCTTAATACTTTATCAATAACAGGACTTGAAACAGATAAATGAGTTTGACTATTTAAGGTTTTTGCAACTTTTTCAGTATATTCTACAAAATCTAAAATTACATTTGTGCCTAAACTTGTGGCATTTATTACAACACTATTGTTAATAAGTCCAGAATAAAATAATTTGGAATTGGAATCAAGTGTTTCACTTGCAATTGCATTTCCAGTTACTATTTTAGAATATAGTAAATCAGCCTGAGTCTGTAATAAGTCCGAAATTACCACATTTCCAGTAGCAGTTCCATCAAATCTAAAAAGTGTATTCGTAGAAAGTAAATCAACTGATTTTATTAACTCAATTTCAGTGATTATTTGACTTATTGAATTTAATATTTCGGCTTGAAAAATGATATCAATATTTTGAAAATTTATGTTTGTATTAGTAGAAAAAATATCTGTTTCATTTTCTATATTTACATCAAAATCAACACTTACATTTGATTCTATTTCAGTGTTATCTTCGATTATTACATTATATGCCCGTAAAACAAGACTTCGATATTTTAAAAAATCTCCATCAAGTAAATATGATAAATTGGAATACGAATTAAGTTGAAAATCTTTTAATGTCAAATCTGAAAACAGATTAGAATAACTTGTTAAAGTGGGATTTATATTAGAAAATCCAACCACAAAATTAAATGATATTTCAGAACTTAAACCCAAATAAAAATCAGATACTTCAATAGAATATGTTAATTCAACGTTTGAAATAATTGGATCAATATCAATTTCAACATCCTTACTCTCTATTGTAAGGCTTCTATATTTTAAAAAATCTCCGCCCAAATTAAAAGAAAAACTTGTATTTGAATTTAGAGAACTTGGATAAATATCGGGCATTTTAAGTATCTAACTCACAATTTTTGAAAAATAATATAAAGACATAAAAAAAGGGGATTGACATCCCCATGTTACAAACAATCATATTCATTAAATTTAATATCCTATACACCTATCTGTGTAGTTTCCAGAACACCATGAATTGTGGTGAGTTCCATGATTAGCATAATAATCTGTGTTCCAGTTTGTGCCATCTACTGAATTATCTTTTGTGGAATCCGCCGAACTATTTTGAGATGAATCGGCCCCAGAATATTGTGTAGAATCTACCGTATTATTTTTACTTGAATCAACTGTGGCGTCTTTATCCGAATCATAAGAACTATTATAAGAAACACAACCCTCACTTAAATCATCAATAGCATTTCTTAATTCAATTATATGAATTGTTTTTACTTTTGTAAGTTCCGCTGTAAGAGGGTCATCTGTCCAACTCATTTTTTACCCCACATTATGAATCCCGCTATTTTTATCACTATCATCGCCCCCATAATCTGTTCCGCATTGGTCACTATCAAATCCATTATGATAGCTCCCATCTCTCCCGTTATACACCGTAACATCTCTTCCGGAATTTATTCCAGTATTTTCATCAGAATGAATCGTAGCATCTTTATCTGAATATACAGTTGAATCATTATCGGAATAGTAGCTTCCTTTTTCCGCAGAACACCCTGTATTTACAGGTGTTGTATCACAACCATTTCGTAATTCATTTATGTGAACGGTTTTTATCTTAGTATCTGAATCCAATGGATCATCTGTCCAACTAAATTGAGTCATACTTCTTCTGTTACGTTCATTATTAAGATTTGTTCTTAATTCAGAAACATGAAACGTTCTAATATCATCATCGGAATCTAAAGTCTCATCCGTCCACGTATAACCCATTCTACAAACACCTCAAAATAATAATTTAATTAAAATCATCCATTCGCCACCATTCAGAAACATATCCACCAAAACTAATATTTTTTTCCATTTTTTTACAGGCATTTACCAAAACCCCATCATAACCGTATGTATATTTACTTGAAGTTTTATATGATATCTTATTTTTTACATTAGATTCAATTTTTTCAATACCCAAAAACTCTATCATTTTTTTAGTTAATAATGGAAAAACATAAGAATTTTCAATAGATACAAGTGCTTGAATCAACCAATATTTAAATGATTTATTAAAGGCAAAACATCTATAAATACTATCTGTTAAAGGTTCATTTGAAACTGCCAAATTATGAGAATAACAACTCCAACAAATAGGGGATCGAGTTAATTGATAAATAATACAATCATTGCATTTCCCTTTAAAAATTGTTCCACCGTATAATGAAAAAATTGCCCTTTTTAGTCTTCTATATGATATCTTTTTTTCAAAAATGTTTCCAAACCATACCCACGGTTTTTCGTTTATTGGATTTGTTATAGGACCGTGACATGGATATAATGATCCATCCAAATCAATTGCAATTTGAGTATTTAAAGCGGAACAATAAGGATATGCTGTTCTACTACACGCCGAAGGAATACCAAACAATTTATTTGTATAAAAATCAACTAACCCAATATTTTGGTTTTTAGCCTTTTTAGTAAGTAAATCCGTGCTTTGTCTCATGGCTTCAACAAAAATTTCCACCATTTCATCATTTGTTAAATCCTCACCACTCATACGTGACGGCATAACCTGTGTAAAAAATAGTTCATTATCTTTATCTGAGAAAAAATCTGTTGCCTTATACCAATCATTAATAAAATTTTCGTCTCTTAAATAAATGGTAGAACAAAAATGCAAAATTTTTTTCTTTTTCTCTCTTTCTATTTCTTTTATCCATTTTACAAATTCAACAACAGAATCAAAACTTGGAGAATCATTTAAAAATGGCCTATAATAGTTTTGAATATCGGGTGGACCATCAATAGAAACTTGAATATCTTTAATTATATCCTTATCAATCAATTTATAAAGAATATCTTTTACTTTTTCGTTTAATATCGTAGCATTTGTGGAAAAATTCATTGTGACATTTTTATAATTGAACTCTTTAATTTTGTTATAAATTACCTCAATTGTATTAATATTGATAAGGGGTTCCGCCCCCCAAGGTGTAAAATATATCTTTTCCTTAGAATTTTCTTTGAAGTTTGGAAGCAAATTCTTAACATTATTGATAATTTTTTCTATTTGACTTGATTTTACCACCGTATTTTTATATTTCGGATTAGTAATATAACAATATTTACACCTCAAATTACATTGTAATGAAGTGGGCATTTCAATGGCAACTATTTTATCCAAAAAATTGGAAATATATCTTTTTGCCTCTTCTTTATCCACATCAAAAGGTATATCAATAATTTCCCAATCGCCCAAATTAATACTATATTCTTTGGGTGTTGCGGGTCCTATTGTGCTAAATCCATATATGTTTAAATCCCACATTTTATTTCCTTCATCATTTTTCCCATTTTTTCTTTTATTGTATTATTGCGTTTCAATGCTTTCAATATATCTTTTTTATTTACTCTATTTTCAATTAAAAAATTGTTCCATATTTCAAAAAATTCTGAAAAAACATAATATTTCAATAAATTATATTGACAAATTGAAGGAATATTCAACCAAGGATAGCCTCTATAATATTCATACGCCGCCCCAAGACATTGCCCTGAACATATTTTTCTAATAGGGCAACCCACACATTCAGGATTGTTTCGGTGATCGAATGTTTTATAATTTACAAATTTAGAGTAATCAATTTGTTTTGTCAAAACATTCCCCATTACATAAGGCGGTTCTATAACTCTATGGCAAAAGGGAATATCCCCATTGGGCATAATAGTGATAGTTGTCAACGCTGAACAACCAAGCCCCCTTGGAACTTTTATGGGGAAAATTGTATTGAATCTTTTATGATGTTTTTTATCAACATTTTTAAAAATGTAATTAGCCACAAATACAAGATTTTTCACTGAATCAAGTATTTCATCATTGCTTAGAGGATGTCTAATTTCTAATAAATATGGTATAAATCCATGTTCCACCCATTTTTTAACTTGCTCTACCCAATTTTGATTATTTCCGAAATATAGCATTGGATGAACGCCAAAACCAATTTCTTTTTGTAAATCTCTCAAATTCTTAAAAAATTCATCATTCTCTTCAATTTCCTCATATCCCAACATTCTACCAAAATTTGATAAATTTCTTTGCCCGTTTATTCCATCAATAGACATTGATATTCCAACCTCAAAATTCCAAGAATTTAATAATTTTTCTCTATCAATTTTATTCAAAGATAGTAGTAATCTACCATTGGTGGGCACTACAACTTTCTTAATATTATCAAATTTATTAAGTATTTCAAAGATTGAAAATATATGGCTGTAATCTAAAAAAGGTTCTCCCCCAAATAGTTCAAATCTTTCGATTTTTGTTAATTCGGGAAATAATTCATATAGATTTTTAATAAAAATTTCAATTGTTTTGGGATTTACTGTTATTATGTTTGATTTTTTATGCAACCGATTTCTGTAACAATAAGTGCAAGCATTTTGACACTTTTCGCTTATTACAAGCTCTATCGAGTGAATACGATTTAATACTTTTTTCTGAAAAAAATCTCGTTTCATTCATCTTCACTAAATAATTTTGTAAGTTCAAATTTGTCACCTTTGGAATATGGTGAACCGGAATTTTGAAAAGCCAAAAATACAAGAAAAATGGCTTTCATAGTATAAAAAGGATTCTTAAACCCCTTTACGATTTCTTTTATTTCCTCTGTGTCTTTATATTTTTCAAAAAGCTCATCCCCCACCTTTCTATCTATAACATTTCTATATCCAATCAAATCTTTTATTCCAATCTTTCCATCATTTTCATAATACTCAATATTTTGAGCAAAATATCTCTCCATATTGACTAAAAGTGATACCATTTCCCTGTCTTTTTCATAACAATCTATAATCAAGTCTTTGTATTTTGTTTGAACATTATCATTTTTGATATCTTCAAACATTTCCAAAAAACGCTCATAATGTTTTCGTGATAAATATCGACTTGTAGTTATTAAAAGAATTAATTCATCAATTGATTTATTCATATTTTCCTCATTGTGTTTAAATGTTACACAATTATTTCAATCAATCCAACTTCGGAAGTCCGCTTATTTTCCAATGATTTTCCCACTGGTTGATAGGATTCCAGGAAATTTTTAACATTATTTATACCAATAGCGCAACCATTAACATAAGATACAAGTTCTTCACCCTTTGATACAACACCAAAGATTCGACATTTTACCCTACCACGCAAAGCAATATATTTTCCATTTTCCAAATTCGAGTTCATTTTAAATGCCGGATTTTCACTAACAACACCAATTACTTTATTTGAAGCAATTTCATCTGAAACTTTTCCATCAAATTCATCTTTATCTGAAATAATAATTACATCTCCGACCTTCACATTTTCAATATCTTCAATTGTATATTTTTCCGCAATATCAGCATAAGTAGCACTTGACGCCGTTCCGTTGAAATTAACCGCATAAATATTCTTGAAACGATGTGTTGAATCCCCCACATCATAGGTGTTATCGGCCTCTGGTAAAGAATTTCCATCCAATCTAACAAATTTACCACCTTCAATTATATTGATATTTTTTATCCATTTATCTACATACCCACTCTTAGCAACCTTGATATCAAAAGTTTGGGTATAACTATAATCATCATCATCAACTTGAAAAGTATAAAATCCAAAACTATCTGTTGAAGTTTGCGGTGCTGTTGTCACCGCTGATCCATCTATATAAACCTTTGCCGCTGTTGTAGTTCCCGATAAATACACATACACATCTGCATTTGATACCGCATTTCCATAAACATCTCCAACTGTTTCATAAAAAGTGTATTTCACTTTTATTCACCATCCAAAATTTGTTTAATTGTATCAATATGCGCTTCAACTATATTTTCAAATCCAAGACCTTTTACCAAATAATAACTGTCTTTATTATTTGAAATAAATAAACTTTCAGTAATAATTGCCGGAGGCTTTGTGTGTTTTAAAAATGAAAGTGTTCTTTTTAATGTCCGACATGTTTTAGTTCCTCTGCAATTATCAGATTTTTTTGTCCCCCATAATTTGATACAAATGTTTTTTAAAAATAATTTCGCATATTTACGGGATTTTAAATTCCAAATAGCATTGTATAAAACTTCTGTTCCGTGCGCTTTTTCATTTTCAGAACAATTTAAATGAATTTCCATTACTAATTTAGCTTTTGGATAGTTCTCATTTATCCATTTAATTCTTTCGTGTAAATCAATTTCAGGACCTAAAATAACATCTTCACTATCAACACCATTTACAACCAATTTTGCCATTTGCCAATTATAGGCAACTTCACTTATCCCATTTCTGAAACAACCGGGTTTTTTGGTTGTATGACCGCCAAAAACGATTATCTTCTTTTTCATTTTACTAATCTTCTGGTAGTATTAAAAGACGAATAAACCTTATATCATGTCTATTTATTGGGGTTGAATTTGTTGTAATTTTACCAATTATTTTATACCGTGCCTTTGGTGTTCCACCTGTAACCCAAATTGTAATCATTTTTCTATCACTTGAAATATCCCTATTAACTTCTGTTAAATTTGTATCAGGTCCAACTATTTCAAAATCATAAGTTTGAATTATTTCATGAGTATCATAATCCAACCAATCACTCCAATCAAAGGAATAATCGAGAATTGATTCACTATATTTTTCAAAATTTTGAGTATTTACGGCATCCGGCATAATTAAAAATTCTCCGAAAATTAAGTTGGGGGAAAATCCCCCAATTCAATTTTATTCAACTCCAAAAATATCAAGTAAAAACTGTGTCAGAAAATCATCAATTGGATTGTCTGTTTCAACTGCTTTTTCGTGAAGTTTCTTCAAAAATGAAAATAATTCATCTTTGATTGAGGGGGTAAGAACAGGCAATACCATACCCAAGATTTTTCCTAACCATTCAACGACTGTTTCCCATTTCATGATAACATCCTCCTTTTTTTTTAAAAAACCTAAAATTTTTAAGATTTTTTTCATTTTGCATAATAATATAAATGGTTATTAAGGTTATTGTGGATTAGTGTCTTCCGGCTTTTCACCGGAAGAACAACTAATTTTTCAAACATTAACTAATTCGGATTGTAATGTTTTTAATGACAAAATTAGCTCCATCTGCCGCTGTTTGATCGGAACCAAAGTCAAGATATCCAATGACGGTGCTATCGGATGTTGTGGTATCGTAAAGAATTGCCCCAGGTGTGGGACCAATACTTCCACCACTTGCTGTCCAAGAAACATCATCATAGGTAACTTCCATTCGATCATTTGTGTCATCTTCTGTCATACTTGCACCCGAAAGTGTAGCTCCCCCAGAAGTATAACCGTTTCCAGCAGATAGTTCATTGGCAGATACATCGGCCCATGTAGCATGAGCATCTTTGTCGAAGACAAATCCGCTCGCCATCAAAGCGCACTTAATAGTATCTGTGTCTAAATCAATAGCTCCCTGTGCCAACTGATATTTGTAATGATTTGAATGTTCAGTAGCCATACTCTAAAACACCCCCTTTCTCTTTTTTTAATAATATAAAGATTTATTTTGTGTCACACCCTTCATAGGATTCATACCCTTTTTAAAAAAGTTTTAAATATAGATTTATATAATTTAAAAAAAGGTATGAATCTTATGCACCCTATGACATTTATTCAATTAAATCTCTTTTTATATCCTCAATCATTACTTTACCTTCTTTTAAAATCTGAAAAACTTCATGTTTCATATCGTCTGGTAAAGCAATCAAAAATTCATAAGTTGTATTTAACAATCGACCATTATAAACTAAATCAATTGCACACATTTCTTTAATTCGATACATCCACATATCTCTATCAAGTTTTTCTTTTAATTTATCTGTCAAAGGCCCATATTTTTTTTCAATTTCATCTTTTAAATAATTGGCTTGTGAATAAAATCGTTTCAATTCCCTGAATGTTTCTTTAGTTGACCGTTCAGCACTTTCGAGTAACATAATAGAATGTTTCAAATCTAATTGAATTTTCTCTTTTTTTATTTTCAATTCTTTGATTTCAATGTTGGTTAGATTTGTTTTATTGTGTGGCTCAATATATTCTAATTCATGTATTTGAACATTTAATTTTTCTTCTTTGACTTGTAATTGTTTGATTTTATTTTTTAATTTTTCCATTTGATACCAATCTGAGGCCAATCCTCTAACTCTTTTATAAAGTTCTCTTAAAGATTGTTTGTATTGTCCATAAAGTGTTCCCCCCGCCCTTTTCGTAATCAAATGATCCTGTTGAAATTTTGAATGAAACATTTGGTGATCTTTTAATAATTCAGAAAGTTTACGCATACGTTTACTCCTTTATTGATTTAATAGTTTAATTGCTTTTTCTAATTCACTTTTTTCAAGTAAGATTTCTAATAGACTATTGTTGCATTTTATAACTAATGAAATGCCTTCTGTTATATAGTTTTTATTTTGGATATCTACAATGTTTTGTTCTACAATATTCTCATCGGTAAATATAATCATTTTAAATCCCTTATATTTTTAAGATTTTACAGATTTATTATCACATTGAACATTTATAATTACCGGATGAAACCGATACTGAATCAATTGAAATTGACCCACTTGAATCTTTTTCATACCAATACCAAATATAAGGTTTGCAAGGATCGTATGGATATGGTTGTGGGCATGGGACATAAGGAACATACGGAATATATTCTTTTGGTTTATTCATTTCCTCTAATTTTTCTCTTAATTCCACAAGTTCATTCAGTAATTTAAGTTCTTCTTTTAATAAATTGATTCTTTTTTGGATTTTTCTGATTTCTTCATCCATTTTAATTTACCTCCAAAATGGTTAAATATGTTACGTTAAATAATATAATTTAATTTCTATGGTTTAAATTTGTGTTGCCTGTGAATCTTTTAAAGCGGGGCTTGGAGCATCGGCTTTATTTGCCCATGTATTAGTTTGGGGATTAAATTCATCACAATCCCTAACCCCATCACCATAAATTTGATAGAACTTGTTTCCTATTGAAAATGATTTTTGGTGGCCCCTGTTTGGTGGGGGAAAATTAGTTTTATTTATCCAAACATCATCTATATATTCATCCGTATAATTTGTATAAGCAACGGTATATCCTTTATTTATAATAGTTCTACCAGAAAAATATCTTGAAGAACTTCCTCTTGGATAATTAGTTTTTGATACCCAAGAATTTGTTTTATAATCATATCTATCATTATCAACATAAACAGCAGAAGACGTTCCACCACCAATAGCATAATTATAATAATTAAGAACAAATCCCGCCAATCCAGCCCTTCCGGGGCTTGGCCCTTCTGTTTTTATAACCCACGTATCATTTTGTGTGTTATATTCATAATTAGACTTTAAATAATTATTAGAACCGTCTTTTCCATATAATAAATATAATTTCCCCCCCACATTATTTGCCCAAGAATAGCGTTTATCAGGAGAGGGTATATTTGCAATAGATAACCATGTTTCTGATTTTTTATCATATACATAATTTTTATTTAACCCAATACCCCCCAAAACATATCCTTTAAACAAATAACTGGCAGAAGAATGATAACCACACGCCACCGGAATATTTAATTTAAAAGTATATGTATTCAAATCATGACTATATTCAATATTTGTATTATATTGCGCCCAATTATTATCAACACCACCAAAAACATATCCACGTGTTACATCTATTTTTTCCCCACCCCCCCACATTCTGACATTACCAGTTGGAGAACTTAATAAAATAACTTCTACATTATCAAATCCAAGTGTGTCAATACTAACTTCTTCACTAATATAATAATTATGGTTTGGGTCTAAAATACCAGTATTATTCACATTTATTTTTTTTGCAATACTAACCCCATTATTATTAGCTAATTTAACTCCAATATCAATATCAGAATCAGAACTTGACGCAAATCCAACTTTTATTTTAACAAAGGGAATATCACCACAAGATATTTTGAAGGATTCAGCCCCATTTAATTTAATTGGGTCCAAAATATTTGCAAAATATACATTAAAGACATCAATAGCAATTCTTTGGATATGTATTACATCTGAACCTTCTGTAATTTCCAAAGTTGCTATTTTTTTATCGGTTCCTTCTCTTATAGTAATATATGACATTGTTTAATTGCTTTCCAAAATCGTTTTGTTAATAATTTAATAGGCACTTGCCGGTTCTATATCATGAAATTGTGGAATTTTGGGTTGATAAAGTAATTTTACTATCCCCCTCCGTCGGCATCCTAATATAATTTTTTTAGAATCCTGAATTTTCAAATATAATGATCCAAGTTCAGGTGATTCAGTTTTATCTATATTTTCCAAAATTTCTAATAACCTATCAATAGAATCTATTAAATCTTTATTTATTGTAACGGCCATTTGACATTGCCTAATACAATCATTGCAAGTGCAACTTTTTGTAATCATATCACAATCTAATGCAATGGCATCCGCAATCATGTTATAATTTTGTAATAATAATTTTGGGTCATGGGTTTTTGCAATTATTTCAGTATTTTTGTTTATGTTTGTAATTAAATAATCAATATCTTGTTTTCCATATAGATTTGAAGTGAAAACCAATAAAATCATACATATAAACACAATTATTTTTTTCATTATTCTACCCTCGCTAAATCTAATAAAACTCTTTTGTTTGTTTTGGAAAAATACCATATATTTACAGGTAATTTTCGTTTTCTCATGTGTTTAAAAACCGCATATCTTGAATTTCCTATATTCCCCATATAAGGAACATCTTTTTTATATTCCTTACCACACCATACAAAATCCTCATCAAAAATACAAACGGGAATTGGGTGTTTTAATCCATCTTCTTTAATTGATTTTTCCAACCGTGTAAAAAAATTATCTTCGTTCCAATTGGGTTTATATACAATTTCAGGTATAACTTCTTTCATTGGAAGTTTTTGATTTAATTCATAACTGTCAATTCTATATGGAAATTCACCATAAATTTCAACAATTTCGGCATCAACCACATCTTTATCCTTCAAATAATTAAAAACTTCTGGTTCCAACGCCCCAAGAAAAAAACATGCCGGTCCATCCCAAGGTGAAAAATTTAATTGATATCTAACCTTTAAAATGTTTGATTCTTTTACTTCATTTGTTTCATAAATAGGTTGAATATAATTTGTTTTTAGTTTATACACTTGTAAACCCCCAATATTTTTATATTGTTCCAATTACCCATCTTGCGGGGCTGATAATATCCATTTTTGAAACCCATGTATCTGGATTATACTCATCTATATCTTTATAATAATTTGTGCCATCCCCCCCAACAACAAAATATATTTTATTTAAAAGGGGAAATAAACCCGCATCTCGCCGGGGTGGGGATAGTGAATTTGTTTTAGAAACCCATGAATCTGTTTGATTATTATATTCATCTGTATCTTGTAATAAATTTTGATTATCATCCCATCCCCCCGTAATATATCCTTTATTTATTACAGAATTAGTTGCGCATAAACTTCTTATAGGAGATATAGCTTCAGATTTAATTACCCATGTATCGGGATTATATTCATAGTTAGTTTTAACTCCCCCAATACCACTGGCCGTTCCATAAGCAATATACCCTTTATTTTGCAACATTATAGTTGTGCTAAATATTCCATTTTTTGCGGGAGAAAGCATATCCATTTTTGAAACCCATGTATCTGGATTATACTCATCTACATCTTTATAATAAGTAGAATAATCTATTGGGCTTCCACCATACATATATCCCTTATTTAAAATAGTATTAGCAGGAAATATTATTCGGGCAGGACTTAATCCATCTGTTTTAGATGCCCATGAATCTGTTTGATTATTATATTCATCTGTATCCCTAAGTCCAACAGATGAATCTCTTCCATAATTTCCATATCCTTTATTTAAAATCTTAACAGATCCCACCGACCACCGTTCAGGACTTAATCCATCTGTTTTAGATGCCCATGAATCTGTTTGATTATTATATTCATCTGTATCCCTAAGTCCAACGGATGAATCTTTTCCATAAATTATATATCCCTTATCCACAATTACATCATTTCCCATTCCACCCCCCAAAATTTTAACATTTCCCCCATTTGTAATATCAGAATCTAATCTAATAGCAACTTTATTAAACCCTCTAACATCAGCCACTAATAATTCACCCACATATAAACTATCTTCTAAAATTCCAGTTGAACTTATTGTATATTGTTCACTATAAATATAAACATCATTTAAATCATACAATTTAATTCTAAATTTTGCGCTTGCATTTGAAACACTAAACAAAACTTTAAAAAACACCATATCATATTCAGAACAATTCATTACAAAAGATTCAGCCCCATTTAAGTTAGTTGAATCTAACATATTTTCTAAAGTTGGTTTATAGGTATCTCTTATAAATCTTTGAATATATAATAAATCTTTAGAATTTGTTCCGATTGATTTATTTATGCCTTCATTTATTGTAACAAAACCCATTTTTACCTCATTTTATGGCGTATTTGCAACCCCAATATAATATTTATTGGTTGCTATATCCATACTTTGAACCCAGGTATCATCTGTTGGATTGTAAATAGCCAAATATTGCCCCGAAAACGTATAATGTTTGTTATTTAACGGCATAGAACGAACTTGACTTCTTTCTGGACTTGGCATATCAGTTTTATTGTTCCATGTATCCCCAGAGGGAATATATTCATAATTATCTTTTAAAAGAACCCCAGCATCTTGATCTCTTCCTCCCGAAATATATATTTTATCATTTATTTCACTTCCATCCGCTTCCTTTCGTCCCTGTGGCATATTTGTTTTATTTGCCCATGTGTCCGAAGTTGGAGTATATTCATATACATGAAAACCTGAACTTTTGGTGCTATCACTTCCCGCAATATTATATATCTTTCCATTCACAAGCGCATTTGTGTGAGCATTTTTTATTTCTGGTATATTAGCTTTTGAAACCCATACATCTGAAATAATAGAATTTTCTATACAATCACTTGAACTTCCTGTATAATAATAACCACCCGTTAAATACAATTTTCCATTTAAAACTTTAGTTGTAAAACCAAAAAAACTTCTTGCGGGAGGAGGAAAATTGTTTCTAACAACCCAAATATTTAATTTGGAATTATATAAATTTACACGTGCTTCATAATTTCCGTTCCATGATGTTGCATATCCAGCCACTATATTTTTATCTCCATCTCTTCCGGCTCCGGGGGACGTAGCGTTTATATTTGTTGTATTTTCCATTAAATTTTTAAAACTATTTGTTGTATAATCATAAGAAGTAGCAACGGCCCCAAAAAATAATCCTATTTCTTCTCCATTTATTCCAAAAGATCGTGATATATTGTCAATCCCAACCTCAAATTTTATATTTCCACTTGGACTTGATTCTAATCTTATTCCAAAATCTTTAATTGCGCTCACATTAAACTTAAATAATTCACCCAAATAATACGGGCTATTTGTATCTAAAATACCCGTATTTGTTATTGTATATTTTTTGCTATAAGACCAATAATTATTATAATCTTTTACCACAATTCTAATATCTACACTTGTATCAGATAAATCAGAAAACAAGGATTTTATAAATAAATTTTCAAGACCATCGCAATTGACCCATTGGGATTGAGATTTTATTACATTTGTTTCTTCCATAATTTCTGTAAATTGTATATTAGGCCAAAAATATTGAAATTTTTGAATTAACTGATTTGTATTTTTTTCAAATATTCCTATTTTATCATTTATTCCTTCATCTCTTTTAATATAAATCTTAGTAGGATATTCATTTTCATTGCCTATCTGAACCATATTTCCAAATAAATTATTATAAACTTGTAAAACATAATTAGAACTTCGTGGATAAAAAGAAAATCGAAACATTTCTAAATGACCTTTATAATATGGGTCCGACCAATAAAATATTTTTCCAAATTGAATATCAGGATAATTTGTATCGTATGTTATATCTGCGGCAACTGACGTTACTGACGGAACACCATCAATGTATCCTATTGCATTTGAACCATCTAAAACAAAAGTAATATAATGCCATTCATTAGAAGTGATAGGAGAACTATATAAATTGTGTTGATTTCCATCATACCAATTAAATTTAATTTTTTTATCACTTTGAGTTCTAACAGACCATCCCCCAGTATCACATCTACCACATGAAATTATACACGCATTATTGTTTGGTGTATCAGGTATTTTTATTAACATTTCAATAGTAAATTTAGATTTTTTTAATGGGTCAGGATTATCAAACAATGCTAATCCACTTCCATCAAAATATTGAGATTTATATAAAAATCCATCATCTTCATAAACATGACTTGAATCATTTTTTGTTGCTATTATTTCATTTGTAAAAATATCTTTTATTGAAGTTGTGGAATAATCCATACACGGAAAATGTATATGATAATACGAATTAAGTTTATTAGTATCAATAGGTGGATAAACAGGATTATCGTTCCCATAATACATAAAAATATCTAAATCATTTACACTATCTAATTTTGGAATATTTATAATAAAAATTCCTATTTCATTTGTAACATCATATACAACTTTTTGAAAAAATAACCATACCTCTTTGGTTGAATTAGAAAAACATATATCTGAACCGTCTGTTTTTGTCTTTGAAAAATCAAAATTATTGGAATCAAGTTTGAGTATGAAAGGAAAAAAGAAAAAATCTCCCGATACTTTACTGTGATCTATTGTTATTTTTCGTTCATATTTACAATTATCATTAAACCAGTTTTTCATAAAACATCTCCAAAGGATTGACACCTTAACGGCAACGGAGCATCGGCCTTGGAAACCCAAGTATCATTTTGATAAAATTCTGTTTGATTATAATAATTTCCATTTGTAATTTTTGTGCCATCTGAACCATAAACCAAATAAATTCCATTATTTAATGAAATTGTGGCGTGAGAAGTTCTTGCGGGACTTAACATATCTGTTTTTTTAGTCCATGTATTTCCACTTGGATCAAATTCATAAATATCTTTATACACTTCCGTATCCCACATATATCCACCAATTAAATAGGCTTTATCTTTTATTTGTCCGGCTCCATGATTAGAAATTACATTGGGAGAAGGTTTATCAAGTTTACTTGTCCAAAAATCAATTTGATATTCTTCCATATCTCTCAAAAACCCAGACGGTGCTTGACCACAAATAATATAACCTTTATTTCCAATGCTTGTGGCCCCATATAATCTTCTTTCGGGACTATTTATATCTGTTCTACCACTCCAACTATCCAATCCCAAAATATAACTATCAGTATCTTTACACATAACATTCCATCCCGCCCCAATACCAGCATTTCCCCCAACTACAAATCCATTATTTTTAATTTCCATTCCATCTACACAATGCCTGGCGGGACTTGGCATAGCCGTTTTATAAAAAAACATATCAAGTTCAGGACTCAAAACAAATGTTGTAAAATCTATTCCCAAAACAAATTGCCCATCCAAAGGAAAAGAAAAATGGGTTGAAGGTATATTATGTTTTGTAATCCAACTATCTGCTGATACAAAATATTGTTGATACCATTTTATATCAATATTGGCATCATTAACAGTTCCACCTCCAAATACATAACCGTTAAAACTTTCTTGATTTTTACTTCCCCCACCCATAATTTCAACTTCATTTACAATATCAGTTTTAATTTTAAAAATAGCAAAATCAAAATCCTTTACATCCACAATAACCATTTCACTATCATACATTTTTAAATCAGAATCATAATATCCAGTATTTCCAAGTGAAACGGTTTGATAAGTGGTTTTTTCAAGATTATTGTTATATAATGAAATTACAACATCACAAACATCTGTGGTATTAGGAAATAATACTTTAAAAATAACATATTTCAAATTTCGGCAATCTACTTTTTTACTTATAAGTGCTTGCCCAATTTTATCATTTGAATATGTTAAATTTGTTAAATAAATTGGAGCATTATCAAATAATAACCGTTGTAAATGAACTTCTTCATCTACTCTAAATGTTGCAACTTTTTTATCGGTTCCACTATTAATTGTTATATATTTCATAATAAACACCTATAATGTTATAACTGTATTTGAAGCCCCAAAAGAAGCGCAATCATTTTTTGATACCCATGAATTAGTAACTGAATCATATTCATCTACATCGTGAGCTTCTGTTGAACCAGTATAACCCCCCAAAACATACCCTTTATTTTGAATTGTTGTTCCGTCCATAATACCACGTGCGGGTGTAGGTAAATCGGTTTTATTTACCCATGTATCAGGTGTGTATTCGTCATGCCTACTTGTATAATGGTATCCCCCCGCTAAATATAGCTTTGAGTGTGTTAATACAAAACACCCACACATAACCTCATTTACGGGTCTGTTTGTTTTTGTTGTCCAACTATCAAGAACATACATATCACAATAACTTTCCCCAGCGACATAACTTTTATTATACAAAACCCCGGATCGTGGCCCGGCAAAAGCATGTGGATAATTAGTCTTAGAGGACCAACCATCTGTTATTGGAATATATTCATCATTATCACTAATACCACTACCAGCCGAATTTCTACCCCCAACTATATAAATTTTAGAATAAATATTACTTGCATAAGCATCATTTCGACTTGGACTTGGACATTGCGTTTTAGAGGACCAACTATCTGTATTTTTATTATATTCATTACAATATTTAGTATATTCCCCTGCCGATGAATCATAACCAGTTATACAATAACCAAGACCTTTAACATTTGCCCCTGAAGGTCTATCTTGCATGTTTATATTGGGTGCTTTACTCAAACAAGTATCGGTTTGTGCTGTATATTCTACATTTTGAGTATTTCTAAAATAATGTCCTTTAGAAATATCAACTGAATTGGGTTTTCCCCCAATTTCCACCCTTATTTCATTTGAAGGCGAACTTACTAATTTAACTTGTATTTTTTGATAACCTGACACATTTATTATTTTCAAATCACCAACCCAATCACCATTATCCGCTTGACCCAAATTATTTATTGTATATTGAGGTGAATATACTATTTCATCTGAAAAATCCAAAAATCCAATTCTAATATTAGCTGTATCAGAACTATTTTTAAAATATGTTTTTACATACACCTCTTCCATTCCATTACATTCAATCCAATCCGATTCAGCTCCATTTAAATTGGAACCATGCAAAACTTCTTGAAATTTTATGTCATTTTTTGCTTTAGTTATTCTTTGAATATGTTCATCTGAATTTATTACAATTGTTCCAATTTTTTTATCATTTCCCTCATCAATTTCTATATATCTAAATGGTTCATTTTCTTCATTTCCCCAATTTCCGTGTGTTGGTTCTGGACTTGTATATTTTCTTAAAAATATATAATCACAAGAATCGCCCGTTTTAAAAGGTAATAATACAACTTTAAGGTCCTTATCATTTACTTCTGTATCAGTTATGGAAATTGTATTACTACCATCATCAGATGTTGATAACCTTTTTACATAAAACGTATAGTCTGTTCCGATTCTTGCTATTTGACATAAATACCACTCACTCAAATTTACAGTGGGACCAACACTCCCAAGATTAGATTGTGTTCCGTTTATTCTTTTTAATATTTGAGATGTTCCAGGAGGATAATTACTAAGTCTCAAAAATATTCTATTATTCCAATCATAATAATAATTCAAATCAAAATCATAGTTTCCAGCCAATTGCATTTTTGCTTCAAGTAAATAATTATGACCCTTTTTAATTAAATTTTCTTTACTAATTAAATTGGCGGAATCATCTGTTGATTTAATAACTCCATTATCAATAATCATATTCCAATATGACCATTTTTCTATTGAAATACTTGTATCCGAAAAATCATCATATATTTCAAAAGTATCATCATCTGAAACATCAATAGCATTTGAATTATTATAATATAAATATATATTTACATCATAATTACTTAAATCTTGAATAATTTGAACCCAAACTTTAGCATTATCACCATTTGTTTTTTCAATTATTTTATATCTTAATTGAGTAATTCCATCAAATAGAGTAAATCTAATATCACTAAAGTCTTCTTTACATTTTCCCCCTAAAAAAACAGTATTTCCGGTGTCTGTTCCAGTCCCATATCTAACATTTATAAGAACTTGATATCCGTTTCCAGCACCGGAAGCACTGTTTATAGTATGTAATTTCCTATTTTTAAACCCACTTAACCAACCCATAATAAAGTGTTTATTCCTTTACTTTGACCGTGTAATTTTGAAAATTTTACCTAAATTTCCTTTGCTTTCATCCCTTGTAACAAGATAAAAAACGTTTGGATCATCCGAACCACAAATATCCCAGGGTTCCGAAGCCCCCTCTGGAATTGTAATTTTTAAATCAAAAACGCCCGTTTCAGTATTATAAACATACACATAAGAAGGCCCGCCGTGTCTCCATCCATTTTTTGACGCTGTTAAAAAGAAAGTTCCGTCACTATGATCCGGTTTTTTAATAAACCTAAATCTCCATGCTTTTGCGGGAATATCTTGAACAACATCATGAGGTAATTTACAAAGTGTGCTTGAATTTCCATGTTCTAAAGCATACCAAACTTTTTCTGTCTTTTTATTTAATCCAATACAATAACATGAAGTCCATCTTTCTGAATACAACAAATCAGGTTCCCCAGTTTTTAAATTAACTTTAAGAACCCCACCTTCTGTATGTTTCCATATAAAATAAGTAGCAAGATAACAATCATTTCCCTTAATCACAAACTCTTTCCACGTAAAATCAGAAGTTTCATATAACAACTTTCCATTTATCCAAATTTGTGATTTGTTTTGGGTTGAAATTGTATCTTTTTCAGTTGTTACCCATTCAGCTATTCCATCGTGATTCCACCATTGTGCTTGATAATGACCCATTCTTAAATGTTTTGGATGAATAATCCAATAAGACCCATCAAGTTTCATTCCAAATAAATGTGATTGTTCCCCAGGTGCAAAAAGTGAATTATCATCAATTTTTCTTAAATTATAGATACTTTCGGCTCCATGAACAACACGTTTCACTACAACTCTACCATTTTCAAATCGACAAAACTGTGCTTGCATATCATGTTTATGATTATAATCCATATATGTTCCCATATTCAAACCGTTTAACCAATAACAACTGAAAAATCCAGGTTGGTGGTGCCCAACTTCTGTCGCAACATAATTATAACTTGCCGGATTTTCCGAAATTGGTGGATGATTATTGTCATCATCATGGTGGTGTTTACACCCTAAAAATGCAACACTCATTACAATCATAAATACCCAAAAAATTTTTAAAAGTTTTTTCATGTTTTTCTCCATTTTGTTTATTTTAATAATTTAATTAAAATGATGATAAAGCCGCTCTTAACCACCCGCTTGAAGTTTTAACATATAAATAACTTCCATCATAGGCAATATCATCAACATTTCCATTTGCGTCACTTGAAGAAGTTGGAGTATAATTATACACTTGACCCAATTTTGTATATTGGTCACTTGTTAAATGATAAAATTCACCTGACGCTCCGCCTTGTAAACCTGTTAAATTTGCATGAGAATGTAAATGTTGCCCATCCGCATTTGCCCCACCCGTTAAATCGGTTTTTTGGGTTGCTGTCAAGTGCTGATAATCTCCCAAATTCAAACCTTCAAGTGTATTATGTGTGTGTTTGTGTAAACTATCAGCTAATCCATTTGAAACCAATAAAGAATGTTCATTATCAGTTAAATGATAATATTCATTTGTAGTTCCGCCCTGTAAATTTTCTAAATTTTTATGGTCATGTAAATGAAGACCATCTGCGTTTGACCCAGTTGTAAGTGTATCGTGTTGGGTGTGTGTTAAATGATAATAATCATTTACGGCCCCACCTTGAATATTTTGAAGATTTTTGTGATCGTGAATATGAAGACCATCTGCGTTTGAACCCGTTGTAAGTGTATCGTGTTCATTATTTGTTAAATGGAACCTTTCGGTTAATTGTCCACCCTGAATATTATCTAAATCATTGTGGTTTGCTGAATCAAAATCACTAATTGAAGACCCACTTTTTGATATTTTACTCCATTCAATTCCAGCATTTGATTTGATATGAGCATTTGTAATTGAATCATTCTTAATATCATATTTTATACTTGGTGCGCTTGGATCATAAGTTTTTTCTATTGTATCTGTATCAATTGTTGCATTTCCAATTTCATCCACAATTATCTTTTTTTCATAATCAACCCAATTTGCCCCATCCCACATATATTCTTTACCAGTATCAAGTGTTTTTCTAACATCACCCGCATTATTATTTGTAGTTGGTAAATGGGCAAAAGTATCGACGGGTGGGCAAAATGTTATCTTTTTAAAATTATTATTGATTTTTTGTGCCCCCGTTGGTGCATCATCGGGTGTTGTTCCCGAATAAACTATTGCTTCATAATCACTGCCTTGTATCATGATTATTTTTCTCCATTTTGTTTATTTTTTCAACCAAATAATTTATCATTGATTTCAATTCATCAATTTCTTTTTTTAGTTGTCTATTTTCGTTTTTGGCAAAAACAATGGCTTTTGATTTTCTGTCCCTTATAGCTCCGGGTGGAATAACATCATAAAGACTCATTTTTTACCCCGTTATTACTCTCAATTTTCTCAATTTCGGTGAAAATGCTCTATTATTTGTATCCAAATCAATTTTTATTCTAAAATAATTAAACACACTCAATCCAGAATTTTCAAAATAATATTCATAAAATGCCCCACCATCATCAATATAAGTTGAAGACGTTTGAGTCATTGGAACCCATGTTTCACTTCCGGGATCGACTGAAACATCTTTTGAAGTTGAAAAATATGGTTTAAATCCATCAACCCCAACAACACCCGTTTTATCTACTTGAACAATCAGTTTTATGTTATTGGAATCATTATTTAATTTAGTTTCAAAATTAACATAGGCTCCAGTTGGATTAAACAAAATTCCATTTACACCACATCTTTCTTTATTTATCATTGGTGAAACATAATCTGAATTGGTTGAAAATTCTGCCTTAATCATTAAATTGGCTTTTGGTTCATTCATTTGAACATCATTTGCGGGATCATATTGATTCCATATTGCCCCACTTCCATCAAGACAGTAAAAATAAGTGATATTGGTGTTCTCCAAAACCAAATCTGTAATCATTGGAGAAAATACCCCGAATCCACCATTGGCTTGATTCAAATTGACATTTTTGAATACCAAACTTCCACTTGTTTGAAATTTTGCCCTGTTTATCTTAAATTTCAAATCGGAATTTTGATCCGCTGTCCATGTTGAAGCATTTTGAGATTTAAAAAATACACCATTATAAGGTTGTTTTGTTACAAGATTCCCACTTGAAATATCTTTGCCGCCCAATGTGCATTTCCAAATATAATATTCATTGGAATTTGCCAAAATAACTATTGAATACTCCGTTCCGGGCTGTAAAACAACCAAGTCATCAAAAGTAAAGCGTGTTGCGGCACTTCCATCGTCTGAAATATTTACTTCACTTGGATATAAAGTTTTTGAAGCGTTTGGTAAAACAGTATCCGCCGGATATCCATTATCAGTTGTATGAATCTGAACAGTTACGGGAATATTTGCCGACTTGGTTTTAAAATATAAATCAATTGAAGACACAAAAATGTAATCTTCTTCGGGTGTTAGAAATGTTTGAGCAAGAGGATCAGCATATCGTTTTGCAATAATTTTAGATTCAGTCCAAGTCATTTTCTTGGTTGTCCAATTTGTTATTCCCAAAATTGTTTTGTTTTTCTTTTGTGTCATTCCTTGTGCTGTATAATATGCCGCAGACGCCGTTAATCCCAAATCATCTTTGGCTTCAACCTTTATTTTTCCAACCGCCACACCTTCTGGTATCATAAATGACCCTTTTAAAATGCCATGTGCGTCTGTTTTTCCAGTTCCAGCCGTCGAACCTTGATAAGTAGCATTAGCGGGAATAAAATCAACCTTTATGTTTGAAAAATAAAGTGAAATATTATCGGTATCAGGTCTCATTCGTTCACAAGTCACACTAATTGGTCTTTGTCTAATGTATGGAATAATACTAACATCAACCACTCTATCCCCAAGTGATTTTGTTACTGTGTTTGGAACGTGTTTAATTGCTGTTACTGTTCTTTTAGCCACATACAAATTTCTCATTTGTGACCCGTTTGGAAATTGTTTTGATTTATGATAAGGCCAATTTCTTGCGTATCTATGCCACCCTGTCCAATGTCCCCTCCAACTTCCGTAATATTTTTTCCATCCATCGTTTTTCCATCCAGCGTTATTATTATCAAAATCAACCTGAATATCAGGAACACGTTCTGTATCAACCCAAAAATCAGTTTCAGGTGTTAATTTCATTACCCCCGTCCATTCAAAAACATCGTAGGGATTGACATTTATAAAATCAGTTGCAAATGGTTGTTTTAACCACTCTTCTTCTGTATATCCAAGTGTAAACAATTTTTCATTGTCTGTTTTAATACCCGAAGTTAATGAAGGCTCATATTCCAACTGTTTAATTTCATAAGTAAATGACAATAACATTTCCTTATCTTTTTCATCTATTGAGCAATTATAAGAAGGATGATTTACGTCACCTCTTGAATGACCTGTAAAATTATCCACAAAAATTCCCGATTTATTATAAGCAGTTGGTTCATAATTAGCTTCATTTTCAAGTTGATTCAAAGATTGATAATATTCCAATTGGTCAATACGATGTTCCAATAAATGAATATCGTGCATTGTAAATCTTTTTGGTTCTCTATATGCAATTGCAACATCATCAATGCTATAAATATATGGAGGCAACCAAATTTCGGCAATATACAAAACCTCATCTTTCTCTTTTGGCCTAATTGGATTAAATTCTGGTTTTCCTTTTTGATAATTAAAAATTCCATTGCTATCAATATAAACCAAATCAACCCGTGATAAATAATAATTAAAATCAACCACTACAACGGAAGGATTTGCCGGTTTTTCCCCATTTGTTCTAAAATCAATAACATCTCTTAAATTTTGCCCTTTATATGATAAAATTTCATCATAGACATCATAAGAATCCGCACTTACATAATCCCCTTCAACTGTATGTGCCCAATAATCATATTCAAGTGTTAAGTTTGTTGGTAAAGTTCCCCCCAACCATGTTATTGTAGCGTTATTATATGCCGTATCAGTTTGACCGTTATCTATTTCAAAATCCACACCTTCGGAATAATGAACGGCCCCTTGATAACAATCTGTAACTTTAATTAAATCAGAATGAGATAAAGTGACCGGATTTGTTGTGGTAAAATCAAGTCCAGTTTCAGTTTCATGTGTTTTCGTTCTAACTGCCTTTTGGAAAGAGGCATTGTATTTATAATTGATATACCATGTTTGTGCTGTTCCAGTTAAATTTGTAACAGTGTTACCATTTCGTTCCCAATCACTTCCCTCAATAAATTGTGTTCCTGTTTCCCCCGGCCCAGACCATATACTATCAACCGTAAATACAGGTGTATGATTTAATGTTACTTGATTATTGGGTGCCGACGCCCCAAAAGACTGCATTTCATCCGAAATTGTCTTAATTCCAGTAACATTTACAACATCAGAAATAAATTCATTTCCCAAATATATAAAATTTGGTGTTGGTGCCGTATATTGAAATTGAACATCGTCTTGATATTGCTTATCAAGTGTCCTATCAATTTCAATTTTTTCGGGATTTATTTTTTCCAATTCATATCCCAAAACATAACATTTCATTGGATCAAGCCACAATTCAAATTTTGAACTCGTAAGATTTTTAGCTGTTAATTTAACATCTGTAACTGTATAGTTCCCACTTTCGTCATAAGTTCTTCGTGCAAGTGATTTTTCCAATTCACTCATACTTGCCCGTCTAATTGATTGTTTCCCATCTTTTAATTGAAAAACTTCAACCATATTAGGATCATCTTTAATCCATGTAAAATCATAAGTTAATCTATGCGCCCCAGGTTTTCCATAATTAGGAACGCCCTCTGCCGGGTCAAGTAAAATTGAATCATCACTTTCAGTTATTATTTTTTCTTCATATTTTAGCCCAATTTTTTCAATTCCACTTCCAGTCAAAACAATTGGATTTTTTGTTCCTTCAACATTTCTAATTTTTCCTAAAAGATATATTTCACCATCTGTTATATATGCCTCATAATGATCCAAAATTCCAGAAATAACCGCCGTATTACCCGAAGTTCCCCCAATTACTGTTTCTCCAACTGAAAAACTGCCATTATAATCACTCACAAAAATATAGGTGTTGTTATCAGTATTTACAAGTTTCCCACTTGTTCCAGAAGTTTGTCCAGTAATTAATTCATTTAATTCAAAATCACCTGAAATATTAGTAATTTGCAAACTTTTGTATTGTTTTGTGACTAATTGTGCCCCACTAATAATATCGCCATCATTATAAAATCTATCTCCCAACCTCTGCAAATTGATATTAGAAATTCCTTGAATATCATTTAATTCAGCCGATTGAATTATTTTTCCTTCTCTAAATAACAATTCATCCCATTCCAATCTATGTGTTCTATTTACTGTTGGGACGTGGGTTGTGCCATCGGGAGAATCGAGACCATTATCTACATAACTTGTAATGTCAGGATTTGTAATATCTTTAATCAATGTTCTTGAATTTAAATCTCTTCCATAAACTCTATATCCTTTAGCCCCTTTAACTTTATTCCATGTTAAAGTGACTTTATTCAAATCATCAAGAACATCTTTACAATTCGGAATTGAAATCAATCCAGAAGACGTTGATTCCCCGTCAAGATTATAAACGGTGATTTCATAATAATAGGTTCTTGTTCCAACATCTCCCGTCCAAGATATCACAACATCTTTAGGACCTTCAAGCGGTTTTATATATCTTTTGTAGTAACTCATTTTTCTACCTCTTTAAAAAAATTCTAAAATAAACTCAAAAACATCTTTTCTATCGTTTCTACGTTCAATTGGTTGTTCATTTGAATAATATTCCAAAATTCCCGCATCTGAAACATTACTTGGGTCCAAATACAAATCACCCTCATGTCCAGTAACAGGAACTAAATTAGAATATATTCCTATTTGTCTATATTTAAAAAATGGTGTTTCAATAAAATAACTATTTAAAATTTCACCTTTAAGATAGACAAATTTTGCATTATTGGAATAAGCATCATTATCGGATGAAAATTTATATTTATTTCCCAAAACCACAATATCTTCACCACTTGAAACTTCATAAACCATTGATTTATTTGTAATTTTTACAAATCCTTTAATTTCATCAATTGAAGTTGTGGTGGATGTTTCAGCCGGTGGACTTGATTCATTAGTCCACGGTGTAGTTCTACCTATTGCCATCCAAAGTGTTTGATTTTTGAATCTTATTCCATTATGTATTTTGCTATAATTTGTTGTTATTCCAGTTGACATTTAATTTTTCTCCTTTTATACAAAGTGATAATCTGTATCAGCCCTCAAATTCAATGGGACCGTATTAAATTTAAAATCACTATTAGAAAATCTAACCCATGTATTATTCCATTTCCAATTTTCGCTATATTTAAAAATATTCAAATCTTCTTCTGGTATTGTCATTGAATATGAATGATTTATTACTAATTGATAATCAAAAAATCTATATAAATATAATAGATACCAAACAATAAATCCCAATGGAATTACATCTTTAACCCGTTCTTTTAACACCTCAAAATTTACCCCATTTATAATAGTAAACATTTTGATTAATAATGACCCTTCGTGCCAATATTTTTCATCTTCTAAAGCGCAATCAAAGAAAGACAACCTCCCATTAAAACTTGTTGACGCCAAATTATAGACTTGATTAACCAATTCATAATCAATTTTTGTTTCTCTAAATATTCCATCAAGACTTCTTTTTGTCCCCCTTCTTTGATAATAATATATTAAATTTTTCAAACGTTTGCGTTGATTATCTATATCTTCATTCTTAAAATTTGTATGTCCAAGTAAATGTGCTAAATAATCAATAAATTTTTCGGGAACGTCTTCTATTGAAAATAATTTAATCAAATCATCTGTTGCTTTCAATAATAAATCAAAAACCCCGTCATCAGCCACAATTGGACTGTTTGGAACTTTCGTGTTTTTTGTAAAAATTCTTGCAAATGCCATTAAATAAGGATAATCAGATACATAATTATCTACAAATTGGACATAGTTTGGAAACAGTTTATATAAATCAAATTCAGTATATTCATCTTTTGGATGTTCACTTTGAACCGGATGAGAATGAAATTTTGAAAATTTTATTAAAGAATTAAGTGTTAATGGTTCAGCATATATCAATTTATTTGTAATTGCCAAAATTTCAACATTAGCCTCAAAAGGAACGGCATTTATTACTTTTTTACCGATTTGAAGACCATCTAATGAAACATTTAAAGTTAATGTTGGATTTGTAATAAGAACATTAGTAAATTGTGTGAAAAGTGTTTGAGAATTTGTTTCCAAAACCGTGTCTTGATTTGATACGGCCATAATGCCTTGAATTTGTGATGTTGCATTTACCACATCGGCATTTACAACATTTCCAAGTATAATATTACTAAACAAAATACTTGAATTTGCTGTCAAATTATTGACACTTACAACTTCTCCAATTGCTATATTTGCAAAATCAATTTCTGAATTTGTTTCTAATGGTGTAGCAATTACTCCATTATCAGTAACAACACTCGAATATAATTGACTTGAAACTACATTTAAAACATCGACGTTTAAATTTAAATAAGTATTAGGTTCAAGAATTTCTGTATTTGCACTTAATTCTGTGGCGTTTAATATTGAATCTATTACTAAACTATCAAATAAATTTGTGGTAATGGCATTTAATTCACTTGTATTTATAACATTTCCAAGTGATACCCCATTAAAAGATTGTATCGAAGTTGAATTTAGCGCATCTGCAATTAAATTTAAATCATTACTGCCTAATTCACTTTGTAATGATCCGGTGGTTTCTAAAGGATTTGCTACAACTATATTTTCAATACCTATAAAATATGTTGCATTTAATTCACCTGTTGATTCTAATATATACTCTTCAACTGGTTGATTAAATAATACTAATAAAGACACTTTCTAAATCCTTTTATAATAATTTTCTGTTTTGAATGGATAAACATAATTTCCTTCAATTTGTGTATTTCGGATTAAATAATAAACAGTTATATAAACAATACCATTATTTATAGCGTTCATATCTTTATCTGAAATTTCTACCTTTCTTATTTTTATTCTTTTTTCCCATTTTCTCAAAGCATCAACAACTTCTACCTTTAATTTTTCAAACAAAATATTATCAATCGGTTCAAAAACCAATCTACATAAATTCGACCCAAATTCAGGTTCAAAAAATCTTGACCCCTTACAAGTTGACAAAATCATTTCAATTGAATCATTTATTACCTCAATACCAACATTTCTATCAACACCATAATGATCGTATTCAAAAGGAAAATCAACCCCCGTTCCTATTATTTTGCCCGTTTTTTCTAAAATTTCTTTATTTTCCTCTCTATAATTAAATCGTTCAGTTTTTACAAAATAATCATGTCCAGTTAATTTATCATAAAAAATTCCAATGTTGTATGTTAATCTACTATATGTTGTTAATTTGCTGGTTTTTAATTCCCCCAACATATATAACAACATTAAATTTGTAGAAATCGCCTCCGTTAAATATATATTGGTGTCTGGTAGGAAACTTAAATCAGATTGAGCATTTATGACACCATTATTTATAAAAACATCTATTATTTTTAAATAATATAAGGAATTTCCTGTTGTCAATTCGGACGGCCTAATAATGACATCGCTTATTGCTCCATCAAAATCTAAATCAGAATTTGTATCTAAAACATGAGAAATTACATCTTCTTCAAGATTGAAAGTTATATTTGTATTTGAGTTAAATGGTGCCAAATTTTCAAATTCAAAAACTAAACCATCAAACCCAATATTAGCAGTTGATATCATTGGAACGGCTTCAACCACACCCGTTGAAAGTTGACTATCCAAACTACTATTGGTTGTTAATGGATTTACCGCTTGTTCCATATTTATAGAATCAAATAAAATGTCTAAAACAATATTCAATGGAAAAACTAAAATATCTATACCAACACTTGAAAAATCAATTTCAGTATTTCCATCAAGTTCAGATACATAAACATTATTATTAATAAATTGACTTGATTCTAATGATGTTTGTGATAAAATTGTGCTGTTAAGATTAGAAAAACCAACGGCCAAATCGTTTAGAATTTCTCCATTTGATTCAAAATTGTTTTCATAAAAAATTCTGTCAACTACTAATGAATTGGATAATTGAGTATTTAATTCTAAAACAAGACCGTAAAATAGTTTATCAACAAGTAATGTATTTGAAATTTGACTACTTATGCCCAAATTAGATGTTGGAATGGCCCAATACTCTTCAAAATAATTCCCACCAGTTAATTCAGCTATTGAATTTAAAGAATCTGCATTTAATACATTTCCTAAATGAGGTTCCATTGAAGTCAATTCTGATGTTGAATCAACTTCTGAATTTGTCATTATTTTATCAATTGCTAAATGACTAAAATCTAAATCGGCATATCCATCAATAGTAACTTTTTCAGGCTCATCAATTAATTGCTCATAATTATATGCACCCCTCAATCTAAAAGCAATTCCACGGTTTGCGTTTACCAAAATGGAATCATTAGAAACCTTTCCATTAGCGGGAACTATAAAATCTGTTACATCGTATCTATTTACAAGAACAGAATCATTTGATATTTTACCATTAGCGGAAATGATAAAATCTGTTACATCGTATCTATTTACAAGAACAGAATCATTTGATATTTTACCATTAGCAGGAACTATAAAATCTGTTACATCGTATCTATTTACAAGAACAGAATCATTGGAAATTTTTCCAACACCGTTTGTTATAAATCCTGTTGAATATAAAACATCAAATTCCATAATTCACTTTTTTAAATAGTATCTTTTGAAGATAGTTTAAACATTATATTGTTAATAACAAAATTGTCTCCATCATTTGCGGTTTTATCCCCACCAAAATCTATATACCCCAAAATTGGATTGTTTATAGTTGTTGAACCTACATAAACACTTTTATATGCCATTATAATAGCCCCAGGTGACGGCCCAATAGGTCCCCCATTTGCCGCAAATATTAAATCTCCATATTTTATATAACTATAAAGTTCTCCCGAAGTTGTAGCTCCACAAGATACATAACTCAATTTTGTTCCAGCCGTATAACCATTTCCAGACGCTAACGCTTGTGAGGAAATATCATCCCATTTTTTTACATTAGGATTCCATGTAAATCCAGACTGCATTAAATATAATCGTGTATTATGACCATTTATATCTGTCATGTATAATGAATTTTGTTGTGCTGAAACCACAATATCTTTATAAATACAACTTGTAGATAAATCATTAAAATAAAAAGCATCTATATTTTTTATTACCAAACTTTCTCCATCGGGAATAGTAATACTTCCACCAAAATCAACATACGCCCATATATAATCATGACTTGAATAATCAAGCCACAATATTGCCCCATTTGTGGGTCCTATACTCCCCCCGCTTGCTGTCCATGACGCCCAACTATCCCCAGGATAGTAATATAATTTTGCGGTATTATATGAATAATTCGCCCAATGTGCCCGAGAATTAAAATAATGCGACTTTGGAGAATACCCATTTCCAGAAGGTAGAACATAAGAAGAAACATTAGGCCACTGTTTATGAGTGGCCGGATTAAACACAAAAGAATCATTCATTAAATAAACTTTTAACGTTCTTCCTGTGCTGTAAATTCCCGTAGAACTACTTCCTTTATATAACAATTCCTTTAATACTTCAGGTGTTATAATTTTTTTATGTGCCATTTTTAAAATCTCCTATTTTTATTGTCTTTCATAAAATTCTTTTGTTCTAAATGGATAAACATAGTTACCCTCTATTTGTGTGTTTCTAATGGAATAAAATATTTTAATATATACTATTCCATTATTTATCAAGTTTTCATCTTTATCTGATAATTCAACCCTTTTAATTTTTATTCTTTTTTCCCATTTTCTTAACGCATCAACAACTTCAATTTTTAATCTCTCAAAAAACAATTCATCAATTGGCTCAAAGGCCATTTTACATAAATTTGACCCAAATTCAGGTTCAAAAAATCTCGACCCCTTACAAGTTGAAAGTATCATTTCAATCGAATCGTTTATCAATTCAAGTCCAGCATTTGTATCAAGCCCCTCTTTATCATATTTAAACGGAAAATCTACCCCATTTCCTATTGTTTTTTGAGTTTTTTGGGAAAATAATTCTTGACTTCTTTTCCCTAACCGCTCTATACTTACTAAATAATCATGTCCAGGTTTTTTTGTATAATAAATTTCAAAATTATACTTAATTTCAGTGTTTGTGTGTAATGGAGGCCCTTTTAAATCCCCTAATAAATATAATACTTCCGAATTTGATAGAATCGGGTCTTTTAAATTTACAACTGTATCGGGCAAATATTTTAATTTAGCAATACTTTCTAAATCAAAATCCCTAACTATGAGATCAGTTATTTGATAATAATTTAAAGAATTTATTGAATTTAATGGGTTTGGATATATAAGTGTATCAGTTGCCGCATGTGCCCCAAGAGATAAATTAGAATACATTACAATTGCATGTATATTTATCCACCCAACCTCTAAATTAAAAGATATATCAGTAGAAAGTTTCAAAGAATTGGGAATAATTACAAGACCTTTAACAATATTAAAATCAAAACTTCCAATTGAATTGAAATAATCACCAAATACTTCTAAAATAAGTGAATCAAATTTATTTTCACCCTCACTTATAAGGGTGGGATTCATAATAATAGTGTCTTGTGTATAAAATCCAATTAATTCAGTTATAGATTCAATAGGCCCAGGAAAAGCATTTATATTCAAAAATTGTGTGGCATCTATATTAGAATCAACATTTAATTCAGTTGGTTCTACCAAAACACCAACTGCCAATTCTGAAATAAGTTCAGTAGAAATATTTAATAAATTTTCATTTATATAAACATCTACAACATAATCAAAACCAATGTTAGTTTCTGAATTAAAAAGATTGCCATAAAGTATTTTATCTACATATAATCCATTTGAAATTTCTGAAATAGATTCTACATTTCCGGGGGTTGCCCAATATTCTTCCGCAAATACAGCATTAATTTCAGTATCACTTTCAATTGGAATTGCTTCTAAAACCTTTCCCAAATGCGGTTCTGTGGCGGATATTTCCGCAATTCCATCTAACCCTAAATTATAAAAATATCTATCAACTTGTAAAAAATATGATAATGATGTTTCTGTTGGTAAAGAAATATCAAAAATACTAACATTATCATCTATTTCACATTCAAGTGTTACATTAAAAACCTTTTTAGTTTCAATTCTTTCCCCCCTACCAGCTTCAACTTCTTTACTTATATAATCACTTTCAAAATATAAATTAGACTTTGCATCTGTTTGATTATCAATTGTATAACCATCATAGGTTAATTCATTAGTTGAAAATTTGTTTGGAATACCTTCAAAATCAATTTTTGAATGGGCAAAAACAACACCATCAACATCATAAAATCCCAATAAATGCTCAGAACTAAATTGAATATTAGAAGTTTTTCTTATGGCATCTCTAATATCAGTTTCACCGCTTGGCCCCGAACTTTCAAGTAACAAATTAGACTTGGCGTTTGTTTGATTGTCTATAACGTGTCCATCATAGGTTAATTCATTAGTTGAAAATTTGTTTGGAATACCTTTAAATTGTATCCAGGTATCTACAAACCTATAATGGTCAATATCATAATCACCATTGATTTCTGAAATTAAATAAAGTTTTGAATCAACTCGTGTTGCGGAACCTATTGCTTCTTCATGGGAAATATCAACACTTTGTAAATAAAGGTTACTTTGGGCATGTGTGTAATTGTCTATAACATGCCCATCATAGGTTAATTCATTAGTTGAAAATTTTGACGGTATCCCCTGAAAATCAATTTTAGAATGAACAAAATTGGTTCCATCCACATCATATAATGGATGAAAATCGTTTTCTTTAAAATCAATTTTGCTTTCAATTACAATAGCCGCCAAAGGTTTTTAGTCCTAATATATTGAATTTATTTTAATTTTTATATTTTTAACTGTTAATGTTTGACCATCTGTTACAGTAATATCACTGAGAAAATCAATATAACCTAACATTGGGTAATTTACGCTTTCATAATTAGAAGTAGATGTTATCAATCTAACATTTGTATTTAAACTATATAATATTGCTCCCGACGTTGGTCCAATATCTCCCCCAGACGCAATCCAAATAACATTGTCCCACGAAAATTGAACATAGGCTTTATCACTCTCATACACAATGGTTTGGTGGGGATTTTTTAAATTTTTTACACTATAACCATTTCCAGCGGGTAAAAGATCCGCCGAATTTACATCCCCTTTTGTTTTAATACCTTTACTCCAAACAAAACTTGGTTTAACCAAAGCCATTTGAACTTTTTCAGATGTTTGAAGTTCATATTGTGACGAAAAAACGTCCCATCTATTTTTATAAACATCATAATAGGCAAAATTCCTAAATATGGAGTTGGAAATATATTCTGAATCATTTACAAAATCGAACCAAAAACAATGATCCAATTTTAAAGTGTCACCATCTGTTATAGTTATATTTTGCCCAAAATCAATATAACCAACAATAGCATACGCAACTCCCGCATTTGCATTCCCATAGGTATGCCATATACAGGCCCCCGAAGTTGGACCAATGTCCCCCCCAGAAGCCGTCCACAAAACAGAATCAGTAGAATTGTTATATTTATATCTTGCTGACGATACATAATTTCCTTCTGAATTAGTGTAAATTGCACCTGCTCTGGTTGGGTCTCTTAAATATCCATGATCTACTGTTATTGGAGAATAACCGTTTCCAGAAGGTAAAGCGTGTGACGAAATATTATTCCAAGACTTATGATTTACAGGATCAAATACAAAATCAGCCTGCATTAATTGAACTCTAAATCCATAATCATATCCCATAAAATACTTATCACTTCTCAACCTATCATATAAAACATAATACCCAGGTATTCTTTTAATTGCCATTTTTACAATCTCCTTTTTTATTAAAATTCAATATTTAATCCGCTTCCAATTAACCAATCACTTCCATCTGTATATCCCGCTTTTACAGGTATCAAATGAATATGGTGAATTAGAGGGATTCTAAATTTTTGCAAATTTATTTCCACAGGACTTACAAAGCCCCAATTATCATCACCAAAATTAGACCCAATTCCAAATGTTAAAAATTTATAATTTACACGTTCTTTAACTCCATAATTCAAAAAGTTAAAACCAAATTCCAAACCATTTACAAAATTATCATCATCTATATTATAATAGACCCCATAACCAATTGACAAATTAGGATTCCACCAATGAAAACGTTCTCTTTTTGGGGGATATACAAATTTAACATAAGAATCTTTTGGGGAAATTGTTAATTTTTGAATTTTTCCCGCCGAATCTTTATCCTTTTCATTTTCGACTGTCAATTGAGTATAGGTATTTAATCCGCCCGTTTCTTGTTTAGTTACAACTGTTTTTGACCTTAACTTCAATGGATAAAACCCATATTTCCATTTTTTATCTCTATTTGGAAAATACATGACCCATGCCCAAGGAATTTTCGTTCCACTTGAATCAGTTTTATATAATTTCATAAAATAGTATTCAGCATGGGGATTATCTTTATTTTCATAATGTTTCCAAATTTTTGGGTCCAATTCGACTTCTTGTTTCGTGTTTACGGTTGAAACAGTTATAAGTTGTGGTTTTTCTTTATGTTTTTTAATTGCATCAACTACAACCTTTCCCATTTCTTCTTTGATTATTTTTTTGATTTTTCTTTCAGAAACACTTTCACTTTTTAATTTTACTATTTCATCCTTCAATTTCACAAATTCTTTCAAATATTCTTTATCTTGGTGTTCAAGTTGTTTGTATGCAATTGCTTTTTTTGTTTCCAAATAAGATTTAAAAGCCCACAATCCAGCAAAAAGCATCCCCGCAATTATAACCATCAAAATAACTCTATCTAATATGTATTTCATAGTTAATTCACCTTTTCCATATTTATTTTATATGTTGATAATAGAGGATATTCGCCCTCTTCCAATTCAATAAAACTTTCAGTTGGATTTATGTTGTCAATGTATGCTACACCTTCAACCTCATTTAACATTGAATATAATTCAGTTAAATTTACAATATTAGTTCCAAATTCAATATATTCAGATTCCACGGAAAAATAATCAGTAATAATCTGATTCAAAGTATTTTTAATCACATTTTTATCATATTGTGAATAATAATAGGCATTTATTTCAAAATCAATATTTTTGTATTTCACATCATCAATAATAGCAGTTGTTCCAATTAAAGCATAATTTGAGACATATTCAAGCAAATCTGCCTTTTGAGATGTTGTTAAATTTCCACCTCCATTAGGAATGGCATAAATCTTTGCAAATCGAAATGGAATTTTATCGGCATTTGAAATATCATAAACCGCAGATTTACAAATAGAGGGGTGTAAATCTATAATAGTTTTATAATCATCAACTGTCACCATTCTATCAAGTGTCCGTAATTCTTTTCCAGCATACTTTTTGATATGATTAAGTGTTTCTACCCCCGTTCCCCCCGTAATATTTTCATTATTTTGAACATTGATATTGTCAATTTTATTTCCAGCCGAATCATAAATCACATTGTCTATATTTGTCAAAAAATCACTACCAACATTTCCAATTTCTCCATTTGATAACAAGTATTTAATTTCTCCAACATCTTCTAAATCCGGCATTTTTCCATTTATACCATCTCCAAAAATTAAATACACATTTCCCTCCGCATCCAAATAAGTTGTGTAATGAGTATCATCTTTTGTGGAATTTATAAGTGTTTTTTTCCATTCCCATTCAATATTATTGAATCGAACTGAAATAGTTGTTATATCAATTTGTGGATTGTTTAATTTATATTCCCAATCTTGAATACCAGGTGAATTTACTGTTTCAATTGCCAACAATCCTTCTTTTATTTTAACACTTGTGGAAACATCACCCGCATGAATAATTGCCTCTTCCATTGTATAAAATTTTAGATTAGATTTTGAGGATATTTGTGTCCATTTTGGTATCAAAATATCATTTGAAATTGGACTATCAATTGAAATTATTGCCGTTCCCTGTGAGGATATATAATTGTGTGGTTTATAACCAATTAATTGAACTAATTTATAGATATTTTTTCTTTCAAGTGCGGTTTTGAGATAGGATTCATTGGCTTGATTATCAATATAAAAATTTAACATATCTGCAATTGCCGCAAATAATTCAATAATAACAATCCCAATATCAGATTCATTGAAATTTGTCCATTTATCAGTTATTTTTGGAATTAACCTTATAATATATTCTTTAATATCATCATAAGTTTTATTTATGTATGAAATTCTTGGTTCTAAATCCATTTTTATTATCCTTTGTTTTTATTTTAATAATTTATCAAATTACATTTAGAATTGGATATTGTGATGTTTGTGGCAGTAACAGGCGAAATGCTAACATCATGAGAACTACTTACAGAAATAGTTCCGCATCCATTAAGACCCGAAATGTTTATATTTACACTTCCACCACTAATATTTAAACTTCCCGAATTTACTGTTTTTCCCATTACATTAGACGAATTTGCTATATTTAAACCGTTTGTTCTAATATCGGCCATATCAACATTAGATGCCCCCGAAATTTCCATTGTTCCTTTACAATAAATTTTTAACAAATCCGCTTTTTTTGCGGCAATATTTAAAGACCCCATTTTTATATCTTTAGAAATACAAGTAAATCCATCAAAGTTCAATCCACTTGTTATAGCCAAATCATAAAGATTTAAGAATCTACCATCTGAAACATTTATATCATCAACATTTGAAATATATTTTACCTCCAAATAACTATCATTATTTGCGTTGATTGACCCAATTTCATTAAGATTTGCTATTTTTATCTTTGATCCATTCAAATTTATATTTCCTGTTTTAGTTCCTTTTTTTATAATTGCCACACTATCATTTGAAGTAAAATTGCCCATTTCATTAAATGTTAAAATCTTAAAAATGCTTTTATTGCTTGCTGTGACATTTTTAAGTATTCTATTATTATATATAGATAAATTAGAATTGTTTGTTGTTATGTCTTTATCTATTGTATCAACATTAAGTTTCAATATATTGGAATTACTATAATTTATAATACTATCTAAATCTGTTATATCAATAAATTTAACATTTGAATTGGTATATGACGATGTTTCTATTTCAATAGTATTTATAGATTTAAACAAAATTGAATTATCATTATTAGAAGTCAAAGAAATTCCTTTTATTGTGTTCCCGTCGAAATAATTAATGGTTGATTGATTTGAATTGATTATTTCATCTTGACTTTCAATAATATTAAACCCATTCAATTTCACAAAAGAATTTTTAACACTAAAACAACTTGATTCAGAATATATTGATTGAATATTATTTATATCAATTGCCGAATCATTACTTTTAAGAAAGACTTCTGAATTTATATCATCAAAAATTTTTGAAATTTTCAAATTGCTTTTATTACTCAATTCAAAAGCGCATTGAGGATTTCCATCTATTTTTGAATTATAAATACTAATATCAGTTCCATTTCCATTTACAATTCCAACCGAAGAGTATATATTGGGAGAATTGTTTATAATTATTTCCGATTCTGTGCCACTAAAAATTACATCATTTCTACTTTTTATTTCTTGATTATTTATAGTAATTTTTGACTTGGTCATTACAAGCCCTTTTCTCAAAAATGATACTCCCCTACATTGTGCAAAATATATCTCACAATTTGTAACATTCCCAAATTCTTTAATAGCATCAAAATCACAATTTATAAATTCAATTACAGCATTTTCACAATCTTTGAGTAAAACATCCAAATTTTTTATTATCATGTGTTTGATTATCAATTTCCCATTTGTAACATTTATATAAGTATCTTTAATGGCTCCATGATAATCCTCAATAATATCACCATAATAGGGATTTCCAATAATTTTTGCATTGCAACCATCAAGCTCAATTTCTTGAAATGTTGTTGAAACTGCAATTATTTCCGATCCTTTCACATGGAATTTATTAAAAAGGGAATATTCTGTTACTATTGCATTATAATATTTGTTATTATCATCAATAAATTCAGTTTGTTCCCTTTTATTGAAAATATCCCCCCGCCCCTTATATGTTTCGACATTTTTAAATATACCTGTAATTTTGCTATGATAAAATCTAATGGAATTTCCACGTGGTAAATTGACATTTGTATCATTTAACCGAATACAGTTAATTGAAGACACAAAATTTTCACTTTCAGTTAAAGATTTATCAATAAGATTCTGTATATCACCCATTAGTCTTTTCCCGTAAAAAATTCATCATCAATTTCATTTGTTTCATTTGTTATTATTTGTTTGCCACTCATTACAATGTTTTTGTCCGATATGATATTTATGTTGCCATTTGAAAATATAGAAACTTCTCCATTATTTATTCTAATAGTTGATTGAGAATTTTTGTTTTTTATTGTTATGTTAAAATCATCTTTTCCTGAATTTAATTGAATTTCCTGTGTGCTATCTTTTGAAATAGATTTTATGTTTATTTCTTCCAAGTGTTTTTTGGATTTGATTTTAAGTCCTTGCCCTTTTATGTCAAGTAAATCAATTTCGGTTCCACTATCTTCAAAAATATCATTTGAAAAGGTGTTTTTTGCATCCGCTCTTTTTATACCACGTCTGTTTTTGTTAAGTGCATTGTGATTCTTTATAACATTCGCCCTGAATTTTAAAAGTTGCCCCGCCCTGTCTATAATTTCAAAAGACTCTTCTCCATCCATATCATCAATTAAAATTGTGTGCCCTTTTAAAGTTTTTGATAATCTTTTTGTTGGTTGATTATTCAATAATGTTTGACTTTCTATTGGATATTCATTAATATTATGCGGTGTTGGTATAATTGGAGTTGTAGTAACAGCCCACATTTCTCCAACATCTTCATAAATATTTTCTCTTAATTTTTCACTTTCCTCATTAAAAACATAATTTTTATCATTTGCCGAATGTTGATAATATCCCCCCAAAACCAAAGGTTTATTAGGATCACCATTTAAAAAAGAAACGTAAACAGTTGAACCCACTTCAGGGATATTTATATTTCCAAAATCATTTCCAGCCCCCCCAATATTAATAATTTCCGCCCAATTCAAATCATCAACTGGTTTATCCATATCATCAATTCCATTGACTCTTACCTTTATTCTCCCCCTTTGTAATGGGTCAAGATTATATTCAACTGTTGCTAAAAAAATTCCTGTTATCATTAGTCTTTCACCACTTGTTGTGATTGTGTTAAAAGTGAATTTCTTATCAATTTTATAGTTGATTCCAAAACACCATTAACATATCTATCTGTGATTTCGGTTATTCTATATTGCCCACTTGCATAATGAAGTTCCCCGTTTGGTTTTGGAACTTCTACATAAATTGTTGCGTATGGATTTAATTTAGGGTTGCAAATTATACGCAATTCCGCCTCAAAAGTTGTATTCATATCATAAATCATACTATGCGCCGTTTTAATTTCACTCATTTCAAGGGTGTGATGTTGATCTTTAATATTATGTGTGTTTTTCGCAATTTTTTCTTTTTCTGGTATTGTGTCATTATCTCTTTTTTTCAAAGTAACATAATTCCCGCCTATTTTATCAATTGGCAAATGATTATTTCCACCACAATTAACCCTCTCCGCATGTTTCAGTATGATTTTTTTGTGCCCTGTTTGCAAATCTACATATTGCATTGATTCAGAAGGTGTTTTTAAACTTGCAAATTTTCCTAATAAAACGGGACTAAAACTTATCACTTCACTATTTTCTTCTCTTAAATATATATATTTCAAAACATCATCACTTTCTTTCATTTGTTTAAAAATTATTTTTGGCCTTTCTTCCCCGTCTTCAACCCAAAAATAATATCCAGGTTTATTGTTTCTACCACATGAAATTGGTAGAATTTCATCTTTTATATAGCTCCCAATTGTAACATCATTCATTGGTGGAACCCAAGGTTGTCTAATCGTTTTTGTATGGGACCAATGGTGCAAAACAATATGAGTTTCATCAATATCATAATCAAATTTTTTAAATATTGCAAAGGCTTTTACTACATCCGAAGGGGAAACGGGAGACCTTTCTATTAAATCAGCATTTACTTTAGATGTTTTATGATCCATTTTAAGATATTGATTCAAATATGGTAAATGCCTACACGCAAATTCCTTTAAAGCAAATGTATTATATTTGAATTTGTTTTGAAAAAAATCATCTACATTTGAAATAGCATCAAAAGTTAAAATAAGTCCATCAATTCTAAATTCAGGTCGAATATGTGTCAAAGATAAAGAATAATACTGAGATTCATAAATTTCGCCATCATTTCCTATCCACCCATATTTTAACAACAATCTTGAATCATCATCTCTATAAATTTCAATAATATCGTCTTCAAGTTCCCCCCATGTTTCATCAAACAATTTAAATGTCAATTGATTGGCTCTATTCGCCATGTTCCGTGTGTATTGCATTTCAATTATTCTTGAATTTAATTTTTCATTTATACTTGGAGTTTTCAATACAACTTTTTTATTTCTATTAAACAATTCAAAATGAACAAACCCAAAAGCGGGTTGGGGTATGTATTGATTATAATTGAACATGGAACCTACCTTCTAATTAAATTTATATCGGGAATCCGAATCATTGTTCCCGGTTTTATTTCTTTAAATGGGTTTTGGATATTATTGGCTATTGCAATAGCCCACCATAACCTTGAAGTTCCATAATAATGAAATGATAATAAATCTAATCTGTCACCTTTTTGAAATTCTATGTATAAATCATTATCACTTTCAGGAATTTCTTTTCTTTCAAAACTTTCAATCCACAAGGAATCCGTAACAACCGCCGATTCTAAAAATTTCAAACCATAATATCTTGATTTATCATCTGAAAGTAACTTATCATCAACAGTATTTACCTCATATTTTAAATGTTTTGATTGTTTTTTACTGATATTTAACAATTTTAAACACCTCTAATTATATTCAAATCATAAGGTTCATCTCTTACCTCTTCAAAATCCGCTTGAACTTCAACATACATTGATCGACCGCTTGTAAAATCATAAGGTAATTTATAAGTGACTCTAACATTTCGACAAACTGCAATATATTGATACATATCAAAAGTTGGGTCATTAAAAGTGTTACTAATCACAATTAAATATTTATGCGGTGGTTTAACATATCTTCCAGAATAATCAGGATAAGGCATTGATTTTAAATTTCTTATAGCTTGATAAACCATAGCCTCAGCATTATCCCCTTGAAACATAGATGTTACTAATTGCAAATTTAATAATAATTTTTCAGAATTTGACGACCTATAAAATTTTAGTGGAACAGACCGCCCAGGAATTTCCACATCTTCCCAATTAGTTCCTTTTTCAAGTGTTATTTCATTTGGCATCAATTGAAATTTATAAATCCATTCATCAACCAGGTCTTTTATGTAACATTGATTTAAAAATTCTGTGCTATTCATTTATTTTAAGGAACCCCCCATGATCTCGCAAGACTTTGGTTTTGAGTTGAATGGTTTAATGTTGGAATACCATTTACCAATGCTAATAATTTATCTGTTGCTTTATTCAAATTATCAGAAGATATTTGTAAATTTTGTGCGGAACTTGATAATTCTTTGGCTTCTGGGATTTCAATTACTTGTCTAACATCATTTAAAGTTACAGGTCCACGTCCTTCTGTTGTGACAAGTTTTTCTCTTTCTATATATTCAGCGGCCCGTTTTTGACTATATTTTTTCAAAAATGGTAAATATGATTCAAGTTGATAAAGTGTTAATATACCCCTATCCCAAGCCGAATATGTTTTTCCGCCCCATCTTTCATTTTCCATTTTGCGTGCAATTATAACCATTTCTTTATTTGTTAAATTTTCTGTTCCATTTAATCCCATTTGTTTTGCTTGCCAAATTTTTGATAAACTTTCTCCAAGCCCATATTTTTCGCCACTTGATATCAATCCGGCCTTTACTAATTCATTTTTCCACTTGATTATATCCCCTTTATGAACATCAAGATAAACTTTTTCTTGTTTTGCCACTCTTTCTTTTTCATAAAATCCTGTAATTTTTTTACGTTCCCTTTCAACATCATTGAAAAATTTTGCACTTGCCTCTTCTATTTTTTTATCCCATCCAAAAAATTTGAAAATTTTGGAAACAATTGTATAAACTGCAATTGATCCCAATATAACCATTACAATAGGACCAACTATTCCAGCAATACTTCCTATCATTCCACCACCAAATAAATTTGAAAACATAGCGGGCAAACTTGCCGTAAACATTGATTTGAAACTATCAATTCCCAATCTTGATAAAATTGCCCCTCTTAATTTTGTAATTGCCCCGCCTTCAAACATACCACCTCTTAATAAAAGTCTATAAATACGACCTGTGTTTGTGGCGGTTTTTTTGGTATTATCAGACACACCTTTTCCAAAAAATCCCCCAAAAATCTTACTAAATAATGTTTTAATCAAACTTCCGGACCCAAATGTTAAAGCCCCACCCGCTAACATTGTAACAATGGGGTGATTTTTGATAAACCCGGAAATTGTATGTAAAAATTTATTAATAGTTTCTTTATGTTTGTTAAAAAAATCAAGTAAATATGTTCCAACTGTTAAAAATGCACCTTTAAATTGATTTACAAAATTTTTATTAAATGCTTCCCATGTTTTTTCATATTTATGAACAGCTTCTTCAAAATGCTCAGCTCCCGCCTCAAAATCAATATGTTTTGCGGATTTCATAAATCTATCATATTGCAATCTAAATCTTTTAATTTGTTCCGTTGAAACATCAAAACCTAAGTGTTTAAGAAGTGCCTCATTAAAATTTCCACTTCTCATTATTGTTTTTAACATTGCATCAAAAGTTTCAGTAAATCCTTTTCCACCTTTTCTCATTTGATCTATTGTAACAGTGACCATTTTTCCCAATTTTGGCCCAAATAAATCCATTAAAACAGCATAATCTTTAGTTCTATATGCTTTGAACATTTGTTGAAATAATTCATTACCACCCTTTCCAAGTTTATTGGCCGCAATTGACGCTCTATTATAATCACTTACAACTTCTACTAAATTTTTATGTTGTTCTTTTGCTATTGACGCTAAAGTTGCATGATTTTCCACTGCATCCTGTAAAGCTCTATTGATTTGTTCAGTTGTGGCTTGTGCATGGCGTTTTAATTGAATTAAGTTTCCCACTATGGTTTGATAAGCATGGATTGAAAGGCCCACTTTTTCAAACCCAACGGCACCTTTAACCAAAACTTCATTATTTAAATACTTGACCGCTTGAAATATTTTGGCAATTCCCATTGCAAATTCTTCCGCCTTCTCTTTTCCACCTGTAAACCCACTTTTCCACAATTCCCCCAAAACCTTCACAGCATTTTCGGCATAAATAGGAATTTGATTAAAAAATTTGATAAGTGCCCGACGTGCTTCAAATACATTTTTGTATTTATCAGTTAATTCAGTAAGTTCAACTGCCTCATCTTGTAAATGTGCCGTCATTAAAAAAGACTTTCTGAATGTATGAATACCTAAATACATTCTACCATATTTTACAATGTTTCCAATAATGGCCTTAATTACAGCATTTGTTTTGGAACCTTCTTTTCTAACTTCCGTAAAATCCCTCATCAAATTTTCAAGAACACCACGTAACCGCATGTTCATTGTATATGCCAAAGCATTATTAATAGTGTTCCACGTTTCACCTTTATTAGATATGTCAGCCATTGTCTGACCATATCCATATAAAACACCTGTCAACTTTTCAATTTGTTCTTTACTTAATTTTAATGATGAAACGTCCTTTATAATATTATACATTCCCTCAAAAGATTTGCCTGTTTTACCCCCCCGTTGGGAAAGTAATTCAAGCATTGAAAGAATGTCTTTTATTACAGCCTTTGGCCGTTTAATATCTTGCTCAAAATCCCCGGTTAATGCTTCTGTTTTTTCTGTGTCTTTAGTAGCCATCTTCTACATATTCCTGTTGTTCATTTTCTTCTTTCAACTTTTCCCAAAAGAATTGAAATTCTGAAACATTTAAAATATCCTGTTCACTAATAGAAAGGTGAAGGAATTTTGATAAATAATATTGAATTGAAAGTATTTCGGCTAAATTAGGATTTCCGAATAACTCTTGGACGAAAAAAGTGTTCATTGAATGGCATCAAATATCTATCTTCATAGCCACATTCACCACATTCTACATTTATAAATGGGTCAACACCGGGTGTTAAGGAATTGACATATTCTTGTAAATATGAGTAATCATAACTTGATAGATTTTCAACATATTTCAGTTTTTCAGTAATTTTCATTTCATTGCCATTCACTGTTTTAATTGCGTATGCTATTGAAAAAATATAATCAATAGCACTGTCACTTGATTTTAATCGTCTAATATTGTTTTCAATTTTAATTTGATCTGCATATCTTATAAACCGATATGTAATTTCATCGGAAGATTTGGGTAGTGTAAATGTAATTTCTCCATCACCTTCTATTTTATCACATTCTGCAACTGTAATGTTTAAATCATCGGGAATATCAATTTCATTTTTGATAATTTCACCACAATTTGAACATTTTACAGAAAATTCATATTTTGGGGTGTATGTATATTCCCGTATTTTCATATACAAATAATTTCCATCTGAAATTAACATATTTTTCACAAAATCAATGTCTTTTCCATCTATTAACCGTGCAAAAATGTCCATCATTGTTCTTGTAAAATTGACTTTGTTAATTTTAGAAAGTAATTTTTCTTCCCCAACCCTCATTTCTTTAATTGAAATTTCACTATCGTAACCAAAACATCCATTTGAAGGCAGATTAATAACTTCACTCATTTATTTATCTCCTTTTAAAGATTTAAAATATATTTTTTGATTATCCCAAAAAGACAGCCCTATCATATCGAATAGTTGCCTCAATTAAAACAATATTATTGTCGCTCATATCCAAATCACCCATTTTAAGTGATTGAGGCCAACATCCAATTAACTGCCATTCTCTATAATCAGACCCATCGGGTGCAAGTAAAAACAAAGACCCAACTCTTTTATAAGTTGCCGCCCGTCCAATTGCCCCCGTTTCTTCATCATATACTTGCCGACGCCAATTCCACAAAATTTCCGCCGTTCCAGCATCAAGAGTATCACGAATTTCAAGCGTAGAGGCTTCCCAATTAGCTTGACCCGCAATCCATACCCTTTCATTTCCATATTTTAACTCAATTTCTTCATTTGAACCCGAAGGTAGAGACGCCTTTGAAACGGATAGTCTCAAAATATCATCCCCAAAATCTATCTCAAAATCAAATTTCCTTTGAGGTTCAAAATTAGTAGTTAAATGTGTTGCTCTTAACATTTAATATATCCTCCATTTTGTTTTTTAAGAGAAAAATGGATTTAATTCATCCATTTATGAAATAACATAATCTTCCGCAGTCACGCCTGTTGGTAACAGAATCAAATCTGATACAATAATTTCAGCCGCTTTGACCGGTTGTAAGAAGATTTTAACCCTCATTACTCCATTGTTAATATCCAAATCTGTGTTGGTTGTTTTATCGCATTGAATTTTGTAATAATACAATGCTCTACCAGTTTCAGGATCATACAACCAATCAAAATATGGAATAAGGGCATTTCGTAATCTTGCCCATGATAATTTATCATTAGGTTCAAAGACGAAATATTTTGTAGTAGTTGCTACAACTTTTCTAATATAAAGTAACAACCGTCTAACATTAACTCTATCAAGTGCCGTTGGTTTTCTTTGAAGTGTTCTTTGACCCCAAATTACAACACCTTCTTGTGTAAAGTCAACAATTGGATTGACAGCATTTCCATCGGAATACATATAATCCCTGTCACCTTGTGACGTATCATATTCCAATCCAAGAACATTTGTTAAACGTCCACGTGTAAATCCAGCAGGTGCATACCACTCTTCCGCAATTTTATCAGTATATGCCATTCTATCCAAGGCAAACCCTGAAGGTGGAACCCATTTTTCAATTTCATTATAACTGTCATAAACTTTAACCCAAGGCCAATATAAAGCCCCATAACTTGAATTAAAAGCCGTATGACTTCCAGACCAAATTCCTTCTCCATTATGCCAATCAACTACTGTTTGTGGTGTCAAGCCCCTTGGTGGATCAACCACTGCCATACAATCGGCTCTATCCTCACACAAAGATAACATTTCAGAAATTACAGCCGCACTTGAAATACCAGGAATTGCAAGTAAATTAATTTGCAATTTTTCCGCATTTCTAAAAATTTGTAATCCTGTTTTTGTGGACCCTGTATTAATACCTATATAATCAGCATCATTCAAAGAAGAAATTCCTGAATTTCCACCAACCAAAGTATAAGTATCAAATGCCGGCATATTTGTTTCAACTGTATTATCTGTGACTGTAATATATCTTGATACTCCATTGATTTTATTAACAAAATAGTCACTTGAAGTTTGAACCTTTGAAAGATTATTAAAAACTTCAACTGTTTTTGAATCATAAATCACGGCCAATCTAAAAGTATTTGTTCTTGTTCCAGTTGATATCATTAAAGATATTTTGTTCCCCCAAACACCTTCATTAATAGCTTCCACTGAAAAGCATTTAGCCGCTGAATCGTTTCCAGAATGAACATTATTATCAAATCCCAAAACAGTATCAGCCGTTGAAGAAGACAAAACTTGAACCGAACCTGAACTTCCAATCGTATCTGTGACTATTTTGACACTTCCATCATAAGTTTTATATGCCTTTCCGCCTGAAATTGACGCATTGATAGTATTTACAACTTGTTGTGCCGTTTTGGAAATTGTTTCATTTGCCGTATCGGGAATCATTTTAAATGTTTGTGTCCCACCGCCATCAATTGAAACATTTAATGTATTATTTCCGTCACTTCCAGTGTAAACTGTTCCTGTTGTAAATCCCAATGTTGAATTTGCATCTGTTCTTTCATGAACACCCGCCGCCGTAATATCAGCCGTTTCAGAAGATGTTCCACCTGTAACCGTTTCGGAAGGCGAAAATGTTCCTGTTACACTATGTAAATCCATATAAGTTGAATTATCTGTGGCATATAAAACCCCTGTTGCCCCAGACGTTCCGCCTGTAATTGTTTCTCCAATTGTAAAATCCCCTGAAACACTTTCAACATCAAGTCTCACACAATCAACCGCCATTGCCTCAATTGAAGATGAACTTCCAATTGTGTTTGATTTAACCCAAACATACCCATTATTATAAACCGCCGTAATTCCAGTTGTTTGTGAATTGATTTCATTTACAATTGCTTGTGCGCTTTTAATTCCAGAAGTTAAATTAACAGCAACTATATCACTCCCATCAACCTTAAATTTTAAGGCATCATAAGAATTTATAATATATGTTTCAACCTCACTTCCTTTTAGTGTTCCAGCATAAGGTGGATCAAAAGTAAACAAATTTTTATTTGACGACAAAATAAATCCATATTGATTTTCAGAATTTACATCAATTTTTGCTTTTGCCGCATCATCATCCGCTACTCTTACAACCCAAGCCCTTCTACCACTTCTTAAATATTGCTTTATGGCATCCCACGCATAAGTATTTAAATTTGGTGTGCCAAAAACATTTACTAATTCATCCACATTAGTAATTAAAGTTGCCTCATTTATTGGCCCCTTATCAAATGCACCAATAAATCCAACCGAAGTTGAAGATAAAGACCGTGCATATAGACTCCAATCTATTTCTCTAACGTAACCACCCGGTGATACATAACTACCCATTATATAGCTCTCCTTTTATTTTCTCTTTTAATAATATAAAAACTTTATTCCCCAATTTTTTAAAAATAATATAAAAATTAAATTGGTGTTCCTGACGCATTTGCTCTTGAAGGCGATGGTAAACTTGCTTTTGAAGTCCATGAATTGTTATTAAATTCATATACATCTCGAACAATTGTAGATGAATTTTCTCCTCCAAAGACACATATACCATTTGATAAATTATTACTAACTTGTCTTCCTATAATTGTAGGATAATTAGTTTTTGATACCCATGTATCACCACCAGGTTCATATTCATCAACATCATTTATATAAGAACTACCAGTATCCCCACCTATTATATAACTTTTATTATCAAATGGAGACGCCGCATTTAGTCCCCGTCCTGGACTATTATGATCTGTTTTTGATACCCATGTATCATTCAAAGGATTATACTCTTCTGTATCTCTTAGATAATGAAGACTCATATTAAAACCAGAAAACAAATATCCTTTATTATTTATAGTAGAAGACCTTAATTCCCTTCTTGCGGGATAGGGAATTGTGTGTTTTGTAACCCAACTATCCCCGGCTACATCATATTCAAAATTTGTATTTGATTGATTGGAACTATCACTTCCAAATCCGCCACTATAATAACCTTTATTATTTATAGAAAACGCCGTGCCATCTTGTCTATCATGAACCATATTTCCACGTAAAATACAACTATCAATTTCGGGTGTATATTCAATGGTATCATCCAAAGTATGATATCCACCCCTTCCCCCAACTATATACCCTTTTGTGGAAATATAAAAAGCCGACGTATAATCCCTTGCGGGAGATAATAAATTGCTTTTAGACGACCACAAATCACCATTTTCATCATATTCATCAATATCATCCATAATTGAATAACTTGGTTGTCCATCAGACCCACTAAATCCCCCAAAAATATAACCTTTTGGAACATGCGAAGGTCCACCACTTCCACAGACACCACAAATTCCAGAAACATCAGTATTATAACAATGTTGTAAAATATCTGAAAGTGATTGAAATTTTTCTATTAATCTCTCATCATAATTTTTTGAAAAAAACTTAACATCTCCGCTATTTTGCTGAACTTCATTTATATTACATCCATCTTTAGCTTTTACATTAAAATTGCTTGATTTTACAGTTGAAACTATTGCGGTTGAATTATTATCCGTTTCAATATTTAATTCAGACAAATCACTTGAACTAATTTTACCCGCACTTCCATTCTTCAAATCAACATTTTGAGCATTGCTTGAGTTAATTTCTAAAGTGGAATTTGATACTTCAATTTTATGGTTTATTGAGCATGAATTTAGATTTATTACTGAATTTTCCATTGTGTAAAATAATATAACTATTAAATATGTTTGGATACTTTTTTGTTATTTCTTTCATTTTATAATGGTTTGTTGTATGGGTATATCGTTTCAATTGATTCCATTCCATTTTAATTTTTTGCATTTCTTCCCATCTATTCAATAAAAGTAAATTTTTCACATCCAATTCCAGGCAAAACCATCTATTAGGTGTTACAACTATTGACCATTTTATCAATAAATTCATAATTGTAATAATATCCACAAGAGAAAAGGAATTATCTTTCAAATGATTATGAATAGAAAAATGGCGAGATTCAATTGGATATTTGATTTCTTTTTTCTTTAATTTTACTTTGGTTTTTGAAAAAGACGTATAAAAAACTGATAAATTGCCGTGCTTATCAAATAGCATTAAACATTCAAAAGGAATATGTTGTAAATTTTCAGCATTTTTATATATGGTATTTGGAAATGGAGTCATAAAAATTCAAAAATTTGTTAGCTTGAATGATTGGATTAAAATACTTATCAACATTAGTCCTTGCATTTATACCTATTTTTCTCAAAATCTTTTTGTTATCTTTCAAAACAAAAATTTGTTCAATTAACTCATCTATGTTATTAACAACATAACCATTAATTTTATTACGTATTATTTCATCTACACCATAATAATCTAAAACAATTGGAACATTCTGACAAGCCATATTTTCTAAAATAACATTAGGTAACATTGATTTTCCAAACAAAGGAATAAAAACATCTACACCGTTCAAAATATGTAATAGCAAAACTTTATTTTCCACCCAACCCCAATCTATTATTTCAAAATTAAATGATTTTTCTATTTTCTTATGATTTCCATATATCATTACTCTAATATCATTTTCATTCAACTTATCTAAAATATTATACAACATATTGAAATTCTTGGCATTTATTAGAATTGTAAACTTTTCGGATTCTAAAAATGATTTGTTTGGTTTGAAAAAATTCAAATCTATTCCATTAGGAATATAAACAACATTTTCCAAATTATCAACCAAATTATTATACAACCATTTTGTCAATACAACATAAAAAACATTTTCAAAACTTTTGATACCAATTAAATTACTCGAATGATGAATTGTAAAAATAGATAAGGTATTAACCAAATATGGATAAACCTTAGAAAAAGACCACGGAACATTTAAATGAATCGGAATATTTTTGGGGATATGTAGAGGAAAATTGATTAAATATAATGGTTGTTTTGTATAATTCGATAGTGTTTTAACTGAATTGAAAATACCTTGTGGTTTTATTGGAGAAACATGAAAAAATTTCATTTAAGAAACATTATTAAATGCCCCCATGTGATTTACTGAATCGGGCATTTGCTCATCTGTCGTCCAAGTGTCATTTTCTAAATAATTAACCCAACTCACAGACGCATATTGCATATATCCAAATTCATCATCATAAACTTCATATCCCCCTAACGCATAGACTTTATTATTGACTATTGTGGCGCCCATTTGGGACAAATTATGTGAATAATCTGTTTTAGATACCCAAGTATCGGGTAAATATTCAAAAACATATCCAGTTGTGGCATAATCATCATAATCATCTTTTCCACACAAAGAATATCCTTTATTATTTAAATCTGTATAAGCGTGAAAATAAACGGCATAGGGCATATCAGTTTTCGTTGTTTTTGAAACGAAAGGAATATATTCATAATGACTTGTGTCTTCTCTTCGTGCTAAATTATATCCGCATCCAGCCGCCCCATTGGAAAATGTTAGTCCATCAAAATCATTACTTTTCATTTTTGCTTTTCCTTTAATAGGGCACTATGCCCCCACCAAATACATGAATTTTCTCATTTACAACAAAAGCACCATTTCCTTCTGAAAGATAACCGTCCATATCAGTTGTGAAAGTATCTGTTTGAGGGTTGTATTCTCTATTTCCATCATCATGAGGGGGAGTTTGAGCATCCCATCTTCCATGATTATAGTAAATTTTGTTATTTAATGATGAAATAGAAAAATTATATGACGTGTCCGGCCATGATTTTTGAGTAAATGTATTTGAAACATATTCAAAATTATAAATATCACCACAAATATATCCTTTTTCATTACAAGTTATTCCATGAGCACATAAAATATATTCTGGCAAATCATTTGAAACTGTCCAAGTTGAATTAGAAAATTTATAAAAGGGTGAATTTCCTGGACCTGGTTCTGGTAATCCGATTTCTTCGGGTTCTAATGTCTCACCACCACCGAACGCCATACTTCCACCAGAAGCGGGAGACCCACAATTTGAACATGGCCCGGAATTATCAGTATTGTAACAATGTTGTAAAATATCTGAAATTGTTTGAAGTTTTTCAATCAATCTATTATCAAAATTTTTAGAGGCAATCCTAAAATCACCTGAATTTTGATCCACATCTGTAACACCATTACAAGCATCTTGTAAATTAACCTGAAAATTGCCATTTTTTACATTTGAAATAATTGCATTTGACCCATCATTATTAGAAATTTTCAATTTTCCAAGCGTTGTTGTATTAACCCAAGCGGTTGAATTTCCTGTTAATTGAACTTCCCCACCGCCGCTTGTAGAATTTACTCTAATAGTTGATCCAACCACAGCCAAATCATGATTTATAACACACGAATTTAGGTTTATTACACTACCACCATCAACACTACCACCGGAAGTGTCACAAAATGTCAATCCATCAAAATCAGTATTTTCTTTCATTTTCTATAAATTTGTTATATTAGCATTAACAACACTGTTATTTGAAACATTCAATAATTCAGCATTTATAGTTGATAGGTTTATATTAACCAATGAGGCACTTATAGTCACATGACCACTACAATTTGAATTATTTATATCCGCAATTGAATTGGATATTGTAATATCATCTGAATAATTTAAATGTTCTAATGTTACAACTGAATTTTCTATTTGAATAGCCATATTATTTTAACTCAATTGGAGAAATTGCAAAAAACTGTTGCCCCGATAGATAAATTTCAGCATCCCCGTTTGGGTATTCTCGATACATTGAAATAAATTTTGGGTCCACCCACATTTCTGTTGAATATTTCCCATTGATTCTAATCATTCTATTTTTTATTTCTTTGAAAATTTCTGAAAAATATTTGTCATTTACCTTCAATTCGCTTCCATCATTGGCAATAATGACGTAAAACGTCATTTCTTTGTAAATTAGCGCAATTTTGTCAAGATTTATAAAGGATTTAACGTTTCTGGCATCTTTTATTTCTTTCATAAGACCTTACACCTCTTATATTTTAGTTAATAATATAAATCAAAATTAATCATCAACCAAATATTTTCGCCACATATAATCAACCGTCTCATATTCCCTTTCAATTTCTTCACGAGTTGGTTCTTTCTTGGATTTTTTGGGGGGTTCTTTTTCTTCATACATTTTTTCCCATTCATCTGTTCCCCATTCTCTCATTTTAATACTCCTTTAATTTATTTTAATATTTGTAATTCTTCTATGCTTTTCTTTCAAAGTTTTTAAAATATTATCGGCTATTTCGCCCCTGAATTTTTTCCATTTTCCATTGCTATTTTTAATTTGTAAATCACAACAATAATCACAACATCTGCAATTATATATTTTGCCTTGGTATTCTATATTTATGTATCTCCAACAATGTTTCCATTCCCACATTTTAAAAGCAATATATTTCCAAAGTGGAATCTTAACGCCACATATATCCATCTTTTATTCTCCCAATAAAATTTTCAAAATACCAATTACCATTTGTTGTCTTTTGTTAGGTTCCTCCCACATATATGTTAAATTAAATGCTTTCATTATTTCAGTTTTTTCAATATCTTTCGCCTCAATCAATTCTTTCATTGATTCCAAAGTTTCTTTAAATGCCCTATCCCTGTCTTTGTATTTTTTTAAATAATAACCAGTTCTCAAAAAAACTTCATACCGTATCCATGACGGCCGGCCTTCATTCCATTCATATCCTTTATATGTATTATCGTTTGGGTGTTTTGGAAGAAATACTTTATCACAATTCAAAAATTCATCTATGGCACTAAAACCATAATCAGTCAACCAATAAACACAATTTTTTTGAATATCATAAAGATAACTCCAACCGTCTTGTTTGGAAAAATAAAATTCTAAATAGTTTGAGATTAAATCAGGACTTTCGATAAAATCAGAAATGGAATTTTCTTCTTCTTTTTTTAGAACAATCCCTTTTTCTTGTCTTTCAATAATCATTATTTTCCTCCATTAAATTTTAACCATTATATCACCATTTCAAGCAAAAGTCAACTTATTCTACCCATTCAGGTCCATCTTTTCCATTCCAATATTTTTTGCTCCAATATGAATGAACTTTCTGAATTGTATCATAATCCAATTTTGAAATTTCATAAGGTTCTTTAGTAAACCACACAAAATTGTCAAATTTCCAAATAACATTTACAAAATGCCCATAATTTTTGATATCGGGATAATCTACTATTTCGGTTTGTTTTTTTGGAGTAATAGAATATAAATAATATTTGCCATTTTTTTCTATATAAACCCTATATTCATTTTCATGTTTGTCAATACTTAAAACTTTCATTTATTGCCCCCCTCTATTTTAACTGGAATACCCAATTCTTTTGCAATTTGTTTTAATATTTTCGGAGAAAATCGTTGCATTTCTTTATCAATATAATCAGACCCATAATATCTTTTAAGATTTTCATTATTTTTCCAATCTTCAATGGCAACATATTCAAATTTATCAAGTGTTGCATCTCCAATTAATTGTGATTCAACATATCTTCTAAAAAATGTTGCTAAATTATCAAAAGTTTCTTTTGGGGCATCTATTTTACCCGTTTTTATTATGTTTTTTATAATTTCTATATCCTTTTCCATTATACCAATTTTAGTTTTCCTATTTGATATACTATCCATTATGTATTCAAGCAAGTAATACGGATTCTTTTTTGTAAATGTTCTATTTAATTCATCTGAATCACTGCTATTGTTTGGAGTAAATGTAACATATTTTTCAACAATTTCAGGTTTCACTCTAAATTTGAAAAATCCATATTGTGATTGTGTTCTAAAATCCATTGAAGAATTATGAAGAGACATATACCCATAAATAGGACGCTCTCTTCCTAATTTTTTAGTAAAATATTCTGATTCTCTTTTTAATAATTTTTTATATTCTGGATTTTCCTGAAATGCACCATAAAAAGACCTACGTTCCCAATAATCCCTCAAATCCCCAGGTGCGGGAATCAATGATCCATTGGATGTTGCGGCTTTACCCAATTCTAATTGATTTTTCATTCTTTTTGTTTTTACCAAATCTTTATAAGATGAACTTTTTTCTAAATCCCCCCGTTTAAATTTTCTCAAAATGTAAACAGGTAAAATATCTGTTCCTATATTTTTTTGGAAAAATTTGCCCAATTTATAGAAATCTTTAGTTGTAATCAAATCTTTACCATGTTCTTTCTTATAATTTTTAAGATAATCTGCCATTCTTTTGTTTTTTATAAAATATTTATAAAATAATTTCCTGACATTTTCAAGTGTCAATTCGGGAGAATTTTCATTAACTCTATCAATAGCTAATTGTTGATATTTTGTTAATTTTACCTTTACAGTCCTATCTTTCTTTTTTCCTTCCTTATAAATATAAATCCACTTCCCACCCTTGCCTCTATATTTTCTAAGATATTTATGATTTGTTCTTTTTTTCATTTTGTTTATATCTCTCGCCTTATATATTTTATACCTACCATTCTATCCTGAATTTTATTCCAAACCAAATTTTCATGTAATATTTCTGCTTCTTGTGGTGTTATTTTTCCGTCATCTATCATATCTTCAAGTTTATTTCGCACTTCTACATTTGCTCTTAAATTTTCATTTGCCAATTCTTTTCTGAATCTTTCAATATCTCCATATTTTTCATTTATTTTTTCATAATCAAATTCAATTTTATAATCATATTTTTTCGAGCAAACATACATTGATTCGTGGCCCGCATTTAAAACAATATTAATATCTTCCCAAGAAAATGAACTACCTTTGGGATGATTGTGAATAGTTGTTTTATTTCGTTTAATGGCTTTTTTTAAAGAATAGCCGTCCAATTTAACGTAATCTTCACCACCATCTTTTTGAAATACAACATTTCCTTTATTGTCAAACAACACAAAGGTTTCGTATTTTTGATTTCTTATTTTATTGGCAATTTTTCCAATAGATTCAAATTCAAATAAAGAATTTTTGGAATCTTTTAAACTTGTTTCCTTATAAATGTAAACCCATTTCCCATTCTTACCTTTGTATTTTCGTAAATATTTATGGGTTGTCCGCTCTTTCATTCAATTTTTTCCAATTCTCTCTTTATTTTTTGTAACTGTTTTGCATCTTCTCTATACACGGATTCAATTACATCTACTGAATATTTATCAAGAGGTAATTTATCCGCCTTCTCCACAATAAGTCTCATTACATCATCAAATAATTTATCAATTTTTTTTCTCATTTTTACTATCCTCATTCATTTTTTGGGGGTGTTCAAATAATTGCAAAAAGATTTTTTGCAAAAGATTTTTTTCATTTTGCAATTTTGCAATTTCGTCATTTTTAAGATTTTTCACACCATTCACCTCCGCCATCATTATATCATCCCTTTTTTAATTTGTCAACTATTTCGTCAAGTTTTTTTGAAAGTTTTTCGATTGTCATTGATTTATTATTAAGCAATAACCGGCCATCTTTTTCAGTCATTGAATCTATATTATCAGTTATATTATATTTTTTCAGAAATTCACTCAATCCTTTTTTACCATATTTTTTAATCAATTCACCTTTAGTTTTATCTGAAATTGGCAAAGTTGCGGCAAAAATCCCAACCGCCAAACTGGAAACATGAACTACTTCACCACCACGTTTTTCTATATATTTTCTCAATTCATTTATTGTTCCCCCTTGACCTATAACATCATCAACTAAAATATATTTTTTACCTTTGATAACATTACCTGAAAATTTTGGTTTGGCTACTAATCTTTCATAAGCATTTTTCTTTGTTCTACCAACCACATTAGCTTGAACAATATTATCATCAAGTTTGAACCCCATTAAATTCGATATTTTAGCCGCATACGCCGTAGGTAAATAATTATGACCCTGAACTTCAATTGCATGAACAGCGCAAACAATTGTATCTTTTGGATTATATTTTGATAAAGTTTGTTTTATCTTTTTTTCATTCACCACTTCATTTATAACATTTACAGCCGCTTTAACATCAAGACCTTTTTTGGCCTTATCATAATCTTTTCTGGATTTTAAATATTTTACAGTTGTATTACTCAAAACTTTTGGAAAATCTTTTTTCCAACCAGGATCATGAGATAATGTAGATTCCTTATAAATATAAATCCACTTCCCCCCCTTGCCTCTATATTTTCTTAGGTATTTGTGATTTCTATTCATTAATAACCTCTTTCAACAAAAACCACATCATTTTTATTTATCGGTTTTTCTTCATTCCGCCCAACTACCATATATTCATGTTCATCTGCAAATTCACCATTATCAAAAACTGAATACAAAATTTCACGTGGTAAAAATATGTCTTTAGTTGAAAAGGTGTGTTTAATTGCTATATCACCAATTCCTCTAAAAATTGATTCTTTCCTTTTTATTGTCCATGAAGACATTGGTAAATCACGATAGGAAATTTCAGCGTTTTCTTGTAATCCTTTTAATATTTGTTTTCCCGTATCCCCCCCAATAGCTCTATATAATTGAATTTCTTTTACATCATTTTTAATAACGTCAAAATATGCTTGCCCAAATGCCCTCAATTTCAAAACTATTTCAAGATTTTTTGGATTGTGATAATCATCTTTTTCTTTCTTTATTTTCTTTCTTTCAGCTACATTATCTTCGATTTCATAAATTGCTTTTCTAAAATCATGTCCACCCCAACTATATGTAGAATGACACCACATCATCAATAAATCTTTAACATCTTTATTTTCATTTGTTGTGTTTATGATAATTTTTCCAACTGGATTTTCTTTAAACCCCCGTGGAATTGTTTTATCATTTCCCAACATATTCATCCAACCGTTTATGGAATTTTTAAATCCTTTGACATCTTTTTCTGGAATTTTTGAAAACATTTCAGCATATTGATTATAATATTTTTGATATTGTGCTTTATATTGGGGTTTAATCTGAATATCTAACTCATCTTTTCCTTTTTTGACGCTACTTTCCTTATAAATGTAAACCCATTTCCCATTCTTACCTTTATATTTTCTTAGGTATTTATGATTTGTCTGTTCCGATTTTACCAATATCACAAATTTCAATTTATAAAAGTTTCCTTTTCTATAAGATTGTTTTTCCCCCACTCTTCAATATCAATTCCCAAATATGATTTCATTAACAACCATACTGTAACTTTTACAACTCTCAATTGTTCTTTTGACATCGTGGCAACTGACGCCCCCATCATAAAATTCATCATGGTTGCAACTTTTTCCTCATCCAAATTATACTTTTTAATTATTCTTTCAACCTCCATTATAAAATCAACATTTTTTTTCTGCATTTTTTCTTTCATTTCATCATCAAAAGCATCCAAATTAATCATTTTCTTCCTCCATTTTAATTCCAAGTTTTTTTAATTCATTTTCAGCCTCTTTATCTCCCTGTTTGGCTTTTCGTTTTAATCTACTAATATAAAGCCAATCAGAATTTTCAATATCTTCACTAAAATCAATTACAATTTTTTTCATTTTCCTCTCACTTTTAATCAAGTTGTTGAATTGCCGTTACCAATACAATATTATGATTATTCATATATTCTATTATTTTATCTAAATCATCATTTTTATACCATTCTCCAATTGCTCTAACAATTATTCCATACAAACCCAACACATCCTGAAATTTTGTTATAATTTTATTGGGATTGAATGGAATTTTGTTTAATTTACAATAAATTTTAGCCTGCCTTATTGAACATGCTAAAAACCATTCAAACTTTTCCTTCTTTTCTCCATATTTATTCATATTTTAACCATCCACATAAAAACGCCGGCATATTTTTATTACAATCCTTGTATAAAATTTCCTTTTTCACAATAATATATTCCTAAATAACATTAACTGAAACTTTGTGTTCCAGAACTTTTTGTATTTCTTTAATAGTTCTGCCCCCTTTCCCAATTACAATACCCGCAATTTTTTGGGGAACATTCAGAACATCTTTATCTTTGAAAACCACAACCGTTGTATTCCGACAAGAAGTCATTTTGAGAAAAACGGCCTTGTATTCATCCCACGGGAACCCATGATTGAATGGTGGTTTATTAAATTCATCAATAATACAAGCATCAAATTCACCCATTCTCAGTTTAATAATTTCTTTTGCTTTTTGAGTATCAATTTCTTTTCTTACCCTATTAATTTCCGCCACCACTTCTTTATAATTTTTTTCATCAATATATTCAGTCATAGACTCTGGAAAGGCAAACCAACCAAAATTTTTACTATCATTTGAAAATTCAAAAACAATTGCTTTGGTTTTAATTGTTGGAACCTCAAAAGATTTTCCACCTCTAACCTTATAGATTTTTGCGGCAACCCTATCCCAATTAATTGAATTTGCCACATCCGACCTAACAAAAGTGTCAAACATTACACATTCAATATAATGAAACATAGCATTGTTTTTTACTTTCGCAATAACACCATATTTTCTGCTTTCACCAGTTTTAAATACAACTTTTTCTCCAACCTTAATTTTGGGCATTTGAAATGGTTCAAAAGTAACCACCTTTTTTCCATCTTTATCACTAATAGTTACATGAATCGCCATCATTTCCCCCTTCTGTTAAATTCACAAACATTATAACAGTAAAAGGGAAAAAAGTCAACTATTTTATTTTAATTTTCTTTCGTATTTTTCAAAAACTTCTGGAAATGTCTTAACAAGATTTTCAATTAGATTATGAAAATGGATAAAATCAGCTTCTTCCACTGTCATTTTACCCGCATCAATAGCATCCAAGAATTTTCCAACTGTCATTTCATTAAGTAATATGTAATGATTAGCCAATTTATTAACTATTTTTTCTCTCGTTTTAATAGATTTGTTCATAAATGATTTCTTAAATACCATTAAATAATCAGCTTTTTTAGATGTTGCTATTATTTTTGGAACTTTAAAAATGGAGGCCGTTGCAATATCATTAATTGAAAATGACGCCGAATTGGGGTGGTTGTGGATAAAAATTGTAGGTTTTTGACCTCTTATGTATTTGATATCATCGTCATCATATTCAAGTGTATCGGGTTCATCATCTGTCATCTCATCTATTTTTTCATTGTATTTATTATAAAAAATGCCGATTTCATATTTATGATTTCTGATTCTATTCATATCAGCTTTTACAATTTTGGGTAAGGCATTAATTTCAGGTGTATCACCACTTTTCTTTTTTCCTTCCTTATAAATGTAAACCCATTTCCCATTCTTGCCTCTATATTTTCGTAAATATTTGTGATTTGCCCGTTCCGATTTCACTTTATTGCCCCAATTATTTTTTTGAAAATTCTTTTTCCAACTCTTTTATTTTTTCTTGATCCCCCCTTACCATTGCCCGTGAAAAATCTAAGTGAATTTTATCATCAATTTTATCTTTTACTTCCATAGCCGCTTTAAACTGTAAATTAAAAAGTCTTTCAATTTCCTTTTTATCCATTTTATTTTACCTCTTTTGCCTTTATGAATTTGTAATAAATGCGTTGAACATCTTCTTTCATTTTCCCATATATACCCTTTGAACCCCAAACGGCCTCAGTAAGCGGTTTGCTTTTATCAATAGTCATATTCAAAACCATTCCATTTTTCATTATTATGCTAAAAGCATACATTTTATTCATTGGAAATATTCTAACATTTTTGACATATTTTGATTTTTTAAATTCTTTGGATAAATCGTCTGGATTTATAGTCTTAACATTTGTTTTAAACTTCTTATTATCATAGGGTGTTTCCATATCAAATTTTATCTTTTCTTGTTTATATTCCATTCCCACAATCTCTCTTGCTACACTTCTCCAAACCCCACTAAAAAATCTTCTATCAATTTCTTTATCTGTTATTTTACTGCCATGTTGTATTTCAGATTCCATTTCTAATTTTATAATTGTTGCGTAATGGGCATAATATTTATTGATTTCCTTTGAAAACTTTTTATAGCCGCCATAATGTTTATAAATTTTATCCCAATCAAAAGTCATTTCATAATTATAATTAGGTGACGCTACAACCATTCTTTTTGTTCTATGATTCATAGCCACACCAACGTCATTAGGAGAAAACGACGCATCTACCAAAGGGTGATTATGAAAAGTTATAGGTGCATTATCAAGTTTATCTCTTATTTTTTCTATTGATACCCGTTCAGAATTTCCTTTCTCCCTATGAATAACATTTCCTTTTTCATCAAATAAAATTAAAGTTTCAAATGGATTAAATCGGTGTGAATTGGCTTCAAACTCAAGATTCGGAACATCTGAAAATAATGTTTTTGGAGTTTTTGAATGAGATTTGCCCCTTTTTTCCTTATAAATGTAAACCCACTTCCCATTCTTACCTTTATATTTTCGCAAATATTTATGCGGACCCTTCAACACAATCCCTTGCATATTTATCTATATTCCTTTACTTTTTTCCCATAAAAATCTTTCAAACCATTATAGTCTCTATTGTAAACCATTTTTGGAACCTGTTGAAAACTATCATCAATTTTGTTTCCATTTTTTACTGATTCCAATTCCAATTTGAGTATTTTATTAAAAACTTCCTTAATTTTTTTATCAATTTCCTTCATTTTGATACTCCCCAAATACCGCCCTTTTGTTCATTTTATTTACTCCAAATTTCATTGTTTCTGTTAAAGTTGCAAATGCAATCGGTTTAAACAGTCTTCCCAACCAACTTCGGGTTACAAGTATTTTTTCTCCCGGACTGTCTGGGTGGAAAACCCAATATGTTTTTCGATTTAGAATTTTATTAAACATTTTACCCCCTCATTTTATAGGTTTAAGTTTTGGTCTATTATTTTCACCATAAAAATCAATAGAATTTTTTTCTTTAATTTTCAATCTGATTTCATCAATCCAAATTGATTGTGCAATGTCAAGTCTATCAATATTAACCTGTGGTGATACTGCATATTGGATTCTTCTGGCAACATCCATCAAAATCCCCGTAACAATACCCTCAAATCCAGTAATTCTATCAAATACCAAATCACCAATGTCAAATTTTGATTTAAGATTCATAATTTATCCCCCTTTATCCGCTTGTATCAACCAAATATCTGTAATTTCCTTTTTTTGAAGTCACTTCATAAACATGAGAACCCACTTTTTTTCTAATTTCATCATTTTCCAATTTAAAGGGTAACTTGTCAACATCATAGGCATTGATAAAACCTAAATCAATAAATTTGCCTGCTTCTTTATCCTTTCTGATTTTTTCATAAATTTTTGCACTTTTTTCTTTTTCCAATTTTTCTTGAAGTTTGTAGTCAACTGTATTATTAACATCTATATCAAATTGGTGAATAAAATATTGTTCAAGGGCTTTTTTCTTTTCTTTATCAGGCAATTTAGCAAAATCTTCCTGTCTCATATCCAAATAGCCCAAGAAAAACTTGTTGGGATAGTCTTTAACCATTTCATATTTCTTTTTAAGAATATCTTCGACCTCTTTTTTGCTATTAAACCCCATTCTTGAATTTCTTTTATAATAAAACTTTCCATCTTTCATTTTAACAATAAAATTTCTAATGTAAGTATCTATAATTTTTTCCTTTTTTGGTAATACTGTTTTCATATCACTCAATTTGGCAGAATTTTCAACTTCGATTTCAGTTTTGGGTTTAGGCTTTTCTTTCTTTGCTGGAACTTCTTTATCCATATCACTTACAAGTTTAGTCATAACATCTGTTCCAACAATTTTATTAATATTTTTTAAGTCATCTACCACTTTTCGATTCAATTTCATTTTATTATTTTTCAAGAATTGTTTAAAAACATCAATTGTAGTTTGGTGTAAATTGCCGATCTCCAAGGGTCCTCTGCCTCTTTCTAAATAACCGTGAATATCCAAAAGTTTTGTATATAATTCATATTTGCTTGCTTCTGGTTTATCTTTATGTGCTAATTTTCCAAAAGCATCTGCAATATCTTTAACTTTTTGCTTGTATTTTTTGGTCATTTTTTTGTGAATTGACTTTGGTGTTTCTTCTTTTTTATAAACATAAAGCCACGTATTACCTTTTTTGTATTTTCGTAAATATTTATGTGGTCTTGGCATTTTATAAACCTCTCATTTCTTTTTTGATTGTCCTAACCAAAATTGGATATTTTTTGGCATCAATTGAACTTACAACTGTTTTCAATTCATCTTTTCGTTTATTTAACATATTTTCATAGTAATTCTCAGGCAATAAATGTTTATCTTTATGATTTTTTGGGTCTTTGTAATATTTAACCTCATTAATTAAATCAATAACCTTGTTTCTAATTTTATCAGCATGTTCATCATTTTCTTCTGAAAATCGGTATGAATGTAAATTATACTTTTTTTGTGGTAATTTATATTTGTAAACCCATCGGTTGCCTACCCGTTTTTTGGATAAATATTTAGGCATTTTTAATGACCCCCTTAATTGATTGAAATACAGAATTTCCATATTTCATAACATCTTTTACTCTATATCCAAATTTATCTTCCATATTCAAAATTCGTTTATCTTTTGGTTTCCACCCTCTAAGGGCTTGCTCATGGGCAATAGTCCAACCATCTTTTCCCGCAATTCGCAAATCATCTATATTTTCAGTAAACCCTTTTGTTTTAATCTCTTTTAATTTTTGATTAAATTTATTCAAATCATCCTTTTTTCTCGCCATTTTTATAATGTAGTAACCCTTTGTTTTGTCTTTTACGTCAATTGGATGAAGTTTAAATTTCTTTTTGTTGGGATCATGGTAGAAGTATCTCCATTTGCCGCCAACTAAGACCCTTTTGAAATATTTGTGTGTCACGCTTCATTCCGATAAATTTTTAAAATAATATAATAAATTTAGAGAATTTCCCACAACAATCTATCGAAATGATTTAATTTCCTTTCCCATTTGTATTTATTCTTATCTTCAAGACTTACCAAATAATTAGTAAGTCCTTCTTTTTGCTCATTTGACAAACTGGAATCCTCAATTCTTTTTTTGAGAATTTCCACTATATTTTGTAATTCCACCTTTTTCATTTTACATAACCTCCGCAACCCTTAATCCCGCCTCTTTAATAATCTTAATGGCGGTTTTACGTTTGATTTCCTTATGACGGGGAATTGAAACTGACCTTTCCCCGTTTGTAAGGATTGTATGTTCCCTTCCTTGTCTTTTTTCTTGGAAGCCGTAATTTTTCAGGAGTTTTATCATTTTCTTTCTTTTCATTTTTTCCCCCTTTTTCTTTTTTCTTTCGGCCCCATTATATACCCCCTTATTTAAAAAGTCAACATATTTAAAAGAAAAAAAGTGGGATTTTTCCCACTTTTTTCCAAAGGAAGTCAAAACGAATGAAAAGAAGATTTGCATGATGTGAAATAACATGCTGGTCGGGGTGGAAGGGCTCGAACCTCCGACATCTTGGTCCCAGGCCAAGTGCGCTACCAACTGCGCCACACCCCGAAATTTGTTATTTATTCTTACCTCATATTTATTACCCCCTTTCAATTTTTTCTTATAATACCACAAAACAAACAAAAAATCAACCTATTTTTTAAAAAGTTAGTGTAATATCATATTTTTTTAGAGGCTCACTCACAGTTCCCGCCCCGTGCGCTGTCAAAAACCCATAACGATCTGTCTTTCCGTTTGTTAATTTTATTTTCCAAATTTTTCTAACTGGATTCATATTTTCATCTTGCTCATATTTTGTGCCTTCAATGTTCCAAACCCAACCATGTTTTTGAGCAACTTTATCTAATAAATCCATTAATTCTTTTGGTCCTTTCCAAAAATCGTCATCATATAAATGTTTTCCAATGTTAGTTTTACCATATTCATTATAAAAATCTCTTTTGAATGTTGAAAATGGTGACGGTGTGCCCGTTTTTTCAAAAGGTGTCCGCTTATCTTTTTTTGTGGTTTCCTTATACTTGTAAACCCATTTATTTCCAACCTTCTTTTTTGATAAATACTTGTGACTTTTAGCCATTTTTCTACTCCCCTCAAAAGAATATCAAAATCCTATTAGGATTATTTGTAGGATTCCCAATAAAATCATCTAATTTTCCTATATAGGTTTTGATTTCCCCAACCATACTATCATATTTTTTTATGGCCTCATTTATATTTGAATGTGTCATATACAAATCGGCAAAATGGTCTGTTTCAAAATTCTTAAAATAATCTTTTAATTTGTTTTGAATTTCCCCATCATTATATCCATAACCTTTAAGTTCATTATATTTATGAATGGCTTCACTCGCAATTTTAATATCATGTTTGACATTATCAATAAGTGCTTTTATCCTTTTTCTTTTAGTTTTATCAATTAGTTTGGAATTAACTATATTTTTTATTTTAGTGTTTATTTCAGTTTTCACAGAATTTGAAGACAAATCATCATCATTATCTCTGTTTTTGCCTTCGACTTTTTTGTATTTGTAAATCCATCTATGCCCAACACGTTTTTTGGATAAATACTTGTGAGTTCCTTTCATATTATCAATGCCCCATTATTTTTTGAAAATAATATAAAGGAAAGGGGGGGAACGACGCCCCCCCAAATTCACAAATTACAACCCCAAATACTCTACAACAAAATTCTTGAATTGATTAATATCTTTAATCGTATAATCAACATTTTCAGTATCATTTACCAATTCAATTTTCTTACGTTTAACCGCTGATTGAAAAAATTCATTACAATCAACTTTTCTATATTCTTTTTCAATCATTGTGCGAATTATAAAACTTGTTCCACTCATATTCTTTAAACTTGATCCGGGACGTAAATTCATATTGCCACTCACAGGAAAAAACCAACCCCTTTCAAAATCCATAATCCCCAAAGAAACATAGGAATTTTCTCTATCCAAAAACCTTGTATTGAAAAATAGTGAAGTTGCTGGATTTACATGGCCCCTCATATTTCTTTTTTCATTAATAAACAAATCAAATCTAACTTTCATTTTATTACTGTAACCACTATTGAACCAGTTCACCGCAAAAATACCAAACAAAGGTTCATTTACATTTGTAAAACTAATAAATTCCGCCGCCCCTTTGGGTGCATCCGTAATATCACCTGAAAATTTAATATCTAATCCATCACCACTTCCATAAGACCCATTCCAACCTATTACATTAGAACTTGAAAAATCCTTATCATAATATCTAAAAGCCAAATCCAAGTCAATTCTATGTCCTTTTTGATTTTTCCAATAAACCCCAACATTGTAACGTTCACCATATTTCAAGGTAATATAGGACCCTCTTTCAAATTCCAAACCATCGCCAACATCCCTAACAGTCAAAGGAATTTTCATATTCACAACATTTTCAACGTATTCCCTCAATTCAGGTGAAATATTTACTCTAACAGTTGGTTTATTCTTCAAAATTACATCCCAAAATTTATTTGCATAAGTTTTGAATTTTGGTGTTTTTGTTAAAATATCATCTCTTACATAGATTTTACCATTAGGTAATTTATAAACACCAAAATCATACATTTCTTCACTCATACGAATAACATTAAAAAGTCTCAATTGTAATTTTGTTGATAAATGTTCCATTAGATACACTGTATCTTTCAATGTCCAATTAAATTGATTATATTTTTCCAAGGCAATATGTGGATACAATTCAATTGCTCTTTTTCTATCTTTTTTCATTAACCTTGAAAAAATTGCATAATCTGTTTGAACCCTTTTAATACCCGCATTTCCATTTTTCAACGTTTTGGCAAATTTAGCCGCATCATATTTATTTTTAAACTCTTTAATTGCCATTATTTGAAAAATTTTATTGGATAATTTTCTTTTTTGTTTATAGCCCTTTGAAATTTTATCATAATTTACTACACCCAATAACTTCCAAAAAGTGTTTTTTATATCATCACTAATAAAATCTGCCATTTTATCCAAATCTTTTGAATTTAATAGAATTGGTTTATCAGTAATTTTGTAACATGCCCATCTCAGAACATCAAAATACTCCAAATTTTTGATATTCTGATTTCCACTATCCAAAACAAGAGTCTTAACCTCACTAAATCTAATACGATTAACATCAAATTCAATACCTTTTGCATCAATCAATCTTTTTTTCAAATATTCCATTTCCATTTCAGTTAATGGAGTATTAGTGTAAACCAATTTTTCAACCACAATTTGACGTAAAATATGTGGTGCCTCAATATCCACAATCAAAAAATTTGACATATCATTTTTTGAAACATCAATTTCTTTTAAAAATTTCTTGATTTCCCTTTTTCCAATTTTTGTTTGTTCATTAGGAAAATAAGTTGGAATATCCATTTCAAGAAATTCAGCACCATAAGTTGTAAAATAGTGTAAAAGAGTTTCAATTCGCAAAACAACATCGGGAACCTTACCAACTACATTTTCGTAATCCCCAAAAAGTGTATTTTGCCAATTTTTATCTTGTTTTTTGTATGCAATGAAAAAATCAAGAATTTTATTCAAATTTTTGATACGTGGTGCTTTTTCTAAAAACTGTTTGGAAGGAATAAAACCAAGTTTCAAAAGAAACATAAAAAACTTTTCAGGATTTTTGTTAATATTTTTGTTAGATAACAAAACCCCAATTTTATTTGTTCTACCAAATTCAACAACAAAATCATCATAAGTCATTTTGACACTCCATTGAGTTTAAGGTTGAAATTGACGGGGAAGTAAAAGGCGATTTCCAAATAATCTTAAAAAAGTAACTTCCCCTGCTGTCAAGAAACCCTTTTATGTTTTAGTGCATTTTAAACACCTCCATTTTTATATGGCGAATGAGTAAATTTGAATTTAACAGATTCATTTTTTAAGTAACTCATTCTTTTGCCATTAATTCTTATCCTCTTCAATTTTTTAGTATTGACGGAAAAGTGATCAAAAACAGGGTGTTGGCCTGTTGGTTTAAGTAACTTTTCCTTTTGTCAATTAATCATGTATATGTTATACCACACTTTTTTCAAAAAATCAACCTCTACCCAAAATATTTTAGAAAAAATAGCCATTGAATGTTTGGATAAATTATATTCAAAATGAAAAAAGACATAATTAAACAAGTGAAATGAATGGCTTGATCCATTCCAATTGTCACAAAAAACCAATGTCTTTGATTATTTGTGGAAAAATAAGTTATAAGTTTTGAAGTTGCAAAATCGACCACAATATGTAAAATTCCATTTACAACCGCATAAATGGGATTAAAAAGTAAAAAAGTTGCTGTATAAATCTCACCATGAAAAAATAGATACTTCCAATTATGACCTTTTTCAATTGCCATTCTATCATATTGAAAAAGAAAATCCGCAAAAAAATGTAACCAAATAATAATTAACAAATAATCAAGATTCATTTTTAAATATCCTGCATTTTCTTTGCAATTTTCATTGATTTATCATAAGTATCTAACCGCTCTTTGAGTCTTTTTATTTTCTTTTTACGATAATATGTTACATTCTTTTCTCCAACAATCAATTTTAGTTGATCTAACATAATTTCAACATCCGCAATTTCTTCACAAATGTTATCTATCGGTGCGCCACTTTCCCTAAATGTTTTGCAAAGTTCCTTTCCCAATTCATTCATTTCTTCCATAACCATAATAACTTGATTTCCACTCCCAAAAACATCAATTGCTTTCAAAAAAATTTCTCTTTCACTTTTTGTCAATTTATAACCCCTTAATTTTTGGTTCCACGGGAAGGATTTGAACCTTCGGCATGACAATTATCGGTCGCCTGTTCTACCCCTGAACTACCGTGGAATAATATTATATGGTGGGACGTATAGGGGTCGAACCTATGGCCTACGGATTAAAAGTCCGTTGCTCTGCCAACTGAGCTAACGCCCCACTACCCTCTAAAAATTGCATAAAGTGTCCCACAAAACACCAATCCAACTATATAAAACACAATATAAATAACAATAGCCCACCAATAATTATAATTTATCCACCCAAACCCCCTAAATGCAACAAACAATAAAATAGAAAAAATCCAAGCAAAATTAAACAATTCAATAAAACTATCAGATCCCCCACTATTATTTATAATCAACCAACCAGTTACAAAATCCAAAAACAAAGAAGTCCACAAAATCAAATTTGTTATTTTAAAAACCATGTGCATATCAACTGTCTTCATAATTTACCCCCGTTTTTCTATTATTTTACGCATATTTACAGGACAGTAGCCATTTTTTTCAATTGAAATACATACATGATAAGACTTTATATTATATCTATTATCATGTGTGTGCCCATGAACATTCACAAAATCTTTAACATCATAATTCACAAAATCAAACACCCCATATAGAGGATAATGTGAAAATGTTATAATTTTACCCCAAATGTTTAAAGTTATATTTTCACAAACAAGATTCCACCCCATTCTGTAATACCAACTTATTGATTTTTTATCGTGATTTCCTAATATTAGCCATTTATTTACAAAAGGTGGAATTGATTGAATTAATTTTTCATGCCATTCTTTATCATTTCCAAAACAAACATCACCCAAATGAATAAAAATATCCCCCTGTCTAAAGGGTGTGTTTGAAATACACTTTAAAATTTTTTCACTAAAATTTTGGGATCGAACCGGGTGATATTCTACTATTTTATCATGCCCAAAATGTGTGTCCGCAATTGTCCAATACTTTGTAAAATTCATAAATATTATATATCATATTTATTTATAAAATTCAACTACTTTTTCTTTTTGGGCTTCAAAATTTCTGTCATTTTATTGGCAATTAATACCAATTCATCATAATTGTTATTTTTAAACGCCTCAATAATAGATTGTGCATACTGAGAAGCATAAGGTGTTTTGTTTTCTATCATTTTAATTTGTAATTCACTCAATTTCTTAATGATTTTTTTCATTTTTTTATCATCGACTATTGTTTCCATCAAAGGTGTCCCCACAATTTTTACATTGATTTGTATCAATCAAATGTTTAATTTGATTTAAAGCATCAAGTTTAACATGGTTGTTTTCTTTTATTGCACTTGTTAATCCATATAATAATAAAAGTTTTTCATCATCCTTTAGACCATTAAAATTATCCATTAAATGTAAACACGTATTCTTTAGTTTTTTTTCAAAATCATTGTCGGTTTTATTACGAAACCTTAACATCTTTATTTCCTTACTATTTCCAAAAACAGTTTATTTATTCAGAACATAAATATCATTGACCCTTAAAATGGTTGATTTTTTATATTCACCCATTTCCAATTTTTTCTCAGCCGCTTTTAATACTTTCAAGACCTTTTTCTTATCTTTTTCGGAAATTTTTGCCCTATCCAAATAAACAAGTGCCGCTCTTATGTGATCTTTATCAAGATTTCCATTCACATCTTTGTATGGGAACATCCGCAAATCTCTTGGTTTGGTTTTTCCTTCTTCATCTTTTTTGCCCCCAGGTAAAATCAAAGCAAATGATGAATCTGGTAAATCATTAATAAATTTTCGTGTCCATTTAGCCATTTTTAACACCCCTTTTTTGAAAAGTAATAAGTTCAGGATAATCCTTATTGATTATTTTCCAAACATTCTCAAAAAATGTTAATTTATTTTTCTTCAATTCTTTTTCTCTATCAAGCAAAATTGAATAATAATCACCAATAATATCAGAAATATTATCAGTTTTTATATTAAAAATTCTATCATATTTTTCGGTTGAAACTATTATTTTTCTTATTCCTTTTTTAAAAAAATACTCAATTTCCCAATCAATAGGAGTTGGATCAATATTTATAGTTTTTTTATCTCCATTTTCAATTCGCCTAATCTTTAAATTTTCAGCCCTATTAAGTATTACTGTATGCGCCCCCTTTTTTATTTTGATTTTTTTGAAGGCCGCTATATCATTTTTTGCAATATTTCTATCATATTTTCCCCCAATAGCCTTACCATTTTTATCCAATATAACATAACTAAATCGTTTATGATTTCTTATTTTATTTGTAATTTCCATTTCTTTTTCTGATAAACCCCTTTTATCTTGTGCGCCATCTTTTTTTGAGTTTTTATATATATAAACCCAATGATCCCCTCTTTTAAATTTACGAAGATACTTGTGTGTTTTCATTTAATAACAGTTCCCCAATTTTATCAATAGTATTTTCATCGCCACTTCTTTGGGCATCCATCAAATTAGCAAAATAAAAATAGAATTTTTCAACTGTTATTTTGCGTTTTTTCGATTTCTCCAATAACATTTTGTAAACTTTATCAAATTTCATTCTTAATGCCCCCTATTTTTAATCCCCCACTATACAATCATTATATTTTATCCCATTCAGTTCACCATTCAAACGTTTTAATGTTTCTTCTGCATCAGCCATTGTCATTACAATCATAGCCAAATACAAATCCAAAATAGCATTTAATAAAAGGATTTTATCATTATATATTTTTCCGGCAATAATTGATTTAATTGTTTCAAAAATCAAATCAACATGCGGTTTGTGCCATTTATTAAATTTTTCAATTACTATTTCTGGAACACCCATTTTCCGCCATTCATCCTCATAACTTGTAACAACATAAATCAAATTGTCAATTACAACTTTTTCCAAATTGGTAATTTTAAATTGTTTATTTACAATATTATTTACCATATTTTTAACTTCACGTTCCCAAATTGTAAATTTCACCTTTAACATATCTCGAAACAATTCTGTTTTACATTTATCCACCCCATCTTTTTGAATATATATAATCTCCATTGCTCTTAATTGGTATTTTGAAATATATTTAATTCTGATAAAAAAAGCATGATTCAAAGGGTTGTAATGATTAGTTTTTTTACCCAATTCACCAATTTTGGATTTAAAATATTTGAACCCTAAATACACTGCCATCATCCCAACTATACCAAATCCAATTTTATCAGCATCTTTTAAAAATTCATGTAGTGACATATTTTTATTGCAACCTCTCTTCAATTATAATTTCATCTTGAACACTTCTAACCGTTTTAACCCATCTTGTATAAATCGGTGGTAACATGGCATGAACAGTCAAACTAAATGTATTTCTATATATTTCAACCATTTCATTAAATTCAATATCTGAATTGTCTTCAACATCTGAATTTATCATGTGAAATGGGCAATAAATTGGGTCCACATTTTCCATAATGTCAAAAGGCCCCAAACTACCTTTTTGTAAAAGTGGGAAATAATACGATAAAATATAATTTTGTTGATATAAATCCTCACACCATGTATCAATATTATACACCAAAATAATCGGTGTTAATAATTTTCTTAATTCAGTTGTGTTAAAATCCATTGAATAATTCGATTTTCTAAATTCAAGACCCGAAAACGCCGGTTTTTCAATCTCTATCCCACGTTGTCGGTAAAAAGAAACAAAAGGAAAATCAATTTGACGTGTTTGATCTCCGCCCATTGGAATTGACATTGTTTCCATTTTTTTAAATGCCAAATTAGGAATACTATTCAAAACAGTTAAATTCCTACTTGTATCAGTGGGGTGGGGAATTGCTAATAATTCCTTCAATGCAAGTTCAATCTGTTTAAATATACTATTTTTAAATTCTGGTTTATTGTCTGTTCTATTTATTGTCATCGCCCTTCCAATGGTGTTTTACATAATAATATAAAATTTTAATGTTATTTATCTATTTCTTTTCCACCTCTTTAATCCATTTTTCAACTTCCGAAATTTCCGCCACCTCATTTAATGTTCTGAATATTTGCCATGTTTTCTCCTGTTTGTAATTAATTGGTAGGGAAGGTGGGGATCGAACCCACAACATACGGCTTCTAAGGCCGTCGCCTCTGCCAATTGCGCTACTCCCCTACAACATACTTATCCGTTATACTGGAATCAAGTTTCCAAAATATAGGATTAGGCCAATCGGGTTTATCATAATCAAGCCATAATATATCATAACGTTTAAGTTGTTTATATAACCACCATTTTACCCAATGGCAACAAAACATGGTCAATATTTCCATAAATAGGACACCAAATACTGAAACCATTAAACCAAGTCCAATAATCAGGATAAAGAAGACGACGAAACGTTGTTAAAATTTCTGGATATGGGTATTTGTTTAAAATAAAATCCTCATCTTTTTCTGTCAAAAAATATGGTTTTGCATTTCCTTTACCTATAAATTTTTCAATATGATTAATCCGTTTTTGTTCAAACTCTAATAATACTCTATTAGACGATTTTTTCATTCCACTAACTTCCATTCATTTTAATCATTACATTAATATGCTCTATCGGTGTTACTTTTCTTACATACAATTCAATCATATTTTCATTTATCTCCATTTTTTCAACTTTGAAATTGTTCTTTTTTAAAACACTTTTTATAATTTCAATCATTTTCCTATTTCCTTTTTATTCTTAACAAATATCCTTACAAAATTTCTTCAATTTCATTCCATTTTTCCAATTCATCCTTATGACAAAAAGCCATTTTATTAAACATGCTCATATCATCAGAATCCCAATAATCCCATATATGAATTAATTCTAAATCTTCTGCAATATGCCAATCATCGTGATACATAGGCATATCAAATTCAAAAAGTGTAATTTCATAGGTTTTTCCATCAATTTCAAAAATTTCCACTCTACTTGTAACATTTTTTAAATTTTTCACATAATTAATAGTGTCTTGTAATGTCATTATATATTCCCCTTCTATTGTTTTGGTTGGGAAGGGGGGACTCGAACCCCCAACATACGGTGTTTGAGACCGTCGCCTCTGCCAATTGCGCTACTCCCCAATTTTATTTTATAATCAATTCATCAAACCAATTTTGTAAAACATTAATTGAAACGGAATCAACTGGAGTTGCACCAGAATCAACTAAAAAAACAAATTGTAAATGATTAGGTCCCCAACATGTTTCTATTAATTCTTGACCGCAACCATTAACAGTAAATCGTTCCAAAAATTCTTTTTCGTGATTCCATATCACTTCATCAAATGGGTCAAGTTTCATTGTAACATCAGAAATTTTCATTTCTCCAAACTCCTTATCATTAAATGAATTGACCTTTTTTATCGCCTTCTTGATAACGTTTATAAATTGATTGATATTAATTATTATTTAATCTTCCCCTTGGTAATATTTTAAATTACAAATTAACTCACAACCAAATTGACATACAAATTTAACTGTCCCTTCTAATTCCTCTCTGACCCAACCGGGAGGCATAGTTGGTAATAAATTACATCCACTAATATTTGTTTCGATTTTTTCCATTACTACGTTATGTATAGGACACATAACAACCATAATAACTACCTCCGTTTTTTATAATGTTCAATAGCGTTTTCAATGACTCGCTGTATAATTAACTTTCCATTTTCATTAATATTTTCGATTTTAAGTAAATATCGCAAATCCTCGGCACTAATATTCCGTATTAATTGACCAATAGCATAATTAAAGAAACTTCCACTAAATTGTGTTACATTATTAAAATCAAGTGTAACAACTTTTCCCTCCTTTAGAGTGGTATAAATTTTATTATAAATTTTTTGACCATCTTCTTTTATAATACATCTGTGTCCAATCTCCTTTTTAATATTAATTATTATATTCATTCTCCCAATCCCAATTTTATTTTATAATCAATTCATCCTTAATCATGGGACTAACCCCAAAAAGCGGTGGAATATTTGCTATAATTTAATTATTTATTTACCATTTTTCACAAACAAATGGAATTTTTGATTTAAAGATATCAACATTTTCTTTACAAATAAACCTGAAATATTCAACCACAGTATTTAAAATCCTCAATTTCTTGTCATCGTTTGTATTTTTAATATAGTCAATCATTTCCATTTTATCCAAATTTTCATCAATATAGGTATTATCCATTAATACTCTCCTTTAAATTTAAGAATTTATTATTTATCCCACCACTTTTTAGAGATTTACGGATCGACCTCTTCAACATACGCATTTACAATATCGTCCATTATATCATTGTCATAATCTTTAAAAACGTCATCAACTATTGATTTCAAGACCTTTTTATCTACTTCATGCAAAAATTTGTGTTCAATAATTGGTTTAACACGTTTCAAATACCAATCTTTAACATCATCAAAATTTATTTTCATTTCTTCACCCTCTTTTGGTATATCATTTTCATCAATTTCTTCAATTGTTATTTTAACGTGTTTGCAATACAATTCCCATCGTTTTTCTCTATCTTTTATATCAAACTTGACTATTTCATCTGAAAGAGTATTGACCCATAAAGTCAATCCTTCCATTGCCTGAGTAAATCCATATCTAACTATTTTATTCATTTTATTTCCTTTAAATTGGTAGGGAAGGTGGGACTCGAACCCACACTGGAAGGATTTTAAGTCCTTTGCCTCTGCCTATTGCGCTACTCCCCCATTAAACCCTTCGATAAACTGTTTTCCCAACACAAATTACTTTTTCACCGATTTTCAATAGAGTTTTGCAATTGCTTTTATCCAATTCATTTTTAATCTTATTGATATCATCATACACTTTACATTTTCCCGTTTCAATATCTTCAATCGAAATTCTCATCTATCTTTCCCCCTGTTTTTTATTTAATATATCACATTCCATTTAATTTGTCAACCATTTCAGATTGAATATTTTTGAATTTTTCAACAAAGTAATTCATATTATCTTTCATATTATCAAATTCACTCTGAGAAACATCCAAATATCTTTTTTTACCATATACATCAATACAAATCAATATACCCCATGTAAAATCAGTAATATTTTCAAATTTTACTCCAATCACACTACCATAAACATCTTTGTTAATATAATACACAACCTTTTTGGCAAAGTCTTCATTCAAACCTTCAATCATTTTATACACACCCCAATCAAAAGTCAAAATGGCATACAGTTTAACTTTATTGTATGCCATTCTATAAACATAATTATAAAATTTTATTATTCACCTTCGTCAACTTCGCCGCCGTCATCGACTTCACCACCTTCATCCTCAATGACTTCATCAACCGTTTCCTCTACTAATTTAATAAACTCTTCTGCTGGTAAATCAATTTCAATATTTTCTTTACCTTCATTTAATTGTGCAACGATTTCCTCACCATGAGTTTCAATCAATTTTTCAATTACATCTTTTGATAATCCACTCACAACGGCTTCGGGGTCTTCCCCATAATCTTCCTCACCCCCATCATCTGTTTCATCCTGATCTTCCCCATCTTTTTCCTCATCTACTTCCTTTTCCAACATTTCTTTAATTTTATCCTCATTTTCCTCAATGAGATTTTTAATTTTTGGGTTGTCTTCATTCTCAGCCGCCCATTCTACATATCTACCTTCTTTAATAGCATTTAACCGCTCCAAATCTTTTCTAAAAGCACTCAGAAAATCATCGTCTGGATTCGGTGTTGTAAAAGTTCCATCTGTTTTAGCCATAATCATAACTCCTTAATATCGTTTAATAATTTTAATTGTTAAATAAATTCAAATACTTACACAATATAAGTATCACCCCATCATTAAAATTTTAGCAAAAACTTTAATAATATAAACAAAATCACCCCTTTCTTTGTTTTTTACTAATAGGCATCATAACTTTCACCCGCTTTATAAAAGGTTCCCCCACAATCACAAAAGCCGCCTTCATTATAGCCCGGAGGTTCTTCCCTTTCCATGCCACATTTATCACATTTCCAAATAATCATTAAATGCCTATCTTCCATTTCTCTCACATAATCATCATATCTCACTTTTTATTCCCCCATTTTTTAGTTATTATATCATAAAAAATTACTTTTTTAAACTACTTACAATTTCATCCAAAGTATTAGAAACTCTAAAAATTTCAGGTTTATATATTAAAGCGGTTTCAATCAATTCTTTAACAATTTTTCTATCTTTCAAATCACCCGCATCTCCAATATCATCATCTAATATACTATAATCAATAAAGTGAAGTTCTTTTTCATAATCAAAAACTTTCATTATTTTTTTCAAAATTCCATGCAATTCATTTTTCACAATTTCTTTATCTTGAAAGTATATAATTTTTTCTTTTGATAGTATTCTTTGTCTTAACATCATATTATATAGTGAAAATTCCATTGACGCCGTGCCTTTTCCATTCAAACTTAAAGCATCATATCCAAATTGACATAATTTCAAGGCATCCAAAGGACCCTCTGTTAAAAATAGATATTTATCATTTCCAATTATTCTACCTGAAACATCATCGGGTCTGCCTGTTGGTTTAAAATATTTTGGTTTAATATGTTGGAATATTGCCCTACTTTGAAAAGTAATTCGATTTAAAGAAGGTATAATAATACGTCCTTTATATCTTTCAAAAAATACCACATATTCAGTCACAAAAAACACATCAAATTCATCTCTCAGAAAATCAACATCAAATCCCCGTTTTTCAAGATATTCTACACTCTTTTTAAACAAAATGGAATTTTTATTTTCCATCAAATCCCGCATTTTCAAAAAATTAATCAACTTATACTTAAATTCATTAGATTTATTAAATTTCTCATCTTTAAAGTTAATTTGCTCAAACATTTTCACAAAAGAAAAAAGTGAAGACAGCCCCGTATCACCATACAAAATATTTTTGATTTCAGTTAAATTAAAATCTTCTAATAATTGATCTAAACCCGACCGTTCACATCGAAAACAATGAAACAGTTTATTATTTACATCAATATTTGCATGGGTTTTGTGGGGATTTTTCTTACTATCACCGCAATAAGGACATCTTATATTTATATGTCCTTTCAATCTATTTACAGGGGAATGTTTTACATAAAACCCCTTTTGTTCTAATAAATATTCAATAAGTTCAATTTTATCAAGTCTCATAATTTTATTTACCTAAATGTTTTTCTCAAAAAGGTTTTCAAAGTAATAACTACTTTTTGTTTTCCTTTATTATCAATTGCCATAACTTGAACACAATTTGTTTTATTTACATTCAAAATAACAACTTCCGTTCCACTTGGCAAAACAGATAAATGTTTATTTTTAATCAAATCATCAATAATTTTATGGATCGCATCTTTATCTTTCATAACCATAGTTCTTAAAAAGACATTGGCCGATTCACAAGTATCAAAAACTGGAATATATTCAGCGTGTGGATAATACAAAACAATTCTATCGGCAAATACAACATTCGACATTAACAATACAAAAAACACAATCATTAAAATTTTTTTCATTTTATATTCTCCCCATGTTTTTCTAAAAGAAGTTCTCCATCATCTGTTCTATATTGAATAATTGGATATCTTTCAGAAAGTTCTTCTATTTTACCACATTTTCCACAAACATATTGATATTTTTGCGGCTCACTATCAAGATTCATACCAAAAAATTCCATTTCATTCATACAATCTTCACATATAATCCGCAAAACATAAATTTTGACATTATTTGCTCTTATAGCCATTATTTCCCCCTCTAAAATAATAAACTCGAATCCTCTTTTTTAGTATATTCCCATTTTATATTATATCTCAATTTAACTCTTTTGAACATTGTATTAGTAATTTCTGAATACACATTTTTTACATCTTTTAAATCAAAATGATTTCCATCTAAAACAGTTGTTTCCAATAATTTCAGTTTATTTGTTTCTGGAATATTTGCAAACATCTGAATTTTTATATTTCTTTCCTCTCTCTTGATAAAAAATGTAAAATCAATACATTTTTCCAAAACTTCAATCGGTTCTAAATGACGGGACGGATTTTTGCCCGTAATAATTGCATCTGTATATGCCTCTTGTGCCGCCTCTTTCCCAAACTTTTCCTCTATTTCCTCTATTGATAACCCTTCAAATTTATTATACCGTTTTATTGTATATTTATGTTCATAAACAACCAAATCCTTAAAATATTTATCAATTTCCCCATCATCAATAACAACTGAAACACTTTCCATATATGGAAATAGTGCCCCATCTTTCTCTTTCAAAAACCACCACTCCAAACATTCATCAAAAAAATCAGCATAAAATTTTTCACTTTTAAAAAGAATAAAAGGATTATAATATTCTGTTTGGTAAGTTGGTAAAAGTAAAACAGAATAAAAACCACCTATTTTTTCAATTGAAATATCAACACAAAACTCTTCATTGAAAGTAATCGGTTCTGTTAAATCAATTTCTTTTTCAAAATCCATTACATTCACAGGTTCAAAACATGCCCTTTTATAAGCATAATACCTAAAAACGTCGGGATAAAAATACAATGACTTTTTCAAAATATAAGTTTTTTTCATATTTTACCACCATAATTTTCTAAAAAGTTTAGGTAAAACTTCCAATCCCTCTTTTACTTCATCATTTTGTTCTTTTGTCAACAAACAAACATCGTCACTCTCCATTTCCAAAATAATCAATTCAAGTGCTTTTTCTAATTTTTTAATATCTTCAATATCTTCTGACCAATCTACTATTTCATTTGACACTTTCATTAATCGTTTCAATCGTGGTAACATAAATTTTGCAAAAACGTAATCTAAATCCCATGTTTCAGTATCATCAAAACCCCGCTCAAGTCTTTGTTCTTTGTATTTTTTCCGACGCTCTTCATCCTCTACTTCATTAGCGCATGAAAAACAAACATTCGGAATACCCAATTCTAAAATATCGTATTTTGTTTCACTCATATTTTACCCCTTAGAATGGTATATCATCCCCCAAATCAATAAATTCAGCATCTTCCTCTTCTTCCGATTCTGGCATTGGCGGAATATTTTCATTGTTTGGAGGAGGAATATACTCATCATTTGTTTCCTGACCAATATAATCAATTGGAGTAAATGTTTCCTCATCTTTATCATATATAATTTTATACCGTTTTTCCAAAATGCTCATCAAAGTTGTATAAAAATCAAGAATCAAATTTTCATAATATTCAGGTTCTTGAATAACAATATCCATTCGTCTAAATACATCCAATTTTTCAATAGTTTCTTTAATTTTTGTGACATCATCCTTCTTATTTGAAACTAAAGAATCTTCCTCATCAAATTTTAATGACGTAATATACCCCTTATTATTAAAGGTAAATACGGCATCGTATCCATCAAAGACTTCATAACATTTTTCAATTTTTCCATTTGTTTTGTATTTATTCAAAACCTTTAGAATTTCCCCAATATTTTTGTCATAAATTCGCATAAAAACCATTTGCCCCTTAAATGGTTTTGGAATAAACAACATATAATAAATAATAGTAGGATTCAATTGAAATACCGCTTTTCTATAATAATCCAATTTAGCAAGTGCCGCTGGATTTTTAATATATGTTTTGTTAAATGGATACTTGGATTTCCAAGACATATAATTGAACAATTTCAGTATTTTATAATGATCCGAACTTCTCAAAAATTCACAAATTGGGCAAATTTTAACAGAATCTTCAAAAACTTTGGAAAAATGTTCAATACAAACAACCTTCTCATTTATATTTGTAATTTGTTTAAATCCATAATGATAAACCATTGAAATAATAGGTAAACTTCTATCATTGATAATAAATGGAACTAACTTTCCCCTTAAATGTTTTGTGCCCTTTTCCCATTTATAATAATCAACTTCAATGGGCAAATCTTGAAAACGTGCATCATTTATTTTTGGTTGTCCATTATTATTTTCAATCAAAAAATCAATAATATTTGTGTCAATTCCCATATTGTTTCCCCCGTTTTTCCTTATTATACCACATCATTTGTTATAATTAAACATAAACATTTTAATAAATTTCCGTGCTAATTTTAAATCACTTTCCTGTTCCATTTTTGAAAGTAATCTGTATGGTGTTCTCATTTGCCTTTTCCATCGTTTAACTAAATATTTATCAATTGTAATGGACCCATCATTATTTTTTTCAGATACAAAGAAAATATGTTCCATCCAATGCGACCATAACCAATGAATTAAACCAGCTATTCGTTTTTCAAATATCATCGTAATTGCCCCGTTTCAAATTATATTTAACCTTTTGTTTTTCTCTTTTGTATCGTTTTTTTGAAAATTTAGCCTTTCCATCCAACACCACCGTTGATTTGATCCGACCAATTGTATTTCTTGAAATAATTTTTGCATATTTTACTGTATCCATTTTTAACCCCTTGGCGGTGCGGACGGGACTCGAACCCGCAACCCCCGACGTGACGGGCCGGTGTTCTAACCAGTTAGAACTACCACACCGATTTTTTAATAAATTTTTACATATTCAGAAGTAACCTTCAATAAATTATTGTAATCTCCCGACATGGCCTTTTCAAAATATTCGGAAATTACTTCATTCGGGACTCCCGCTTCCCGCATTGCCCGTCTAACATTTCCCAAAATTGCAAATGCGTTTCCATCTTCCCCAATTAATTTAACCTTTACATCTGTAATAGGCATTTTTCATCTCCCATTTTGGTTGTTATTATAACACAAAAACTCAAAAAATAAACCACTAAAGACAAAAAATTTCATGTTCATCTAAAAATCTAAAATCTACTGATTCATAGGTTTCAAATGCACTTACCATTTCAGAATTACCATGAAAATGTCCATAAAACCAATATCTTATATTATTTTTTTCATGTAACATATTAAATATTTTTTCCATTAGTTTGCGCTCATCTTCGAGTTCTTTCTTTAATACATCATTAATATCAAAAACCTTATCAATAACAAAAGGTTTAACAAAAATTGGTGCCGTATGAGACACAACTATATCAACATTTTCAAATGTTTTCAATCTTTTTTCATTTAAAAAAACTTTTTCATTAGGCCACCATCCATATCCGTGTATTTTTCTCCATTCTTTATCAATAGAAGTTGCCCCCCCTATTGGCAAAATATTAAACCCATCAATAGAAAAAACCTCATAGTCTCTTACCAATTTAAGATTAGAAAATGAAATATTTCCATTAAAATATTTTGGATCATCATGATTTCCTCTAATAACAAATATTTTGACATTAACCGATTTTAAACATTCATTCAATGCCTCCATATCTTTCATATCAACATCATATTCAACAAAACCAACACCCCAATCCCCACACTGAATTATATTTGCATGTGTTAATTTTCTACGCTCAATTCTATCTAATAATCCATACACATTAAACCATTCTCTATGGACATCTCCCATAAAACAAAGCAAAATCATATCCCCCTTATTTTGGTGGAAGTGGGGGGGCTCGAACCCCCTACCCCTTGGTTGCAAACCAAATGCTCTCCCAAAATGAGCTACACCCCCAAGACTTCAAATCAATTTCCATTCAACATAAATAACCGCAATCCATTCAACAAATGTCAAAATTAAACTGTTGAAAATTGTATGCGCCCCCTGACTAATGTTTCCCATCCTTACCATTTCAATACCGCTTACAAAAATTTCATAATTATGATTTGTTAGTAAATATAAAAGTATAACAGTCCCCAAAAAAATAATCAAAAATTTAAAGGCTTCAATATATTTCATTTTTATCTCTACCCCCTATTCTAATTCATTACAATCCAATATTCCAATAATAACTATATCTTTCCACACGAAAACACTATCCAATTCAATTTCAAAGAGTTTGTTGCTATCAGCATGTTCCACCAATACATTCATATTTCCCGCCGTTTCCACCATTTTATCAATTTTCTCTTTCAATTCCCTCAAAGTCATTATTTTTGCCCCCTTATTTTTGCATCTATTATAACATAGAATAATCAAAAGTCAACTATTTTTTAAAAAATGGTAGCGGGGGAGGGATTTGAACCCTCGTATTCCTGCGTATGAGACAGGCGAGACAACCACTTCTCAACCCCGCTATGTTTATGAATATATCACAAAAAAGAAAAAAATTAAACCTCTTTATCTAAATTTCTACAACTTTTGTGTTTTCTTTTTTCCACGCAAATAACACTTTATCAAATAATCTAATATCATTTTTCAAATAATTGCTAATCTTAAATCGAAACCTATCTATTTTGGAGGCCACATAATCATCATTATCAATTCCCAAAATTTCGTCTATTTCGTTTGAATGGGAAATAAAAAATAATTGGATATTATGATTATAAATAAAATCACGTAATAATTGGATCAACTTAATAGTCAACAATCTATCCAAATGCTCAAAAGGCTCATCCATAAGTATCAAATTAAGATTTGTTTTATTATTTAACATTGATATTTCCAAAAACAAAAACAAAATAACAATGTCAACAATACGTTTCTCACCACTTGACATTTCAAAATACGAAACCTTTGAAACTTTATCATAAATGCTTATGTCATTACTATCATCAAAATACCATTTTAATTCCATTTCATTTTTATCAAAAATTTTCTTCAAAACTTGATTAGTTAATATATTTAAGTCATCAAAAATATGTCTCAAAAACATAACCTTAAATTGAGATTTATTTTGAAACATATCTTTGAAAATAGCCAATTTATCAATTTCCTTTGTAATTTCGCCTATTTCATTTTCAATTTTCTTAATATCTTTTTCCACCTTTTTATTTCTCTTTAATAATTCATCTATATCACTCTGTAATTTATTACTACTGCTATTTTCTTGTGTTTCAATATCATTTAGACGTTTTTGGATAATAATTTTTTTGTTTTCAATTATACCCATTTCCATGACTAATTTACTCAATTTTTCCTTAATATTTTCAATGGATTGTTTTTTATCTTCTGCCTCTATACTTTTGCTTTTAAGTTCAACTTTTACGTTTCCTATTTTTTCAATCAGTTTTTTTACTTGTTTTGATATTTTCTCAAATTCTTGTTTTATATTTTCTGGATTTATTTCACTACCACATAAAGGGCAAATTGCTACCCCATCTAAGGTTTTCATATCTTTCAAAGACTTATTCAATACCCGTTTTTCGACCTCATATTTCTTTTTTGTCTTTTCCACTTTCAAAATTTCAAGTAACATTTTTTCATATTCTTTTGTTTCTTTTTCTATCTCAGCTTCATACATCTCTTTTATTTTATAGCTTCGATCCAATTCCCCGGTAATTGTTTTAATTTCTTTTTTGATACTTTCTTTTTCAACCTTCATATCCACTTCGGCCAAAAATTCCTTGTATTTTTCGATTAACTGATTGTTTTTATCTATTTCAAAATTGTGTTTTATTATTTCCTGTTTCTTTTTTGATACCAAATCAATTCTATTCTTTTGCTCTTCTGAAATAAACTTTTGAAGACGTGCAAAATCAAATTGTGTAATCAAACTTTCTAAAATTCGGATTTTCTTTTCCCGTGATAAGGCAAAAAATTGATAATAATTAGTTGAAACAAAAACATTATTTCGTATGTAATCAAAAATCGTAAAATTATTCAGTAAAAGTCTGTTTATGCGGTTTTGTATATCAGTAGATTTTTCATTAAATTGCTCATCATTTTCATATAATACAACTTTATTCAGCCCCTTGTTTGTAATTTTTCGGACTATTTTTAACTTTCGATTGTCTTCATAATCAATTAATTCACAAGCAATTACAGCCTCACCCTTATTCCCCCTTTTTATCAATTGTGCTATTTTTAATTTTTCTCTATCATTTACCTTCCCCCTCATCGTTGTCTTAAATAAACAAAATAAAATGGCATCAATAATAGCCGATTTACCCGCCCCATTTGATACTTGTTTTTTTACATCCCACCCCTTAATCAATATAAACAAATTTTCTTTGATTTCAAAATCAATAGTAACCCGTTCAATTGACAAAAAATTCTCTATATATAATTTCCTCAAATGAAACATTATTTATATCGACTCCATTCATTACAAACATGAGTTGTTAAGAAATTGATTTCATTAAAGAAAACGCCAAAAACACTATTATGTTTTTTGCAAAAGTAAGTATAAGGAAATTCTGTTGTAATGGTATCTAAATGTCCACAATTTAAACAACTAACTTTTTTGTCATCGGTTTCTCTAAAATCGGAAACTTTTCGACAAATTACACAAAATAACCTCTCTTTTATTTTTTTCCACTTTTCTATTAGATTCATTCAAACACCTCATTCTTTAGTTGATTCTATCATAAGACGCTTTAAAAAATCAACGTATTCTTTTATTTCCTCTTTATCTTGAATTTGAACAATTACCTTTAAATATTCTACCACAGATTTTACAAAAAATTCTCTCAAATTTTTAAGAGAATCCATCCTTACCTTTGATAAATCTTGTTCTTTAGCCTTAAAAAATGTCTTTATCTTATATCTATTTATTACACCATCATAATGTTTTAAAAATGTCTTTAGTTCAAACTCTTCTGTAAACAATAAATTTCTATGAGTATTTACTATCAAAGTAATAAAACAGTCTGGATTATCTTGTTTATATTTATAAGCAATTTGTAAATTTTCTTCATTTACATCTTCGTAATCCAAATATATATAAGGAAAAAACCCCAAATTGTAAAAATTAGTTTCAAAATCACTTAAATCATCATTAAATTCAAGAACAGCAAACCCGTGATCTTGATTATTTTCCTCATCTTTTCCATCTGTTTTATTATATGCTCCTATAATAGTAAGTTTGGTCCCCCCCAATTCTGTTAATATCCGTTTATGATAATGACCAAAAAACATTTCAAAAAATTTATTAGCATAATTTGTTATGGTAAAATCATTATCATTATCTATGTTTAACAATTTATCTATTTCAATCAAATCATGGTGTGCAAATAAAACAAGTTTTTTGTTTTTCGGGTTGTCAAGACTATTAAATAGTTCAGAATAAACATTATTAAGTTCATAACTCAAAAAATATGGAACAAAAACAAAAATAAAATCATCACTAAAATCAAAATAGGAAACTTTGCCCGATACTGCCGTGGAATGTTTTATATTCAAAACCTTTGAAAACATTGGATTATTGTAATTTTTACTATCATGATTCCCACTTAAAATAATAATTCGACCATTTATGGTTTCATACAATCGAGTAAACAATTTATTTACCAAATTGGTTGTAATTGTATTTATCTCAGGCTTTTCAAAAACATCTCCCAAATCAAAAACATAGTCAATTCTTTCTTTTCTACAATAGTCTATAAGATATTCAAAAGACTTATATTGTGAATAAAAATATTGACCGCACTTTATACCATCTATTTCCATCTGTTTATTGGAAATATTGATATAATTGTCGGAAGTATAAAAAATATTTTGAAAATGATTATCTGAAAGTAGCAGTATTTTTCTTCCCAAATCTATTTATCCTTATTCAAACTCATCAAACAATCATTTATAAATTTCACTTGTGTATCAGTAAATAACCATCGTCTATTTATCACACTTTTTGACCAATCCCAAACATTCGTTCCAAGTTCTTGTGACATAGCTTGCCAATCACAACACATTTCGGCCAAATATATCTGAGGCATGGATTTTCCGTCAACTGGTTTGGGTGGAATACCATCCCTATTTTCTTTGTTAAAATTTCTTCTTCCGTTAAAGTTTTTATCCCAAAATTCAGGGTGGTGTTTATTATTTTTTATATGGTGTAATGTTGCCTTATTTATTTCATTCCAAATATCGGGTGGTAAATAAACACCTGTTTCTTTTTGCCATGATAAATAAATATACGGAACGACTTCTGGCGGTTCAAATTTCGACGAATCATGTAATTTTGCTTTATCAACTATGTCTATAAACCCATTATCACGTAATATTTCTGCATTTTTAATTACACGTGTAATATGTTTAATTGTTCTAATCATAAAATGATTAAACATTTCTTTTGTTATGTCCATTTTAATTCACCATAAAAATGTTGTAATGAAATAATAAAACTATACCAACTTTAGTAAAAATATGAATTATTTGATCCACGTCCGGACTTATTACATTTTTAACTTTCATTAAATCGACGAAAAAATGAACAATAAATTCTATAAATCCATAAATATAGTTCCCTGTTACAAGCCAAACCCCGCCCGCATTTACTAAAGAATGTGCCAAAAGCCAATGTATCCAATTAGCCACAACAAACTTTTCCTCATCTGTTACTATGGCTTTGTATTTATTCATCATCTCACTTTGTAAACTAAAATCAGTGAAAGCATGGGCAATCAATAACTTGAAAAAATATACCAATAACATATAAATCCCCTTTTTATTGAAATAATATAACTATTTTGAAAGTTGGATATTCAGTTCAAATATTTCCTCTATTTTCATTTTACCATATTGTTGAATAAAAATTGGAAATTTCTGAATAATAGTTCCACATTCACACCAACTTAATAATTGATATGACTTTGTAAAATCTTGTCTTGTTTCCCCCTCTAACACATCATTTATCATTGCTTTTATTGGAGTAGTTATGTATTTTTCAGGTTCCATTAAATTGATTAATTCAAAATTTGTTCTTAATCGGTGTTCATGATTCAAAACTAATTTTTCATAGTTGTTTTTAATTGGCTTTTCCTCAATTGATTTAATCAAATCATCTATTGTAATCACATCATTAGGTATGCTTTTTACAAAATTAAATGCTCTAACCTTTCCGATTCCATCAATTCCTTTAATATTGTCACTTGTATCCCCACTTAAACACTTTGAAAGCAAAAATTTTAACGGTGTTATTTTGTAATCCACTTTCTTTTTTAAATAAATCTCACTTATTAAATCAGGTGTAATAAACACTTTTTTAATTGGAGACCATATAATCACATCGGGATAATGTTGCAATAACTGAAAAAAATCAGAATCATTTGAAATTATTACACAAATTGAATTTTTCGGTTTGTTTTTCAAAAACCTCATTATCAAATAGGATAGAATTATATCCCCCTCTACATTATCAATTAAATACTGTTTTACCCCAATTGATTCAATAAATTCCCGTGTTTTCTGTCTATTTGTGGAAAATTCTTTCTTTTCTTTTTCCGCCTTTTCGGGATCAAGTTCCTCATGCTTTTTGGCAATTTTATCTCTATTGGCTTTGTATTCAGGATCAAGACTCAATGCCCGTGCGGACCTTCCTTTATCCCAAACAACATGAACATTATCAATATCGGGATAAAACATATCCATCATTTTCATAAATGCTCTTATAAAACCAAAAAGCCCCCCCGTTACCTCACCATGTTTATTTGTTAAATCTTTATTCTTAAAAAAATTGATAGCAAACAAATTAGCCCCATCTATAAATAGATGAACTTCACGCTTCATTATCAATTTTTCAAAAATCTCTTTATTGTGTTTGTTATAAATAATGTTATTTACTGTCATTCTATTTCCTCAATTTCAGGTTCTTCATCTGCTTTAGATTCGTCAACTGATTCACCACCATCTAATTTTTCCAATATAATATCACTATCACTTTCAATTTTAGACGAATCATAATAATGACTTTGAATAAATCTTTTTATTGTAGTTTCAACCAATTCAGCAAAATTTTTATCGGTTTTATACAATTTTATAAATTCAGCCGCCTTGAAATTTTGATTTATTGTGGGATCAGCATCCGCAAATTTCCACCACGGACCGGATGAAGTTATCAATTTATTTGATTTCAAAAAGTAAAATAAACTGAAAATATTGTGAAATCCAGTCAAATACCCTAAAAATAAAGGAAATTCAATAAATGGCATAGCCATTTTATTTTTCATAATATAAAAATTGACCAATCGACCATATTTTACGCCCGTTTTATTATTCTTAATATGGGTAGAAGGTTGTAAATAAATCATTTGATACGCAAAATGAAACATTGCATTTCCCCCAGGCATTGTTTCATTTCGTTTAAATCCCAATGGATTCGGGGATTTCATCATTGGATTTATTTCAATTTTTTGTCTCATTTGATTTACGCCAAAAAGTGTAACATTTGACCTTTCAAGTTGCCCAGGTAAAATTCTAAATAATTCGCTTAAAAGACGTGATCTAATCCCAAGCCCCGCCGAATTATCCCCTATAACTTTAGCATCTAATTCAGCACTGGCAGGTAAAGACGCAAAAGAATCAACTACCGCAAGTATTTTTTTATCACTTGAATTGGCACTATTTAATTCAGTTAATTCTTTTAAAAATGTTGCCGTCTGTTCAATTGAAACAGGTTTGAGATACTTTCCAACTTTTTGTGTTCCAATAATAATATTCATTTCGTCATCAATATCAAACCCCAAACCTTTAAATCTTTCTTCCGCCGACCGTTCCGCATCCAAATAAACAATATAATAATCATTCATATTTGTTGAAACTAAATTGAAAAGAAAGTTTATCAAAAATGTGGTTTTACCAGATCCCGCATTTCCAACAACTGAAATAAATTTAGAGGCCCCAAATCCACCCCCCAAAAACTCATCTAAAATCATATAGCCACTTGGGAATGAATAATCATGCCCCCTAAATATCATTGATTTATATTTCGATTCGATAAATCCATCAATTCCCTTAAACCCTTCATTTATACTTAATTCTTCAACCGTCATAATAAATGCTCCCCTTATTTTTAAATTTATTGGTATTATATCACAAATTATTCAAAAACTAAACTTTAAAACATTACTTGCAATTCTGTAAATTTTGTGTTAAAAACAAAAACCCCGATACCAAATGCCATTACACAGTCATCATTAAAACCCGACGCCGCCCCGTAAACAGTTTTAACGCCCAATGGGGAATTTATATCTCTTAATGACATAAATGTATATAGCTCACTCACTAATGTTTCATCATTTATATCAAATAACATTTCGGAAATACCATCTTTTAGCATTTGAATAATAGTAGTTTTCAAATAATTAGTCATGTGTATTCCGGCCTTTTTAGCAGTATCATAATATAATTCACCATAAGGTTCAAAGGTTTTTTCGTCTTTTTGCCCCATATTATAAACAAATCCTTTCAAAAAATAATTCAAAATCGCCCCGCCTTTATTTCTTTCAATAACCCCCAATGGCCTATCATACTCTTCCGCCAATTCATACGCCCACTTTGCAAAAGTATTTATGTCCATAGTATTACTTCGTATTTTTGCGCTAATTCCAATAAGAGGATACTTGTGCATAATATATGCAACTGAAAAATCCCTTCCCACATTATCCGCCGGGTCAATAGAAAGTAAATATTGATTTTTCTCATCATAAGGTCTAAAAAGTGTTATTTCTGGAATATTTGCATATTTGCCCGGTTTGGGTGGAAAAATAAATGTCTTAGATTTTTCATGATAAATTTCCAAAGACTCTCTATTGAAAATTGTTTTTCCTTTTGGTAAAAACGCTTGCTCGAATGTTTCTGGATACTCTCTTTGAAAATCTTCTTTTAAAATAGATATTTTATTTCGCCTCCATAAAATTTGTTCTATTGATAAATCATGTTCCTCTACTAATTTCTTTTCCTCTTCTGTAAATATAAAGTTTCCGTTTTCATCAAAAGTTGCAAATCTTTCTCCCACCACTGAATCAATTTCTTCTCTATATTGTGGTTCCCACCACCATGAATAAAAATGTAGAACAAAAACAGTTTGGTGTTCTTTTGCTTGAACACATTGCTCATGAAAAAAATCACCTGGACCATTTGAAGTTGATTCAAAACAAATCGACCCCTCTTTTGGTAAAGTTTCCATCAAACCAGGTAAACTTGCCCCGCCATCCGGCCAAAATGCAACTTCTGAACAATGGACATGGTTTTTTGTGGAACCCCTTGCCAATCCCGACCTCTTTCCCGCCGTTGAAACGGATATTTTTGAATTTATATCCTCAAAATACAATTCTCTTTTATTTTGGTATTTAGTTGGAAGTTTAACCCACGGAGGCAATAATTCATAAGCCAATGTAATAATTCTAAAAATTTCAATAGTATCATCAAGGGTATGTGCTATAATTTCCGCATTTGTGTTTGGAATCATTATAGTTCTCCAAAAATCCCTCAATACCCTTAATGTTGTAAATCCTAATTGCCTCGCTTTTAAAATAATATCCCGTCCCGTTTCCTTTTTTAAAAAATCTTTTTGTGCATCATTCAAAACAAACGGAACAATTTCTTTATTTTTATTCTTAATCAATAAAAACGTTTCAGATACATAAGCAAAATTATCATCATCAACCAACCTTTGATACAAATCTGTATCTCTATTAAATTGAATAAATATCTTTTGTTCTCTTCGTGGCAACATTTTAATCTCCCATTTTAAGTGCATAAAAACACTGTCTTATAACTTTGGCATCAAATAAAGAATTGTGTTCATTTCCATCCATTTCAATATGAAATCCTTTCAAAAACTCTATTCGAGAAATATCGAAGGCTTCTTTTAAAGAAATACGCAAATAACTTGCAATTTTATCATTCAAATCTTTACAACATGGCGAAATATTATCAGGTAACAAAATAGCATTTCCAAATAAATCAATTAATAAAACCATATCATAATGACAAACATCTGAAACAAATTGAACATTATCAAAGTTTGATAGCCATATCCTAAATTTTTCAAAAATAAAATCCTTATTTCCCTTCACATAGTATTCTTTATGATTTATAATTCGCTCTTCATTTTCATTATAATCAACTAAAATTAGATTTTTTAGAACATTTTCTTCAATCCATTCATCTACTTGTGATTCATCAAAATCAGTAAATTCAGCATAAAAAACATCGTCATTTTCACTAATACAACCTATTGAAATTAACGTCGTATTTTTATGTAGCCCTGTAAATTCGGTGTCAAAATAAATATCCATTATTTATCTCCATCTTTTTCTTCAAATTCAACATCAATGGCCTCATTATCATCTGTAAGACCTTTAATTGTTCTCAATTCTTTCAATCTCTCCAAAAATTCATCTTCTGTTGATTTATCTTTTCCCTTACTTACTTCTAATTTGTGTTCTCTTGGCTTGAATTGGAATCGACTATCTAAAATCATTTTTATTGCTTTAAGTCGAACATTTGGATTAGGTGATTCAAGTAAATCATACAATTTTTCTAATGAAACTTCATATAAATCAGTAATTTTAACATCTAAAATCTCAAATTGTTGTTTTCTATACTCATCTATTTTAGATAATGTTTGTGGGTCTGATAAAATTTGATCTAAAGCATTGGGAAAAATCCGAAAAGTTCTTAAAAGTTCTTTTCGGGTCATTCCAATAGCCGCCCCACGAACTATCAAATCCTTTGGATTAACCAATGATTTTTTATCTTTACTCATTTTCCTTTATTCCAAAATGTTTGTTTATTCTATCAAAAATTGATTTTTCTAACTCTTTATTTTTAACAAATTTCCTCTTTTTTTCTAATATTTTTCCTAATTTTTTCTTTAGGTTATCATCTTTTAGATATTCATACACCACACTTTCCGATATCTCATTTTTTCCAAGATAACCAATAAAATATCGAATTTCTTTATCATTAAAATTTTCAACTATATATTTGAAAATATCGGACAAAAATATCATATTCTTTATCTTATGTTTTTCATTATTAAATTCAACATTATTCAATTCATTAAATTTTTCATCAATATAAGACAAACTCATCAAATCCATAATATTTTTGTGTTTTAGTTTTGTATGCTCAATTATCCAATAAATACACATTCTATAATAGGATAAAAAAGTATTATTGCTTGGATTGTGTTTATAATTTACACAACATCTTTGTAAAAGCATATACGCATCTGCGAAAAATTCTTCAAATTGTCTTTGGGAAATTGAATATTTTCTTTTCACATTCAACAAATACATTAACAACCATCCAAAAATATTTGAATAAATGATGTTTAAAATCTCATTTGATTTTACATCTTGATATAATAAAACCATTTCGGCCAATCTATCCATAGTTAAAGTTTCATCATTAGAAATATATTTAGATAAGTCCATTACTAATTTTGAAACAAATCTTGATTGACTTTTCTCTGAAACATTCAACCACTTGGGCTTCTTATTTATCTGTCTTGACTTATAATAATCTTTTTTTATTTTTGCCATTTTCAACTACACCTCTAAAATTTTATATCCTCTAAAAAATTTTCGTCATAATCAGGTTTTCCGATAATTTCCTCTTTTGGTTTTTCTAATTCCATTCCCCCTATAAATTCATCAAAAGTTAGATATTCAAAATCAACATTAAATGGTATCATTTGACGTGATTTTCCTGACCTATTTTTAGCCATAAATAATCCCCAATTCCACCCCTTTTCTAAGGCTTCTTCGGGATCATTATTTTTAATCAACATTACAACATCCGCAATTTGTGTTTTTGCAAAGGATTCCCCCACATTTCCCAAATCAGGAATACCATCAATTTCATGATATGTTTCTTTATTTAATTGTGTTGGGGTTACCATTACACAATTTTTTTCAACACCCATTCGTTTCAAATGTAATGTAATTTCAGCGAGTTCAAAACGTTTTTTGCTTTCCCTAATTGGCTTCATCAAATCCAAATAATCCACCACAATCATATCGGGTTCTGGATATCCTTGCATAAGTTTTGTTTCAAAATATTTTTCTAACATAAAAATGGTTGTTGTATATG